ACCAATTTCACTAGATACATCATTATCTTCGTTCATATCTGCTTCTTCTTCATCACCTTCCATTTCGGCTTGTAATTTTCTAGAAAGAATAGATTGTAAACGAGGAGTAAATGCTTCTTCTAATGCGATTTTAGCGTTGGCAATAGCAGTTTCACGTACAGCTTTAGCGTCAGCGATAGCTTCTTTTAATAATTTTGAACTTGCCATTCTTTTACTTTGTTTTTCTTATTCTGAAGTCATTTGATTTGGGACTTCAATGTAGGTAGTTCGGTTGTTCGGTCACCTCATATAAATGGGTATTCATTAACCAACTGTCTTAAACCTATATGAAATAGGTTATTGTTATCAATAAGTATATAAAAAAAAATTAAACATAAAAATATGTTTAATTTTCTTTAGTTTTTTCTATATTTTTTAAGAATGGTATTAATGAACCTTAATACCAGTCTTATTTACGTTGTTTGCTAATCCCTTATCAAACAAATATTTAACCTTTTCTTCCCAAGTTGGTTTGTTAGCATTAACCCACATATTAAAATCAACTTTTTTATTAAATTGATTGATTTGTCTTACTAATGCACTTAATACCAATTCTTTTGAGTTATCGGATGATTTATCTTTAATAGTTGATTTTAACCAAGCCTTTGCATCAACATCCGTTACTTTATCAGTTTCATCATCAACTAAACTAAAGAATAACTTTCCTTTGTTATTTGATAAAATTGATTTGTAAACACCTTCTTTGATTACCGATTCTTCAATGTATTTTTCACCTCTAAAATATTTAGCTCTTCTTTCTAAATCTGCTTTGTTCTTAAAGATAAGAATATCCCAAAAATCACTACCATCTTTGTGTTTTGATACACCATTGTGAGCACTAATACTATATTTTGCTTTACCGATTGGTGGATTTATTTTGAATGCTTTCTTTCCTTCAGTTACTACCGATTCGTTTGTGTAATTTTTTACATACCATTTGAAAGAAGAATTATTAGGAGTTCCAACTAATGCCTGAACAAAACGAATTCTCTCCGGCAATTTGCCTTTGGTAACGTGAGTTAATATTTCTTTTGCATTTAAGTTGTTATCATCAATAAACTTTTGAACTGCCTCTTTTCTAGTGTTAGTCATTGAAGCGATTCCCATTGCTTCATGTGATATTGATTCGTTTACGGATTCTCTTAAATATACTGGTGAGTATTTATCATATTTTGCAGTACCATCTAATATATTACCCCTAGCACCCTTTGCAGGTGTATTAAATCCTGCTGCTTTTAATAAATCTCCTTTCTTAAATCCTTTGGATGGATTATCTTCCATTGCTACAAATCCCCATGCAGAACGATTTCCAGAATATTTTCTATTTTGTTGAACAATTCTAGCATATTTTCCACCTTTGAAATCGGTAGTATATTCTTGTTCAGGAAATTGTTTGTTTAATTTATCTAAGAATTTGTTTATATCGGATTTAATATCTTCAACAATAACCGATTCGATAACAATTCCGTTTTCATCTCCTCTTTTAGCAGTTTTGATACCACCTTCGATTGAATCTAATTTATGTCTAACTTTCTTTGAACCTGTTATCTTACCTTTTTGGTCGCATGGTGCTAATGTTGCAGTAGTATCATCCATTTCAACAACTTTGTAGTATTTACCACCTTCGATTCCTTTTAATCCAGTAAATCCTTGTCCATAAATTATAGAACCAACATATAAATTGGTTGGGTATTTTGCTTCGTTTACCGATTCGTTTTCTATAATACTATTAAACAAATCACCAGATAACGCAATTGCCGCACCATATTTATGATTCCAAATATTTCGCCAAGCATCATCCAATTTTACAATACCAGATTTTGTTGGTTTAGAAATAACCATATCTACAATATTTTCAAACTTTTTAAGTTCAGAAATAAATGTTTTTATTTTGCTATCAGCTTCAGTATATTTTGGATGTGGTTTGTATTTGTGCTTTAGAGTTTCTTTAATAGCATTTTTTAACACATTACCAAAAGCAGCAACTGCTTGCTGTACATCTTTCTTTTCTCTTATAACGGATGTATGTAATGCAGCAACATTATTATTAATAGCCACAACTAATCTAACTCCCCAATCATCTTTTGGTTGTATCTTAGCTTCGTTTACCGATTCCATTTTAGAACGAATCTTATTTGCAATATTTGATAATTGAGATTTATCCACATCTAATGCATCTATTACTTGTGCCACCAATTGTAATTTTGCATTGTTACTTAACTTTGAATCTTTTATTTTATCAATAGCCATTTGTAATTTAACTTTTACAGCGGATGGTATTGTTGCTTGAGGCAATTCAGTTGCATCTTCGTTTACCGATTCTCTCAAACTCTCTCTATATGTTTGACGGATGATTTCTTTTAATTGTTTTTCCATATTTTCTTTTTTCACATGATTGGGTAAACCTTTGTGTTTAGTTGATGCATAATCTTTTGCGTCTGCATCACTCATTGAATCAGCTACTTTTTCAACTTCCGATGATGGATTATCTAATTCACCCTTTTGAGCGGCGTGAACCATTCCCATAAATCTTTGTTGTGCTTTTGATTTTGCAGGCATAATATTATTCCTTTGGTTATATGGAATAAATATTAGATTCTATGAAAATAAGTAAAAATAGTCAGTATGTTTGTCCGATTGGATTTTTTGTCTGATTCGTTCATCCGATACACCAAATCTTTCACCTGCATCTTTTAGTGTGTAGAATAGTTCTCCCTCACAACTTATCGTATGTACCTTATCTCTAACTTGGATGTCCTTTAGAGTCCTTTCATGTGCATCATAAGTAATAGTTGTTAAAGGAGTTTCCAACTTTTTCCAATGTCTATAATGGTCAGCTTTTGATTCTAAACGATTACGAATTTCAGTTTCACTATATTCAATGTACTCTGCAGCTTGTACAGGAGACTCAAAGTAATACCCATCTATACAATATTTTAAGATAGGATATGTTTCCTCACCATTTACCTGCCACCCTTTGTATTTGGTTTTTGGTGAAAGGCATCTTCTTTCTACTTCCGATGCTACTAACTCATTTGGATTTATTGAAATTGCCGCTTCTCTGAATGATTTGTATTGTTTTCCACCAACTACACATTTGTAAGTACCATCCCATTCAATATCTTCCGTTGCCAAATCAGGATTTCCTTTTACAAATACTAATACGTTTTGATGAACAGATGCTACCTTACGATTACGTTTGAAATATGTATCTACCACTCTTCCAGCCTGATGTTGTGAATTAAATAGTACCATATCGTTATAGAAGTGTAAACCAACTTCTTCCATTGCTGAAATAGTTTTGTTTACCAATCCTCTATACTTTCCAATTTTGTAATCCCCTGTCTTTGATACCTCTCTAACTTCCGATACCACAACTGCAAAGAATCTATTGTTCTTTAACTTTTCTGCTGATTTTTGTAATATAGAAATGTATCTATCATCAAATTGTGCATCCGCCATATTAGATAAATCATTCGCATTATCACTATATACCTCCAAATCGTAGTATGGTGGGCAAGTAAATACAAAATCATAGGTATTCTCCTCCAATACATTTAATAATAGGTAACTATCCCCACCCATCCATCGAGGTTTATCGGATTGTTTTCTATTTGCATCTATTTGTGTTTGTGATATATCGATACCATCATATTTGAATCCCATCTCCGTTGCCACAATTCCCCTCACACTTCCGCCAGCAAATGGGTCTAATATCTTACCACCCTTTGGAACAAACCACTCATACATCTTTTCGGATAGAGTAGCATCGAATACTGAAACAGTATCTTCATCATCCCAAAACTTACTATTTGATTGAGTATCTTCCCTACCTAACTCTGATTTGATATTATAGGTTTGTATCCACCAACGTTTACGGTCTTGCCATTCTTTGGTGCGAGTATCTAAAATTGAAAATGGTTTAATTGCCATGGGTTTTATTATAGTAACCACAAATATACAAAAAAAGCTTGGGATTACCAAGCTTTTCTTTAATTATATTTTATTTTTTAACTAACTAATCTGTTTCATCAAACTCACCCTTCATATCTTTATAAGCTTGTCTAGCAGCTGCTCCCTTTATCATTCTTGATGCTGGGTCTGCATTTTTTAATCTTTTTACAGTCAATATTTGTTTTTCTATTAAGTTTCTATACAATTTAACATAATCATCTTTACTAATTAATTTATTGTTTAATAAAGATAATATAAGTGCGGGTTTTTTACCTCTTGTTTTTGCATCTAATTGAATAGTACCATTTAATCTAGCCAAATCATTAGCTACATTAACTATATTATCAAGTTTACCATTAAAAATTTTTTCCAAATTTGGTACATTTACATATGCAGTAGCTAAATCTAAAATTTGAGATGGTGTAAGAGTTTTTTGGGTATATTGTTGTTTACCAAATGCATATGATGTTTGCTCATTCACAATTCCTTCAGGCACACAATTTGGAACTTCTCTACCATTCTTGTCTTTCATTCCAACTTGTTTGTATCCCTTCCAACAAGGGTCATTTTCCATTAACTTTGTTAATTTAATTGTACCCTCATTTTTCATATATGGTTTATTATCAAATACCGATTGAATCAAATCTGCTTCTTTATGGAAACCATTCATTCTTAATGTAAATGCAATACTATCCGCTGCATCAACACCATCCCATCCAGATGCTTGTGATACATCCGTACCATAATCATCAATCTCACCAGTACCATTCATATAAATCGAACCATCTGCGGAATTCTTACGAATATCTGCCATTTTTTCTTTATACTTAGGGTCTTTCATCGATGGGTACTCCGGTTTTTTTGCAAATTCAGGCTTTCCTTCAATTGCTGCAACTAATTCTCTTGCTTCACTATGGAAGTTTGAATCAGTTAATGCAGAAACTGCTGCTTGTAACATTGCTTCTTTATATTTTTCATTACCCAACTTTTGAGGAGTAATACCATATTGTTCTGCTTTCTTTTTTGCTTCTTTGTTTACTTGTGGATTACCTTTTCTTTGGTTTTTAGGTTCTGATTTTATAGGGTCATTTTTTTGTGAAAACGGATTGAATAACTTTCTACTTTCAATTTCTTTTGATGTTGATGGTGCAACTTGTGCATCTTTTTGATATGGAAACTTCATTGGGTTGTATGGTTCTAACTCATCAGTATTTACATTACCATCTGCATCAGTTTTCGTTTCACCTCTTTCATCCCCCAATCTTACAATACCAACTGTCTTTGTTCTTTTGTTATATACAACTGAGTCTACACCTAAATCATACTTTGGAGTTTCTTCTTTACCAGCATCAGATTTAGGAGCTTCACCACCTCTATTTTTTGTATAATCTCCACCAAACATATCACTACCAGCTGCTTTTGGTGCCGATGGTTGTTCTTTATCTTTTATAGTATCATGTGTACCTGCTTTGATTGCAGCATCTCTACTATCTTTAGATTTGAATACAGAAGTTTTACCAGTTGATTTATTAGTTGCGGTAAACGTTTCCTCTTTAAGTAGTTGATTTAATTTAATCATTTTATAATTTATTAAATAATTTTTCAGTATCAATATCAAATGCATAACCGGCTCCAGCGTATCTTTTGTTTGGTATTACTGAAACTCCTAATTTCTTTTCTAAACGGATTTGTAATAATGATAAAAAATCTTCGTCTGCACCATCACCCAATTTTTGTTTTATGGTATCAATCTTTTCAATTTCTTTTCTTGATTGTGGTAATAAAACTATATTGTTATTTGGAGATGATACATAGAATTGAACACCATTCGCTTGAACAAAATCAAACTTTGCAGTTGCTTCTTTGATTTGTTGCTTTGATTCGTTCTTTCCGTATTCGTGATAGTTTTCAGCAGCTTGTGAAATAAAGTTTCCTGCATTTGTAATGTGGTCTTGAATCCACGCAGGTATGTTCTTTTCGTTTCCACCGATTTTAGATTTTAATTCAGTTGCGTTCTTTATAATTGCATCCAAAGTGTTATTTGCCATTGATACTTCGTGGTCTTCACCCTCTTTAACTTGCGGAGCGAATGCTCTTGCATAAGGGTTAGACATTACCTGTCCTAATTGTGGTTTTAGTTTACCATAAGTAGAACTATCAGCAAAGTTAAACATTTCAGTTAAACGAATCATATTATTTTTTTCTTAAACCCAATCTTTCTCTCATAACATCAGGCTGAATATCTGCAATCTCATAGTAACGAGATAGAATATGTCCCATATCTTCGTATAATGAATGTAATCTTTCATCCATTGCTCTTGCTTCTACTGCGAACTTTTGGAAACTTTTATCCATCTTATCCAATTCACTCATATTACGTTTAACAGTTACACCATCAAACCAATCTGCAGTTTCTCTTAAAGTTAATTCTTTTGCTGCTTCAACAATTCCACCTAAAGTATTTGCAACCTCCGTTAAATCGGATGCTCTTTGCATTTGCTCTTGGAATGTGTTGTATGTAGAGATGATTTCTAAAAAGTGTTTCTTAACCTCATTACTTAAAGGTCTTTTATCTCCGTTTAAACTTTCTTTAATGCTAAACTTTCCGTTTACAATCTTTACTTCGTTTAAATTAGTTTTACGAATGTCATTGTACCCCTTAGTTACATTAGTTGCTTTTCTATTAGCTTCTACTTTTAAGCTAATCTTATTATTGTGTACATAATCGTATATGTCAAATGGCTTGCTCATTATGATATTTCAGTTATAATTTCTCTCATTAAATCTTGTGCTTTGCAATAATCTCCGCAAACATCAGTTCCAATTTGTTTTGTTACCGATTCGTTTACAGGTACCATAAATGCACCATGTGTAGATGGATTAGAAACAAAATCCCAACCGATTAATTCAAAATCTTCCTGAACTTCTACTTTATTTCCTTCCATTTGTTTTGTAGAACCCATACCTCTTGATGATATACCTAATAGGATACCAGCTTTAAGTAATTCTTTAAGGATATTACCAGATGGAGTTGCAAGGATTTCAACCGTACCACATAAATCATCGCCCTCCCAATGGATTTCTCTAACATTGTGTGATACGTTCTTTAAGTTGATTACAGTTGAATCAGGGTGGTCCAATTCACCTAATGCTCTACGTTCTTTGATAAGTTGCTCATACTTTTGAGCTTCTCTCATCAATGTAGGTTTTGGATATACTCTACCATTTTGATTCTCCGCACCAGCTCTTTGAAGAACACCTTTAACGATAGTTCTACCACCAGCATCCTCTTGCACCTTTCCTTCGAATAATTTGGTTTCTATTAAAAGATTCTTCATTTTGTTATTATTTTACGGATTCGGATTTTTCACCTTTACCATTCCATGCTGCATCAATTTTATCAAAGAATGCTTTCTTTTCATCATCACTCATAGATGGAATAGATTTACCAGCTTTATCTAATGCCTTTTGGAAGAATGCCTGATATTCAGTTTCTTCTACCATTACTTCCTTAACTAATTCTTTTAGTTTTTGTTTTGTTATACCTGCCATATTACATTGAGTGGATTTTCTCCGCTATTTTATTTAATCTTTCTTTGATAGTATTTAAGTTACTATATGTTCTTTTGTAGTAACCTGTTCTGTCCAAATTGTTTTCAGTTTTTAATCTTGAATACCAATTAACAAACTTTTCAATTTCAGATAATTGAGATTTTACACTTCTCAATCCCACAGCTATTTTCTTTTGTGGAGAAGCATCTTCTCTTTTTAATTCTAACCAACGATTTTCAACCAATTCCATAGAAGATACATCTGCCATAGTTTCATCTTTATCATTTTCTTTTTTTGATGGAGTTGCTGTTGGTTTTAATTTATGTGGGTCTAAATCCAATACACCAATATCTTCTTTTAATTTACCTTCCTCTAAATCATCTACAACAGTCCCACCAGTAACTTTAGCTAATCTATTGTTTTTCTTTCCAGTTTGACCGGGTTTAGAAAATGCAGCAGGAGTGTTGTAACCAGCAACTGCACCAGTTCCAGTCATTTCCTCCAATTCATCTTCGGATTGAATCTCTTTGACTAATGTTCTGATTATTTCTCTTAATTTATTTTCCATTTACTTTGTTCTTTAATTCTTTAACTAATTCATAAGAAAGCATAATAGATGAAACTTGAGAATCGGAAACAGTCTTTCCAATCTTCATTTTTTCTAATACTGAAATTGTTTCTAATAATTTGATTTTAGTTACTTTATCACAAACTTTAGTTTCAATTAATCTAAGTTCTTTTGCGATTTTAGGAACTTCGGTAACAACATAATCTTTGAATTTAGTTGTGTTACTCATATTGTTAATATACTCTTTCAACAAGCCTTTTTGTTTTGTATCTAAATTAGTATATTTTTTATTGAAAGTTTCAACCAATATCTTATAAGTCAATAAACGTAAATCTTTTTCTTGTTGAGAATAAGTTTCCATTAACTTAATCGATTCAACATTTTTAACTGCTTCTACTTTAGCAGGTCTTGCTATGATGTTTTCAATTAGGGTAATCTTCGAATTGAATATATCTTTAATATCGTAGTTTTCCGATTTTTTAGATTCAAATACTTTATAAATTGAAGCTAATACTTTGTAGTTGGTAATTGGCGATGATAAGAATTGCTCTATTTCGAATTTAGCACCAATTTCTTTAATTAAACCATATTTTTCTTTAGCTAGTTTTCCCTCATTTAATTTTGAGTGAGCTTGGGATACAGTATCTACAAATTTCTCTGCTCTACTCTCCGTATTATATTTTTCTTTTAAAAGTAGTTCATACAAACGTAACTCTTTATTAAGTTCCGTTCCGGGAGCAAAAAACTCCTTAACTATCTTCTTAGCATTTTCCGTTTTATCTCCATTCAATACCTCTAATGTTATTTGTCTTACTAATAATTCAAATAACACTCCAGTATTTTTGAATTTACTGTGCTTTATTTTTTTCATTTATTTACCCTATATTTAACTTACGACCGTATAGTAACACATATAAATATAAACCTTTTTTTATTTGTTAAATTTTTGTGTCATCTAATAAATTTTTTTCATCTAACATACCAGATTTCTCAATCAAAACCTTTCTTTTAGCTGATATTCCATTTATATATTCTTTTGCTAATTTTGCAGTTGATATGTTTCTATTTTCTCTTTTTCTTTCTCCGTGATTTTCTTTATCACCCAATGGGTCTCTACCATATGGGTGTTTATCTTTACCATATGTGTTACCTTCTCTTGGTCTACCACCTTTGTCTTGACTCATACCCAATTTCAACTCCTCTATCTCTTGCTCCACATTTTGTTGTTTTGGTGGATTTGCTGGGTCTTCACCTTGCTGTTCAATTGAGTTATGTCTAAATCTATCTTTGATATCTAATATTACTTTAGCTCTCTCCGTATTTATTTCATCTTCGCTCATATTAAATACATTATGATATACCCAATCGGTAGATAACATATTCATATTTTTAATATCAGTTCCTAATCTCACCTTCTCACTCCAAAGATTTACTTTCTCTTGCTCATAGATTGTAGATGAGTTTGTAAGAGTTAATTCAAAGTTTACCATTTCAGCATCATCAATACCTTGAGCTGCTAAGTGAACGATTGCTATTTTAGTTAATTCACTTACTACTGTTCTTTGAATTCTTTCAACAGTTCTTGCGAATCTAACATCTTCTGCCGCAAGAGTTGCTTTACCATTTACGTTCTCATCATAAGATAAGTAAGCCTTTGGTACTCTCAATGCAGCAAATAATTTGTTTTTTAAGTAATCAATATCTTCCGTTGCAGTATATTCTAAACCACTAATATTTTCAATTGATGTACCACTATCTCCACCTCTAACAGGTAAAAAGAAATCTTCCGTAAGGTTTTGGATATTGTATTTTAAGTTGTAATCTCCTGTATTTCTATCAACGAATGGAGTTTTCTTCATTTTGTTGATAATTTTTTGCATATAGTTATCAACCTCTTGCGGTGGAATGTTACCAATATCAATTTTGAATACTCTCTTTTCAGGAGCTCTCATAATACGATGGATTAACATCGCATCTTCCATAAGAGTTAATTGTTTCCAAATTCTTCTTGCTCCCTCAATCATTGATTTACCATATGGTAGGAAGTTTGTATCTGAAAGTAAACGAAAATGAGCCATTTCATAGTTCTCATATTCCTTCTTTCCAATCTCATCCAACTCTACTTTAAACTTAACATAGTTAGGATTTGATGGGTCAGTATTTTCTAATCGCTCAGTATTGTAGACAGAATATGGTTTTACATTTACAATTCCTTGATTCTCACCAATTTCCAATGCCAAAAAGAAATCACCATACTTAACCATATTACGAACCCAAGGCCACAAGTTAAACTCTACGTTCATTATATCGTAGAATAAGTTGTGTAATGCTTCTTTTACATTTTCATTAGATGATTTGATTGTTAATACCTCACCATATTCATCTTTTGTAGTTGATTCATCCGCATAAATGTCTAATGCCGATGAAAGTATCGGGTCATTATCCATTGCATCATAATCTCTGAATAATTCTCTACGAACTTGCGAATATGCCATTGATTGAGCACCACCTTGTTGTTCGTAGAATGATTTTTGTAACTTTGTATATCTATCTCTTAAATTAATAAAGTTTGTATTGTACTGTCTATCATCTGTATCAACAACTTTACGTTTCCCATCTTTATCAATTCGGACAACGGCTTGTGTTGCAAACAATTTCTTTAGTCTACCAAAAAAACTTCTATCATCATTTAATTCTGCCATAATTTTCTATTTTACCATTTTCGACAACTCCAATAGTTTGCCTTTGTTCTTGGACCGGGATTATCACAATTCATTCTTGCTCTAAATGATTTTCGTCTTGCTGGATTGTCTTTTTTAATAACCATTCCCTTCTGTCCAAAATTCACTTTAATCACCTTACCTGTTTTTGGGTTTTTGACGTAGACCTTAAATTTCTTTACATCGCCTTGCATCGGTTTCCCTAACTTTACTTCTCTTCCCTGATATTCTGCTTCAAACACACAATTACAATTTGTCTCATTCAATTCGTTTGAGTATTGTTGTAAGTATGCAATAAAGTCATCCATATCTTCTTGCTCAACATCCAATTCATCATAATCATCAATTGGATTATCTTGCGGAGTATCACCCATAGCATATGCTTGGTCTATATACTCATCTTCGTTTAGTAAAGATTTTAACTTAATCATAGTAAATAGTATTTTGATATATACAATAAATATGTAAAAATATTAAAACACTATAACCATTGGGTTAAATCTTCGAACCCTTCACCTACTCTCATCTTCCAAGGATTCTCATCCATATTAGATGGTGAATACACACCTTCGTATGTATTTGCAGTAATTCCAGCTACTGCCATTTTTGTTAAATCAATACCTTCTTGTCTTAATCTTAACGCAGTATCTCTTACCCATAATCCAATAGAGAATGCCATCACCAAGTCATCGTTATAACCCTTCATAGCTTCCGCTCTACCACTTGAATATATAAATGTGAACAATTCATCAATCAATCGAGAAGAACGTACTATAACCGTCTTTTCTCTAAAATAATCATCCAACTTTGATATGATTAAAGGTCTTGTCTTTGATGTTGTTGAAAAACCAGCAACTAATCCTCTATCTTCTGCTCTGTATCTATTGTTTAATTGATTTTCAACATCTACATATTTCAAATCTTTACTCATATAGAATAGGTTACGATACCCCCTATCTATTACCTGTTGTATTGTTGCCCAACCAATGTTTGCGTTTTCAATTACTAATAAAGCATCATTATATTCAGTTGATATTGCTACTAACAAATTTCCAAAATCTTTTGTATCTATCTTGCCTTTGTATTCACCAACTTGCGTTGCCGTTACAATATCCATAATGTGGAATGTAGAATAATCGGCACCATCTCCTCTTGCAACGTCAGCTACAACCATATAAGATGCATTTGATGTAGGATATTCCCATCTCCAAAAGTTATTATCTATACCACCTTTTGAAACAGGGTCTTGAACATAAGTTTCTTTGTAGAACATTAAGAGTTCTGGGTCAATTACGTTATCTCCAGATGAAATAAAGTCACAATCACATTCCTGTGCGGCTCCTTTTCTTCCCAACAATCTTTCTTGCTCATCTCTCCACGTCTGGTCTCTTTCTGGATGAACTGTCCAATGTAATCTGATTGTATTGAATGGATTTATAGATGATTCCGCATCACTCCACGTTTGATGAAACCAATTACCTACACCATTGGGAGTTGAAAGGGCAATACACGCCCCACCCGTTGATAGAGTAGATTGAGCTGCTTTCCAAATCTCATCGATATCATCAATGAAAGCTGCCTCATCAAATATTAGAAGTGATAATGCTTCCGAACGTCCTGCATCAGGTGAGGAAGCAATTGCTTTGATTTGTGAACCATTTTGTAATTTGAGTGAGAGTTTGTTATCTTCCAATGCACCACCCTTTAACCACGATGGTAATAGTTCGTACATTACTCTTACTTTTGTTACTAAGTTCTTTGCAACCTCTTGTTTTGTTGCAATAACCAATACGTTGAAATCCGTATTGAATAACATACTCCACAAAGCATATCCTGCTGATAATGTGGATATACCAGTTTGACGTGACTTAAGAACGATGTTAAAACGATTGTTCTTAAATTCGGTTAATGTTTTCTCTTGAAACGGAAATAGGTGAAATGGTATTTTACCTTTCACCGGATGCTGAATCATACAATATTTCTTCATAAAGTGGATAGGGTCACTAGCACACTTTTTGTATTCTTCTGCAATAATTTGCTTTAGAGATTTTTTTTGTTGTATTCCGTTACTCATACTAAATCTTTAGGTGGTTTTACTAAATCATAATTTTTATCTTTTAGTAATTCCCAAGCTTCATTTCTTAATTTTGTAACTTGTATAACTTCAGCTTCTACGTTTGTAATTTCTAATAATATTTCAGCTTTTAATTCCTCAACAGGCCTTTCCATAGTCCACTTTTCAGTTGTACCATTTTCGTTTACATACTCATATTCCTGCTTTGCATCGTTATATGCTTGATTAAATTGAGCAAGTACGTCAGTACCATGGTCAATCATATTTGATGTTAATTTGTAGGTTTCGTATGCATCCCACAATCCATCAGTTTTTATTTGAGTTTCTTTTATAGCAAGACACGTTATACAATATCCTGTTTTGGATATTAACTTTTTATCAACTCTACCTAATTTGATTGTTTTGCATCCAACACCTTTACATCTATTAAGTTCTGCTAAATAGTTTCTAACTCCAGCCATTGTATCACTTAATGATGATATCTGCTCCTTACCCCATTTTTTTTGTTCCCATTGAACTCCGTTTGAATCAGTCCAAGTTTCTCCAACTTCTCTTGTAATATTAGCTTCCGGATTTACTGATAATGAGATTTGTGCATTTGTTTCATATTCCTGCCCACGTAATACCATATCCGATAACTTTCTACGAGTCGGATGCATGTACTTTCGATTGAATTCTTTTGCCATATTATTTCCTATATATTCGTATATATAAGTATATACTTTTTGGAAAAAAGGTTAAAAATTATTCGTAAAAAAGACCTAATATTTGATTAAGTGGAGCGAATGCTCCTGTTAATTTGTAAGTGTTTCCGTTATATACAAATACGATACCTTCATTTGGAACTATCTTTTCAAATCCACCTAATGCCTGTAATCTTTGTAATTCTAATTTAAGTTTATCCAACTTCTTAGGGTCTCCCAACTTTCTAACATCATCAACCGTCTTATGTAATCTAGCTACCATTTGTTTAGTTGCTTCCGTTGGATTTGCGGTAAGTACTGATTCCATAAATGAAAGTACATCTGCACCAACACCTAAGAATATTTCTTCAAATTTCATTAGGTTATCTTTTGCTATTTTAGCTTGGTCTTTCTTTTCAGTATTGTCTGCCCAACTTCTTAATTTAGGGTTTTGTATTGTTGCTATTCTGAATCCTTTATCTCCAAATGCCCATCTCTTAACCAAACCAATCTTTTCTTGTGCATCTAATCCTTTTGCGTTTTTATCCACAAAGTTACTCCACCACGCTTGATGATAATCAGCTACCCCATCAGAATCAGATAACCCAAACTCACTTTGTAGTTTAGATATCATACTCATATACTTTGATTGTAGTTTTGTTAAATTCTCACTCTTTGGTAATTTCTGCATTGGTGGTCCTTGTATTGTGTATTTGGATTGAACACTTGCATTTACTTGCTTAATCATACCAGCTAATATTCGTGCTGATTGTTGATTCTCACCACTTATATTACCATCGATATCATAATCAAATGTACCATGAAATACTAATAGTGGTTGGTTGTATGGAATTACGTTTACCGATGTTGGATATATTACTTCCAAATTCATAAACGAACTTCCATCATTAAATACTTTTTTTCTTTGTGGTTCGGATAATGAACCAATTGCTTTTGATAAATCACTCATAGCAAAGTTGTAAGCATCGGTTAGTCCGCCTCTACCAGCAAACTTATCAGCTACCTGTCCTATTGTCATAGCACCCTCACCTTTATTCTTTAGATGTGATTTGTTTCTAGCAGCAACTAATCTTCCATTTACCCAACTAATTGCCAATGCTTGTCCATCGGTTTTTTCTCTTGCTACATCCAAATCTCCAGTAAGTGCTTTCTTAACGATGTTCTTTAGGTCAGAGAACGTAAGGTTCATTTCAATATCAAACGGATGGTGCATGTGTCCATAAGCCCCACCTTCAATTATTAAATCTTTACTTTCGTTTACTTTTTTAACAGGTTCGTATCCTTTGTTTTGTTTATCTTTTGTATCCGTTTGATGACCAGGTTCTATTTCTCTATCATCATCAAAATCAATTGTATCTAATTCAGCAGGATAACCATAATCAGGTGTATATGATGATGATTTATGATGTTGTGTAAAATTGTGGTCAGCAGTTCCATCTGCTTTATGATTTTTTGAAGTTATTGCTTCAAATGCTTTATTTTTAACTTTGTACCAACCACCGCCGGGTAATCTAAATATTCGTGCCGGTACTTTTAGTGTAGAACCAATTGGATATTTGTTTTGATATTTTTTATCAATATGAACTATTTTTGTAATAAATTCATTTGTTTTATTATCAGCCCCAACTAACTCAACTTGTAATTCAATTATTTCACCATTGATTTTTATTTTCTTTCCGTAGATACCTTTTGTAATTTCACTCAAAGATTGTTCGGATACATAAACTGGTGTTGAAGATTTGAAATCATCCTTTCTCATTATGGTTTTAGCAATCAATTTGTTTGCTACTGTCATAAATGGAATATTGATGTTTGTTCTCTTATCTTTAACTACAAACTCCTTATATTGTTTTACAAAATCTAAAAATTTCTTTTTATTTTTTGCCAATCTTTTAAAGAAACCAGTTAATTCGGCTGCTGATATTTGTTTACCATTACGAGGGTCATTTAATCTTTGGAAAAAATGGTCAGTTTCCTTTCCCAATTCAATATCTTCGGGAGATAATTGTTGGTCAGCATATTTCTCAACCTGGTCTAAATCAGATTTAGCCATCTCCGTTAAATCTTCTGGTTTAGGAAAGTTGTATTTTAATATACGATTGTACTTATCAGTTTTTCCATCGTTTTGGTCATCCGTTGGTAACTTTTGGTCTACTGATTTTTTCTTTTCATATTCAGATGGGTCTTCGTGATAAAAACACCAACCCTCTAAATTATCTAAATAGTATTCTGCATTATTGTAATCATCCCAATCAGCATTCCACATTGTACCACTTGTTGCATTACCATCGTTGTAGAATGCACCATTTCCACTATATTCTAAAATAGTTTCTTCATCAACCTCCTCATACCCACTCATACCTTTATTCTTCAACTTCTTACTTACTTTGGCAACATCATCTGCTTTCGGAGCACCATTTATGTATCCACCCGGTAAAGATAAACCAACACCGGCTCCTCCACCCAATCCCATTTCATCCAATGCGGTTATATAATCTTCAGCAATTTCGTTTAATTCTTCTTCAGATATTAATGATATTTTTACATCCATTTCAGTATCTTCCCAAAATCTTTTTGGTTTTTTAATTTTTTTCTTTGGTTCAGTTTCTACCCAATCTTCAGTATGGTATGGGTCTTGCGCTGGATTTAGTTCAGATTCTTTATAGTTTTTAAGTGAATATGTTACTTTTCTAAATGTTGATTCCGATTCTTTTTTTCTACCCTTACCACGCATCCAATCACCCTTTGGTTTATCTATTTGGGTGTATCCACCTTGTCTAAACCAACCTTCAGGTTTCCCTTTATCTAATATACGAGCTTGTCCATCGGCAACGTAGTTTGGGTTTGGTTCACCTGGTTCAGCACCAGCCATACCAAAGTTAGATGATTCATTAAATAGGTTTGATTTTGGTGGGATTCTAAATGTAGTTGCTTTCTTACCATTGATAGTTGGCATACCATGCTCATCTTTATCAATATTTTTTACAACTACTCTTTTGTTCTTAAACTTGCCCATCAAAAGAGTATCACCTACATTCACATCTAAGTTAATATCTTCAGAAAGTTTTGCTAATTTTAGAGTAATAAATTTGAAAACAGTTGCATCAAATTTTGGATATGCTTTTAAGAATCCCTCTTTCTTTTCGTCATCAGTTCCTTTACTTAACCAATTACGAACATCAGTTCCACTTATAGGATTTGATTGAGCAGGTGAAGCATAAACGTATCCCTTATCCAAATATCCCATCTCTACCTTACCTTTATATGGAGTAAAATAATTTCCACCCAAACGTTGTTCATCTTTCTCACCAACTACAACTATTAAACCAGTCTTAGCTGCATCGTATGAACTTACAATTTCCGTAGGTTGATATGGATTTTTAACCTGAACTATTTTGTTTGATGGGATACCAAACATTTTAGTCATTATGGTTTTTTTCTCTCTGAAATCAAATGGAGATTTTTGGTTATCGGTTTTATTGGATGTTGCTATGTAAACATCATCTTTTCCGAATTTTGATACAAGTTGTTTGTATGTGGCGAAGTGCCCCTTATGAAAAGGTTGAAATCTACCAGAATAGACAACTATTACGTTTTCCATTTCGGCAGATTCCCCTAATATGCTTTCTACTAAAAAGTTAGATAATTCACTCATTAAATATAGTATTACTCTTTATACTATATAAATATAGAATAAATTTTTATTGATTAGCTTGTTGAGATTGTTGCTCAGCTAATTGCTTACGAGTTGGTGCACCTGGTTGATATTGAACAGTACCATCTTGGATATTAATTCTACCTTGTGGATATTTTTCATCAATTTGCTCTCCAATTTCGTTTAATTGTTGTTGATACATTTTATAATCATCATTAGCTTTTTCTAAAAACTCATCCATACGAAGTGATTCTTCTTGAATTTGTTGTTTTCTAAGATATATTGAACCAAACTCATTAATTAATATAGAAGATTTTTGGTTTAATTCTTGAATTTGTTTAATTACATCTTCATCCAATTTTGCAGTTGCAATCTCTACGTTTTGTATTTGTGGAACATTTAATGCCATAATATTATTGTTTTGTTTGTTTATATATAAATATATTGTTTTTTAATTTTTATAAGAATTTTTCTAATTCTTTTATTACCGATTGTGGTGTTATTGATTTGGTACACTCAAATTGTCTATCCGTACCTTTGTGGTCAGGACACCAATTCCAATCACCAGCATCTAATCTATACCGATTGAAACATCCACTACACTTTCCTTCAGGTGCACCAATTCTTACACAATCTTGCATTTCTGCCCAATCATATGAGAATCCACTCACCAATACCGTTGGAGTATTAACTGCCCAACTTAACCAACTCAACCCACTACCAATTCCTATAAATGCTTTTGATTTTCTAAGTTCATCAATTACATCACTCAAAGGACCGTTTGGATGTTTAACAATTCCCGTTGGTAATTTATTCCCCATATAATCATCTCCTTCTTTTGATATTAGTTTGACTGTGTATCCTTTTGAGTTTAACCAATCAACTACATACTGCCAGCCATCTTTGTTATTCCAAAATTTAGGTTGAGCCGTACCAAATACACCAATAGTAATTTGTTTTAATTCTGAATTTATTTCAATTGGATTGTGTTTTATTTTAGGTCTAACCTCCACATAATCTAATCCTAAAATATCCGAACACATTTTTTGCAATGGTTGTTTTCTAAAATCATTTGGGTTTTTTTGTAAGTTTGGTTCGTTATTATCATTGTAAAATAAACCAACCGAATACATTGCATAAAGGTTTTCAGCTGCTTCACCGGGATTAATAAATTCTAATTCAGGGTATTCATCTACAAATAAATCATTCATAAAAGTAGATGTTACAACTTTACAATTATGTTTTTTACGGAACTCATCTACATATGGAAACCAAGCCATTGTATCACCCAATGCTTTTGAATCCAATGGGATGTAAACTCTCTTATCAGTTGCATCATATAAATGTTCATACCAAAGTTTTCCATTTTGATAAATTTGTATTTTCCATTCTACAAAATATTCTTTAGTACACCGTGTCCAACAATTATTTCCAATATCAGATGCAAATATACGTTTACCACTCCTATTATCTATAAAATCAACGGTGTACTCTGCTTTGTAAGGTCCTTTTATTTCTACAAATGCACCTTTAACAAAATTAACCGATACGCTGTTTTTTACTTCGGTTATATTATTTATATTTCTTTTTAAATTTTCGTATATCATACGTTCCAAGTTTTAATTGTTTGGTCTAATAATGAGAATCCCTCCGTCTGATTACTATACATTTTGTTTGTAGTATATCTTTTCATTGGATATTTAGCAAATACGTGATTATACCATAAATCACCAACATCCCATTCACAATCTGCTATCCTATCTTTCCACCATTGTTTATCTTTGTTTCTAACCAAATAAGCATGTGCAAGGTCTTGGTTATGTGCGGTTTGTGAAAATAATTCATCTACCTTTTCTTTTGAACGAGATGGGTTATTTGCCAATCCAATATAGTACACATCGTCTCTTTCCGAAATGAAACACGCTTTGTGAACTATATCTACAAACTCTTCCAAACCGGTGTAAATGAACGCATCTGCTTCGAATATAAGAGTGTAATCGTATTTATCATCCAAGCTATCAACTGCGTTCTTATGTGCTAAATAACACCCATAATGTCCACCAGTTATCCAACCCAATCCAGCGCCAGGCCATAACTCACCCGGCTTATTATCTTTACTTATATGTTCGGGTCTCCTACAATGTTCGGTAGGTGGAATATCTTTATACACTTCAGTTACACTTTGAGTGTAATCAATTCCATATTTTTGTAATTGTTTTATGGAAGCAATACTAATATATTCTCTTGCGTTAAATGGAGATGTTAATAAATGTTTGATTTGAATTCTAGGTTTCTTTCGTAAGAATGCCCTATAATACGTTTTATCAAATTGCCCATAAAAGAAATCGTTTGCAGCATTGGTTACACCATCGGTTATTGTATAATCATCACCACTAATAATACCACCCGGTTTTACTTTTTTATACCAAGTTTTTAAATCAGTTGTAACATCTTCGTAAGTATGCCCGGCATCAATCATTATATAATCAATACTATTATTCTTAAATTGATTTGCTGCATTTACGGAATTATCTTTTATAATATCAAATAACCCATAGTTGTTTGATAATAATGTGTTATCAATAAATTCAGGAAATAAATCTCCATTATAATGTTGAACCACTGGGTTATGCCAAGGTTCCGATTCAGTTCCTTTAAACGTATCAACAGTTGTAAAGTGAATACGTTTACCAGACTCTTTTATTTTCTGAATCATATAATTGGTAGATTTGCCCTTCCACACACCAACTTCTACAAATTCACACCCATCATATCCAGCTTGAACTATATCTTTATACATATGATTATAGTAGAACCACCCTTCTATTTCACCAAAATCAGGTTTTAATTGTTCTAATATAATTTTTTTAGTTGCAGGTACATCCCCATCAATATAAGTTACCAATGGATTATTATCATAGGTATCCAAATAAGTATGTAACCTTCTAAAGATACATGGTAGTTTATATGATAGTGCTTCTTTAATTGATAATGGATTCAATTCCCAAAGTGTTGAGAAATAAAAGAAATCAGCTGCTGCGTAAAACTTATCAGCATCATTTCGTTCCCCCCACACTACACAATTAGATGGTTTATCATCCATCAAAGGTTTCCAATAATCCTCAAAGTTTCCAGCTTGGTTTCCTACAAAGTGAAATTTTATTTTATATTTTTCCAACAATCTAGCTACCTCAAATATTTCAGCTTGGTTTTTGCCGGGAGCAAACAATCCTACATTAAGAACGTGCTTCCAATCTTTTTCAAATCCTAATACCTCCTTTGCTTTATCTTTATCGTATTTAATATCCTCAATTGGATATTCCCACAACATAGTATCAACACCCAAATGTTCAAACTTTCTTCTACTCCATTCAGATACTAACACATATCTATCGGGTTGGTAAATAATTGCATCGGGGTCTGTAAATGAGCCGTGTGTTGTTGCTATAATAAAATACTTACGATTATCATCCCATATTTTATCCAATATATCGTAATCTAAATCGTGTTGTGGTATTTCCTGAAAATGAATAATATCAGGTTCAAAATCATCTATAACTTTTAGTATATCCGATTTATCCTCATATAAAGTGTGTACGGGAACTAATGCTTTGATTTTGTTTTTTTGAACCACAAATGCATCACCCCCACTATTTCTAACTTCAACTACCTTTATTTGGTAATCTTTGTAGAAATGTTCAACTTGCTTTAATAGATATTGTGGTTGTCCTCCAGTAGATAAGTGAGGAGCAACGTATAACAATTTTTTACGTGTATTATTCATTATAACAAATATACGAAACTTTTTTGGTATTTCCTAATTTTTATTCAGCTTCTTCGTAAGTGATTGTACCATTAATTAAATCAATCTCTCCTTTTGGATATGCCTTTTCCATTACATACAATACCTCATTTAATTCTTCATTTTTTTCATCAAATTGAGTTTCTAAATTTTCCAATGAGAATTTAAAGTTTTTCAATTGAGTTTCAGCATCTCTTATTTGCAAATGCGCTTGTCCAATTGTTACAACTAAATTATTTATTTCGTCTTGCAGATTTCTTAATTTATTATAAGTTTCTTCTGCTAATTGTTCACTACGTTGTGCCATAATTTTATTCTATATGTTTATATATAAATATATGTTTTTTTATTTATCAAAACGATTATTTATTATTTTTTTGTTAATACTGATTTTTTAGAAGTTCTACATATTTCTTTCCAATAATAATAAGATGCATAATTTTTATCAATAATTATGTTTTCATTATATGGTAGTTTATTTATATAGTCTGCTTTGTAAAACATACCTGATGTTGAGTTTGTTACACCTGCGTTATGCATGATGTTCATTTTATAATAATCATCTATACCAGACGTAGCCCAACTAAAATCAAAGTTAGGATGACATACTGTCTCATATCCCAATCTCCAACCTCCCCATAATACAGCCCACATATCTGCACACCATATTTGTAAAGGGTGGTGTGTAGGGTCTTTCTTTACTTTTTCATTACATTGTTCGGTAATTTCTTTGAATAGCATTTCTGAATCCGATTCTACTCTATTCCAATAATCATAATCAACACCTTTCATTAGATATTGTGCACCAATTGCGTTTAGTTCATTACCTTCAATAAGTGTTTCAGGCAATTCCATTAACTCACACATCTTTTGTATTACATCATCACCTTTAGATTTGATATAAGAGTGTGATATGTACCATCTAGTATCCGAACCATACCATTTATCATCATTTATCATCTCATCCGTTATCCATTCCTTTATATTTTTGGTAAATATAATATCGCAATCGTGGTAAAATATGGTATCATCTTTAAGATAAGGATGCGCTTTCCAATGTTGCTTTAAAATATTAGGACGGATTGATGAAATGTAATGATGAGTTTCTCTAGTATCCCTATAAAAAAAGAATCTAGCTTCATAATTGTTAGATAGTTTACTCCATTCTTCAGGTAGTTCATCATTTTGTTGCCAGCATACAATATCAATATTATTTAAATTGATACCCATCTGCATAAAATTGTTTAACATTACTTCAACCTGCCAAATGTAATAAGTAATAGCAGGTTGAGCGCATATATAACGTAGTTTTTTAGTAGTGTTTACCATAATATATTAACAACTACAACCATTTATTGTGCCAAATATTTCAACTTTACCAAATATTGAACCTATTGTACCGGTTGATACATAACAATTACCAGCACCACTATATAAATGGTCACCAGATGATATAGTGCCTGTATAATAATAATCTACATTGGTTTCACCACACAAAATCAATCCACTATATATGGGTGCTGCGGTTGTTGTAGTTGTTGTAGTTGTTGTAGTTACTGTTATTGGTCCTTCAAATATATACATACCAGTTGATTCTTCATAGCAACTACCATCACATAATGAACTAAAGTTACAATTTAGATATCGTTTATCATAAAATCTTCGATATCCTGTTGGAAATCCTGCAAAGATTCTTACATTAGTAATTGTGTCAGGATAATAACCACCACCAACATCTTGTACATCGTTTAAAAGGAATTTTATTCCAAAATCAACATCGTAACCTAAACTTATTGGATTTCCAAATTGGTCTAACAATGTTATAGTAAAATCGGTATAAAAATCTCCAGCATAGCAACCAGCTTCAGCACCAGTAGATAGACTACTGCTATATGATGTATATACAGGTGTTATACTTAATCCATAAAATTCAGAAAATTGTAAATCGTTAGTTCCACTTGTATTATAAGAAACACTATAAGCAGTACCAGCAGTTGCCAAATTAATTTGAGTACCAGATGCTATTCCTCTATCGGTGTTCATATTATCCATTGAAATTTGTCCTGATGCTGGTAGTGCCATTATTTATTTCTTTTTAATTCTTCAATTTCCGCTTTCAATTCTTTTATTGCCTCAACTAATACAGGTACTAATTTGGAGTAATCAATTGTTAAATAGTTTTCTCCAGATTTAGATTCGGGTGGTGTATCGGTTTTAGTTTCATTTGGTAAATATACCTTCATATCAAATGGTGCTAGTGATACAATATTAGGAAATACATTTTGTACTTCTTGCGCAGATAAACCCAATTGAGTTTTATCATCGGTATATCCAAATGAATTTGCTAACTCATTATTTGTATAGTAAAATCCGTTTAATTGTGATATCTTATCAATTGCGTTAGTAATATTACCCAATTTTGTTTTTAATCTTTCATCAGAGTAATAAGCAGTAATATTTCCAGTTGCGGTAATTGCACCATTTACAGTTAATCCAGTTGCACCAAATGAACTTAATATGGTACCCGATGGAGTACCACCACCATCAGTAAATGCAATGAATGATGTATATGTACCCACAATACCAGCAACTGCTCCCAAATCGAATCGTGAATATCCTGCTAATGTCATAGCATTGGTATCAATTGCAATTGTATAATTTCCTCGAGCAGTACCAAAATAGGCCGATGAAGCTAACACATCACTCACATCAATAACATCTGCATTTACAGCGCCTGTTGATGATATTCTGAAATTTTTTGATGAAATCCATCCCTCTGATGATATTGTTACACTACCTGCCGCTGCGGTATAAGCACCATTAGTACCCTTTGTTCCACTAAAAATTGAATTGGAATCTATAGTCCATCCACCAATACTTCCACCGGTTGAAGTTATATTACCACTTACACTTAAATTACCACCAGTAAATGTTAATTTATCACCTAACGAAAATCTATTATTACTATCTACATAAAATGAAGTATTTGAATCACCATAAATACCATATGCACCACTACCAATCCATATTCTACGATAATTATCAGCTGCTCCATCGGCTATATTTCTAGCATCTAAATAAATTGATGCAGCTGTATCATCGCCAACCCTAAATAATTTTTGTATATATCCAGCAGTTCCAGCAATTACCGGTGCAGATATAAAATTGTTTGTAATGAATGTAGTTGTACCAATATTGTAAGTACCGGCGGCCAATGCGTTTACAGTTGTCAATGCCGATGATAACGCAGTTGCTGCCGATTGAGATGCATATGTTTGTGTTGCCGCATCACCTCCAGTTACCGTTATCGCACCACTAATATCCAAAGTACTGCCATTCCATCTTAAATAATTACCACCACTTCCTCTTAATGAAAAACGTGGTTCGTATGTTGCACCATTGTACATACCAGCAAATATACCAATCTTATCATATCCAATTATAGTAGGGTGTGTAGATGGGTCATATTGAATTCCGTTTCCACCAACAGTTCCGTTTTGTCCAATTGCCATATAAGGGTCATCTCTACCCCCAGCTAATACAATGTTTGCAAAAGGACTACCAGCATTGTTACCAATATTAATTGTATTTTTAACAAATGATTCATCGAATATTGCAATCTTAGCTGCCACAAAGAATTCTTGGTCACCTAAGTATTGCCACCATGCACTATCAACAGGTGATGGTGAGTAAACAGGTTCATGATATCCAGTTGCGGTACCTGGTCCACTACCACTAATTGCCGCATAATATCTAGTGTTACCACCAGAGTTACCAGGGTCAGGCCAAATTACCGCATCTCTACGATAGTTTGTTGTTTCAACCGAACCTATGTAATTAGTAGTTTGATTCCACACACCTCTCATTACAATACCAGGTCCAGTGTCTCCTTCGTATTGAATTGCAATTGATTGTGTTTTAAAAGTTATTTGTTTTCCGTTTTCAAAATTAATTCTATAAACAATCTGTCCCGTTGGATTTCCAATCGGATTTACCCATCCTGCTAAATTACTAATAGTTGCGTTAGTACTACCATTCAATACACTACCACTAACTTTACTATCACCCAAAACTATATGATTTGATTTAGAATGAATAGTTACCTGATACTCACCTAATGAACCTATATTATTTCCAAATGGGTCTTGTGATTGTGCACTAAAACCAGATGGTCTATGTGTTAGAGCTTCTCCACCTTTTGTTGCCGTTATTACTGCAGATGTATTAGCTATTTCCAACTCACCAGAAACTTTATAAACAATAGAAGTGTTTTCGGGATTTACAACTGCGTTATATGCTTTAGTACCATCCCCAACACCAGCAATTGTTACAGAGGCTTGTGCTCTAATTGGTGCCGATGCTGAATTACTACCATCTCTTAATGTTACTTTCCAAGTTGCAACTTCACCAACAGCAACTGCATCTTCAGGAGCTACATTTCTAGTTGCCGTAGTTTGTATTGGTGTTTGAGCTACATCATCTTTAAAAAATTGATAAAATCTAGAACCAGTTGTATTAAATGCAGTTGCAACTAATGTAATACCATCTGTTGGATTAACTACTTGCCCATCCGAATCATAAGTTATAGTATATGCAGTTGATGTTAAATTAATAGTTCTAGCAGCAGTTGCAGCCACATTCTTCGTTATAGTTTGAGTTCTATTAAATACTGATGATGTAAATCTATGACCAGGTCCCAATGAATATGGAAATGCAATTATATTATAATTTACACTTGCCGATACATGTGGATAATTAAATAAACTAAATGATGCAGTTGCCGAATTAGTACCATTTCCCTGCAAAGTACTTATTGTAATATTTTGAGTAGGTGTACTACCAAATTTAAAAGTACCAGGTGTTTCTGCTGAATTACTATTAAATGTTAAAAATTTACTACCTTCTCTTAATTGAATTGTAGTTTGTGCGGGAGCTAAAGTTGATACAAAACCATTCTCATCGGCATTTAATGTAATATTAGTTGGAGTTATTATTACATCAATTGGTGGAGGTCCATCAACTGCTTTGGTATAGTTTTGAACAATACTTTGTGTGTAGATTGATGATGTATAGTACGGATGTATAATCAATGGATATGTTATACTACCACTTAAATCAGTAAGATTTGAAGATTGAGATACAATTAATGATGCAGTATATGGTATCCCAAATGATGATGTAAAGTGTACATTACCAGGTGTGATATTTTGTGAACTTATTGAGGATGATGCAATGTGGAATGTACCAGCTGCTCTACTTCCAGTAAATATCAAATATCTACTACCTTGTTTTAATTTAATATCAGTTATAGATGGTTTGTAATCTAAAACAGTACCTTCTGCATTTGAGTTTAAGGTTACATTGGTAGGTACTACTTCAAATACAATACTCTCATCACCCGGCTTTCCTTCAGGTACAATTGTAAATGTCTTATCCAAACTTATAGATGATGATGTATAATCTTCGGTATAAGTTAATGTTACGGTTAATGTTTTACTTTGTGATAATGGTGAGTATATATGATTAGAAACTGCTCTTGATGGTATTTCTCTTTTCTTTTCATCAATTGCTACTACTGAAATATTTGGATGAAATTTACCAGTTACATAATACATCCAATATTCCGGCTCAAAATCTATGTTTAAAGACATTGATGGGAACACCTCAAATGATGCGGTAAATGGTTCTACGTTAGTTCCTCTTTTATAAAATGAACCCGTAACACTTGCCGATACAGGTGTAAATATTGTTTGAGTTCTTGGATTGATAGTAAACGTATCCGTATTATATACCATAAATCCAGAATCCAAACCATCTTGCAAATCCTCTAAATTTATAGATGTCAATACAGATGCGGATGCTATAAAAGCAGGTTGTTGTGTTATTGAACCAGACGATAATATATAAACTACTCTTACTTTATTTATAGAATCTCTATTGAATATTGCATTGTAGTTTATTTGTTTACTACCCAATTCCCCAACAGATAATCCTTTAATATAATTTTGATTGACTGCTTTTTGTAAATTGATAAACCTTTCAGGTTCGTTCAATGGGTCTAACGATGCTGACAATACGTGAAGTTGATAAGTAGGCCAGCCTTTTGGTTTTCCAATTGTATCATTTAAAATAATCTCATTTATACCATCAATTCTAACCGCTTGAATTTCCAAAGAAGCAGTACTACTATTTCTGATTTGAGTTCCTCTATAAGGTCTAATAATATAGTTTACACCACCAAATCCATCTAATACTTTTGTTATAATAATAGTATCAGTAAATCCTTCCACTTCACCGGTTATTTCTAAATATTGTACATTTTTATCACTTCTACTACCAGTAAAATTTCCAACAGTTAATACTACATTATCAGGATTTGTTTGATTTAAAACACCAGGATACTGCCCACCTGCATATTGTAAAGCCGTATGAGTACTTCCATCATAATCAAATGATTGAGATGTGTATCGTACAGAACCAGTTAATAAAGTTTTTACAACTTGAATGTTTATAGAAGTTGGGGGAACTGGATTTGAACCAGAATCAAATTGAAAATATAAAGATGATGGTAGTAATTGTAAACCTTTTCTAATTGTTTGTAAATTACCTCCGTTAAATGTTTTTGTTTCTTCTACATTTACAGGTATATAGTTGTTATTAATATCATAGAATTCAAAACGATATATAAATGTTTCCTCCGGTAATGTTCTTGGAACTGATTGTATAAATGTTATTTCATCGGGTGAAAATGAACTTTCTTGAGATGCTTTTAAACTAACATCAGACACATACCAATCGTTTCCACTAACTTCAAAATACAAACTAGCAGTTGCCATTTGTTGGGCAATTATATTTTTAGTTACAGTTGATTTTTGTAAAACTGCCGTTTGTGCTGGTACAGCTATTATTTGTTGTTCTACTTGTACTTTACCGTTTGTACCATCTCTAGAACCACTTAAAAATGCTTTAATATAACCATTACCAGTTGATGTTTCACTTCTAACTTTAAAATCCAAAGTATATTCAACATCTTCGGTAATTGATATTGATTTTGATGTATGGAATTTGTAAACCGAAGAATTACTATTTAATTTAACCGAATTATATAAATAACTTTGATTAAATGTTGCTGTTAAATTATTAGAAGATGTTACCCAATAATCTTTAATAATATCCGATGTAAATATTCCGTAGTTTTCTTGATTTTTAGTTGGTATATCCAAATCCAAAAGTAATTCATTTGCTTCCAATTGAATTTCTTGAATAAATTGAAAGTCGGATAAGTCTGATTGCGATTTTCTAAATACTTTAACTCTAGCAACATCTCCTACAAATGATGTTAAATCAGTAAGACTTATTTTTGCAAATGAACCAGTTAATGCAGTTGCTAAATCATTAACACCTTCTAAATAATTAAAAGTTGTAGTATATGGTGCACTTACAAATGGCTGAACCAATCCATTGGAATCTGTGTATGGATTTGTTACAACTAATTGAGTTTTATTTATTATATCATCTGCAGTTGTTGTATATCCCAATGATGGTACACTTATAGTATTTCCAACAACCGAACTACTCCAAGCATTATATACACCATTATCGGTTATAGTTAATAAATAGGATGTTGGTAAACTATATTCGGATAATGGTTGATTTTCTAATGGTGCTAATGGAATACCACTAACAGTACCATTATTTGTTTTTTGAGCAACTACATTTGAATATAATGGTTTTATTAATTCTGTAATTGATACTTGAGGTCTTTTATAAAATCTAACTCTATCTTCGTTTGCTATTAAACGATTTACTTTAAATTCTTTTTGCCATTTTACATTATAAATACCTTTCCATTCTTCTGGTATTGGTTGTACATTTCCTTCACTATCTATATAAGTTTTTAATTCTCCTAATATAGTTATGTTGGCAATACCAATTGGAGTATCCTCATAAATGTAAACAGCTACTAATTTAGATAGTCCTTCATAATATTCAGGTATACCATCACCTGGTTCATAATAAATTGGATTACCATTTACATCTATTATTTCTATTTTTATTTCAGTAGATTCTAATAAATGTTCAGAACCTTCAATAAGAAATCCGTTTTTACCACCTGTAAATGTATCTTTAAATTCAGATATTCTAAAATATATTGATGATGGTAACTGGTCTGTGACAAAAGTACCATATTCAGTTAATTGTGGCTGTAAATTTGTTGTTTGGTTACTAGCGTATTTTTTAATTCTTGCCATTGAAATTTCTATTAGTTCTCAATATAAATATTACGATAAATATTTATGTTAATACTTATCTAAAGAAATATAAATAAAATTAAAGAAAGTTAAATAATCGTTATGAAAAAATATGCAATGATACAAATTGATGCAGAAGTACATCTTATGTTAAAAGAATTTTGTAAAGATAAAGGTTATAAATTAAATGGTTTAGTTGAAGCTTTGATAAAAGAAAAAGTATTACCAAAACCTCAACCAAAAAATATATTACCTTCTGTTAAAAATTAATCTTACTAAACCCATTATCTTTTTTGATTTCAATTAAACCATCTACAATATCTCTCATTTGTTCTAAATGCGAAATCATCCAAATGAAATCAAATTGAGTTTTGAGATATTGCATCATCATAAATAGGGATGACAGGTTATCACTATCTAACGTACCAAATCCCTCATCGATTACTAAGAAGTTTGGACGAGGTAAGTTACATATGTTAATAAGTGCAACTCTAATTGCCAATCCACTAACAAACTTCTCCATACCACTACACATTTCCAATGCCCATTCCTGGTCATCGTAAACTATCTTAGCGTTGATGTTCTTACCATCCGTATCCATTACGATTCCAAAATCAACAACCTGTCCTAATATGTTGTTAATTTCCTCTTCGATTACAGGCAGAGCCTTAGTAATCAATTCGTATGGAATTCCATCTCTCTTAACCGCATCTAAATAAAATGTGTACAATTGATTCTTTGTTTCCAAATCCTTAACCTCCCCCATCTTAGCTTTCATATCTTTGATAAATGTGTTAATAGAACCGGTATCGGATGATAACTTTAAAAGTTTCTTTTTAGCACTTTCTATCTTACCCTCAATTTCTTTTTTAGATGTTGTTAGTTCTGATATTTTAGTTTGTATCTCTTTGTTTTTAGAAATGGTTTCCAAATTATCATTGTAACGTTGGATATCCCCCTCAACTCCTTCCAATTGATGTTGGAATAGTTGTAGTTGAGTTTCCATCTGCTCTAACTCCAATTTGGTACTATCGCATAATGTGTTACCTTTCTTTTGTTTTTCGGTTAAAGAAATCCACAAATCATATTGAGATTTAACATCCTTTAATGATTGTAGATTTTGAGTAATTGTTTTTGAACCTCTTTCCAATTCTTCCAATACAATCAACTGCTCCCCAACTATCTTTTCAGTTTCCTTTGCATCCTTTACGAATACGTTGTTCATACAAAAGTTACAATTAGGGTCATACTCATGCTTTTCTAAATGAGATAACTTTTCTTTGTTGGCATCCAATGATATGTGTAACTTATCAATAGAGTGTAGTGATGATGTGTATGTGGATTGTAGAGTTGTAAATTTTGTGTACATATAATCAATTGCAGTATCATCATACAATTTACTTTCTTCAATACCCTCTCCAATTTGTTTTAATGCAGATTCATACTCTTCCAACTTAGATGCCTTATCTGTCATCTTTTCAATCTGCTTCTCAATGTTTTGGTCTAAATTTGATTTTTTGGTATTCAAACTATCAATGTTTAAATTACCATCCATTGGAGTCAATTGTTGTGATAACTGGATAATTTCTTTTTCCAACTCACTCTTTTCAGTTTCCAACTCTTTAGATTCAGTATCCAATGTATCAAACTCTTCTTTCTTTTCTTTGAGTTCACTTTGTTTTTCTGCTAATTCGGAAGTAAAATCGGTCCTCTTAAAATTTCTAATAAGTGTTGTTACCTCTTTAATATCTTCACTAGCCGTTTCATATAATTTATCAAAGATAGTTAATCCCATAAATTGAGAAAGTAATTCCTTTCTTTCACTTTGAGATTTATCAATGAATAGGGCGTTGTTTCCTTGCAATGATAAGGCAGTTAGTACAAAATCTTCATACCTACCAACATATTGTTCAATGATGTTATTGGTATCTCTACGTTCCGTTCCATTTAGAATTTCCGTACCATCACCATTCTCTTTCCAAAATTGTACATCTACCTTAACACTCTTACCTTTACTCACTGTCTTTGCTTCCCTTTGAATAAAGTACCTTACCCCATCAATCTCAATCTCCAACTTACAACTAAAGGTATCCTTACGATTGTTTAGAATGTTTCCTGCTTTGAATGCTCTACTACACTTATCAAAAAGGCAGAATGATATTGCATCAAATAGTGAGGATTTACCAGCTGCGTTTGGTGCAAACAATCCCATCAATCCACCTACCTTATCAAAGTTAATTACATTATCCTCCCCATACGAAAACATATTACTGAATTCAAATCTTACAGGTTTCCAATGAATGTTTCTATGAATATCTTCCGTTACGATTCTACTATTTACATCTCTATTTATCGTTTCTAAGCCCTTCAAATCCTCTTCGGTAGTATATGGCATCATTCGTTTAACATACTCCGATATGAGAGAGTTCTGGTGGTTAATATCCGATATATCTTCGAAGTCCAACTTACTACTTCTATTACCCGTCTTACTCTTTGAGAATGAGTCTGTCCGAATGATTGTGAAGTCATCTACGTTGTACTTCATCTTAATTTCCGTTACCACTCTTTTAGTATCCGCAGTATCGGTGTTGGATAACTTAACTCTCAATCGAGGTTTTAATGGCATATCCGTTACATCCGGCACAATACCATTATCCACATTCATAGTGTAGTATCCGTATTCGTTTTGGATATCAACCTCTTCATAGTTTAGAGTATCCATATCCCAAACTACAAATCCGTGCTTATCTAAACTCTCTCCAAAGTTTTGTTGTACCAATGAACCAGCATATACAATCTTACATCCAGCTTCCGATATGATTTCTTGTCTCTTATGAATATCACCTAATAGAGCCAAATCAAACCCATCAAATATCTCCGGCTTAAAGTGTCTACTACTTACCACATATCCTACATCGGTTGTGGATGTATCTAATGGTCCGTGAAATAGTGCAATCTTTTTGTTACCAAATAGTTTATCTGCTGTAATCCAATTATCTCTTTTATCAAAAATAGAGAATACTGAAAAATCAATTCCTCCAATTGAATATACTTGCGTATCTCTAAGGTAATGAAAGTTTGGTAGATTCAATGCATCTACGATTGGAGTCAGAACATCCAATCTATCGGAGTTGTTCATATTACAATCGTGATTTCCCGCAATAAGGATAGTTTCACAATGCTTAGAACACTCCGTAAATAACCAACTAATTTCTTTTAATAATTCAGGACTCATTTCCAATTTAGCATGGGCAATATCTCCAGCTAAATAAATGAGTGAATCTTCAGTTCCCCTCTTACGAATCTCCTCAAACATTTTTTCAAATACTTGTCTATATTCGTTGTGTCTTTTTACATTACGGATATGAACATCTGCAATGTGATATATTCTTTTTATACTCATACGTTGTTTAATTTGGCAAGGACTAAATCATCCCAACCAGTTTCAGTAGTAGTTTTAATAAGTTCGTTTACTCTTTCGTATCCCAACTCTCCGGCATCTTTGCCGTTAGGTATTATATTCTTAACTTTAATTCCGTTTTTAATAAACCATTCTGAATGCTTTGTGGAATCTTCAATAGCATCCGAATCTAACATTATGGTGATTTCTTTTACACCTTTTTCAAAAATCTTATTCTTCAATTTACTTAATAGGAATTTACCCAATAAAGGAATTACATTTCTCTTTACGGAAAATGCATCAAATGCTCCTTCAACTAATGTGATAGGTTCATTCCAATTTATTTGATTCTCAAATACAATAACATCTCTATTGACAGGTGGGTTTTTGTATTTCATCTTTTCATCCTCATAAAAAGAACGAGCAATAAAATAGTTTAACTCACCACTCTCATCATAGGATGGTATAATAACCCTACCCCCATATAATCCATCTTCACAATATCCAATGTTATATTTTACAATCTCCGAATCCTTTATACCTCTTTGTTTTAGGTAATGGATTGCTTTGGTGTAAATTGGATTAAATAGACCCGATGGTTTAAAATGTAATTGTTTGAACTCCTTTGGTAATTGTAGTTTGATTACATACTCTTCCGTTGGTGAGTATGCTGGTTCATCTCCATAGATTTTATGTAATCTATCCAAATCCCTCCTATCAACATTTAGTTTACGAAGAAGAGATGAGATGGAACGACCTTTGGAGTTACACACCCAACAATGCCATTGCTGTGTATCTAAATTGACTTGTAGTTTCTTTTTGTGATGATGGCAAAATGGACAATGGTGTTGTTGCTCATTTCCTTTAAGAGATGAACCAACACCAAGCGTTGTGTCTAAAATCGATATAACTACAATTTTATTTTTACCAGATAGCATAATTTGGATTATAATCTTACAAATATACGAAGATTATTTTACAATTCCAAATTAATGATTGGAATTTTTTACATCATATAAGAAATCTGCTAAAAACTGCATTTTCTTTGTGATAACTTCTTTTGGATGATTTTGCTCAACCATAGCTTTTAAATCTAATATAGATGCTGCCGCAATTTGTACTGCATCATCTTTTGCATTTAAATATGCTTCGGAGATTCCGTATTTTTTTGATATTTCAGGTATTGTCATAACTTTTGTGTTTAAAGTAAATCCCTACGATAGAATTTACCCATTAGGTTTTCGTTTATTGCATTATCATCGGCAAGTACATTATAATGAAACTGCCAATAGATTTCGTAATATGTTAATGATTTCTTAGAGAAACAATATTGGATGATTTCTCTACTGAACTCGTCAGCTTTACCTTCCTTTACTTGCTCTTTAATCCAATCGTTTGAAGAATAGTATTTTTCCCAATCCGAAGATTTGGTTACTGTTCTTTTTCTTTTTTGTCCTTTGAGTGGTGCTAATTTTCTAGTTGATGTAAGTGATTTCTTACCTATATAGTATCTACCAGTTGGAGTGTGAATTATTTTATATACGAATCCCACCGCACCAACAGGCACGTCTTCCTCCGTAACAATATTTCCCTCATATAACCAATTCATTTTATTTCTTTACTACCGAATCAGAGTAGAATTTTGAATTTAATTTTCCTTGTCTAGCTTTTGCTAAATTTGCTTCGTTTGCTAAATTCATTCCACCATCTTCTGATATTGGAGTTTTATCTTTACCTTTTTTATTAATTTGTGAAGTTTTTGGACCGTTTTCACCAAATAATTCTAATATAGATGCCATTGTTTTAATTGTTTAATTATAAATATAACACAATAACTTTTTAAGTATCAAATCTTATAATAAAGTTTACTGGAAAATCAGGCAATGATTTTATTGGTTGTGGTAATTTTGCAACAGCAACCATATTTAAATCATCATCATATAATCCAATTGTTGTAATATATGGTGCTAAATATGAACCGGTAGGGTCTGTTGAAATATATTCATCATAATCATCCCAACTACCATATTTTGTTGGGTCTATATTTGATTGTATCCTAAAATCCAAAGAACCATCACCATTTGGTAAATTGGTTTTTTTCTTTACATATTTTACACCACTTTTATAAATTGGTTTTGAATATGTGTTAGCTCCAGTTACATCATTTCTATTAGTAACGGTTATCATATCATAAGTTGCCCCATCTTCATATACAGCAGATGGATTTTGAGAATAATTAAATTCATGCTCTAAAACCGATATGAATATTTCGTTTTCATAAATTGTTTTAGTAGAACGATAATTTAATCTAAAAGTATTAAAGTTTGAGCCGGATGTAATATCTTTAGCCACAACTATTAATCCCCTATCATAAAATATATTACCTTTAATATTACTACCAGAATCTATAAGGTTTGAATAACCATCATCCGTTAAAGTTCTATTAGTATCATCATCTAATAAAACAACACTACCAATTTTAATACCCTCACCAATGTATATTTGTGGAATTGAAAATACCACCACCTCATCTTCTAAATTTCTTTCATCGGTAGATGCATATGATTTTCGTAAACCAACTTCTGTTAAAATTGATGCAGTTGAAGAATTTCTGTAAAATTGTGATTTTATTGATGCGTATAAACTTTTTTTAGAAAATCCATTACTTGTTTCATCAAACTCATCATCGAAATTACCACTACTTCCACTTAAAGCAAATATTGGAAATACATCATTTTCATCCAAAGACCATTCTTTGTAAACTGTTATAGGTCTAACAATGATATCTGATTTTGGTATTGGTTTAAGCATTTGATTTGTTTTACTTTTATATAAATATTAATAAAAAGAAAAACCCCCAACGAATTGGGGGTCTTATACTTTATCTAATTAATTCTATTAGAATGATAATTTAACTTTAATTAAAACTTCCTTATCAAATGATTTTGCAATTGGTTGAGATGTTTTAGCCACCGCAATCAATTCATTTGAATCATTCATTAAACCAATCGTTGTAATGTAAGTATATGGGTCAGTTTTAAAAGTTGTTTCACTAAATGTACCATCTACATTTACATATGTTGGATTGTTGGAGTAGTTAAACTCTCTATTTGTTGCTCTTACAAAGAAATGTTGTGTTGATACATTTTCAGTTCTTCTTGCTTCAAAATCTTTACCATTTTTAATTGCGTAGTACAATCTCTTATGATAATATTGTTCAGCCGCAGTTGATGTTGAATTATCAGGTGCAGATGTTGCTCCAGCACCACCAGGTGCTAAATGACCTACAGTTTGAAATGCTTCGTTCCAAACGTTTCCTACCTTATTACCAATTGCTCTTGGATTAAGAACAATAATACCTCTATCAGGATAAAATAAACCATATCCTTCACCAGATGTTGCATCGGTTGTACTTGTAATAGTTGCTTCACTTTGTGTACCTAAATTTAAGTTACCTTCAACAACTTTAAATACTCGTCCACTTAATCCACTCTCATCACTAAATTTCTTACCACTATTATCAATAAAAGTAAATAAACCATTAGAACCAGAAAGTGGTAATGACCAGTTTCCAGCATCCATTTTCTCTCTAAATCTATTTCTACTTAAATTGATAACATATATATCATTCGAATCAACTAAAGTTGTAGAACTATTTTCAAATGAGAATTTAGTATCTGTTGGGTCTAATAAAATTGAACGATATTGTGCATAAGTTGCTTTGGATGCTTGTAATGAATTATCGTTTAAATTCAATGTCATTGAACCACTACCATCTACGTGTCCGTATGCTACTGCAAATTGAACTTCAGTAGTTGAATCGGTTGCTGTATTTTTATCATATACATTATAGTAGTATTGTCCACTATTTTGTGCAACTTGCGTTGATGATGTAAAAAATGTAGTTAATGAACCAGAATCGTTAGACCATAATCCAGTTGTTACAACTTCTACTTTTGCGTTTACTTTATCAAACTCACCAAATCTTTTGTAGATACCAATTGCGTTGGTAGTACCACCTGAAGATAATTGTTGTCCAGCTGGTAATGCCGAGTTTAATAAAGATACCAAAGCGTTGGTATCCAAATTTCCACCATTTGCCAATGCTGCAATTTGTGAGGTTATATTAATATCATTAATTATTGCCATTGTCTTATTTTATTATATTCTTTGTTTGTATATCACAGTTACTGGAATTGTTTCAGAACCACCCGTATCATTACCATATACTGTCAATGTAGTTGCAACATCAATAGTTAAGTTAGGATTTGGAGTAAATCTAAATTCTAAACCACTAACTACTTGTGCAGTTGTTGTAATTTCTTCACCTAAGAAAACAGGTACCGTACCAGTTCCAGTTGTTCCATTGGTTACTGTCAATGTACCAGCTCTTTGGTCAGCCAACACCACAGTGTATCCAGCGTTTGTATTTCCAGCAGGAGATGTTGTTGGTGATAACGATACACCACCTTCAGTTTGATTTACTGAAATTGCTGTTACACCCAATTTAACTATTGGTATTTGAGTTGTTCCTTTTGGAAGAGTTACTAATTTGTATCTTAATATTTGAGTCTCATCAGGAGTTGCTTCCGTTACCGGAATTGCTCTGATAGCAGAATCATAATATGCCGAACCTTTTGGGTGTGCCGGCTCATACAATGTATAATCAATCTCATCATCACCTAATGCGAATTTTGTGATGTTTAGAGATTGTCCAGATGCTAATTTTTGTCTACCTTTTTTGGTAAGTATTGCATCTACTGTTATTTCTGTATTATCTAAATATGCCATTTTTTATTCGTTTATTCTATATTATATAAATATAACTTATTTTTATTTTCCAATTAGTCAACAACAAGTATTGGTTCACCACTTCCTCTACCTGTTTTAGATACTCTAAGTATGTTAGGATTAGTTGTAAATGTTTCAACTGCAGCTAAACCATCTGGCGTTGAACCCGATGTTTGTAAAGAACCTTTAAAGTAAGAACGTTGCATTCCTTCCGATAAATTATTTACAAATTTATAGTGTGATGGAAAATATCCATTTAATGCCACTACTTCAACAGTATCGTTTCCAACGTTAATACTTCCACTAAATGGTAAAATTGAAACTTTATATCTGTAATTTGTTACATCTACATCTTCATAATATACTTGCTCACCAGGTAAAGCACCAATTGTAGGCCAACCTTTTAATTGAGTTGATATTTTTGTATTGTATTGCTCTTTTACTAAAAATACACTACTTCTACTACCAGTTGTTTCAAAGTTTCCAAATACCGGTTCTATTTTTCTAATAATACTATTACCATTTTCTGCATATAATCCAAATCCTGCATTAGCAATTGAGTTAGGGTCAAATCCAATAATAGTAGTTGTAAACGAATCTACTTCAGCTAATATTTTTGAACCCAAGTTACAATCAATATTAACAGAACCAGTAGGTGGGTATGTTGGATATTCGGTTTCAATTATAATATTATCATTAGTATTTATTAATGTATCGTAGTTTGGATTAGTTGCTTCCAATGTATATACATCTTCTGCATTTATTATAGTATCATAGTTTGGAGTATCTCCTTCTAAATTAACTTGAGTAGATGCATCTATTAAAGCATCTTTAGATTCATAAGTTAATTCAATTTTCTTATCTTCAAATGTGTTTATTAATGTTTCATAATCACCTCTTTCGGATTCAGGCTTACTCCATTTAGTTTTACTTCTTTCTAAATAATGCGGTTCAATTAATAAACCTTTAGATACCTTTGCTCTAGCTGGTGCCAAATCTTCCAATACATCAAATAAAGATTTATCAATATATCTAACCAATTGAATGTATTCGTATATGTTTCTATTTAATCTTTGGAAATAATAAGTTCTTAAATTAGTTAATTCTGTATAATTATCTTTATAATCATCCGATGGGTCACCAATATAGTTATCAATATTAAAATCACCAAATGCTCTTACAATATCCATATTTAACTCCTTAATTGGAGATAAGAATATACCTAATCTATTTGAATCTATTGGTGCTCTATCAAACGCTTTTTGAGTTGCTCTTACTTTATGAGATAAATCTCCAACTAAAGTTTGTTCTTCAAAACGAATTTTATTGGAATAATTTAATCCCAACGATGGTACAGTTGCTGTTACAGTTCTATCATATGGAGTGTATTGATACGGATATAGTGTAGCGGGGTACATATTACTAGCCGTAGCATAATTTTCACCATATGTTGTGTTTATAGCAACGTTTTTAATATATGGGTCTAATATTCTATTTTTTGGATATTCGAAATCTAATCTAAATAATAAATCAGCCGTTGATGAAGTATATGAATTTCCATTTATAGCATCTGGGTGTAATGTGTGATTTTCTAATTTAGATGGTTGCAGTGGAACTCTCCATAATCTAAACTCATCTAAGTTACCATCAAAATCTTTACCTATTGTTAAATTAGAACCACTTTCCCAATATTCCTTTGTACTAACAAAAGACATACTCACGGAATTCACAATTCGTTGTCCATCGGATGTTTTTAGTAATACCTCATAACGTGATGCGGATGAAAATTGACCTCCTAATTGATATCTATTTATTAAAACATTACTATAATATTCGGTAGATAATGGAAAATTAGAACTACCACTAACAGTATCAGGCCCCAGCACATATTCAATAGATGCTGTAAAATAAGTAGTTGATACGGATGCAGATGTAAATGGCGTTTCTATATAAGGTCCTGCTGATATTGCATTACCACCCAATCCAAATCGTAAAGTTGCAAAAGAACCTGTTGTTTGTATTATATCTAATTTAAATTGAGATGATGATATAATAGTTGTATTATGTACGTTATCAGGTTTTATTCTAAATTCAATACCTTGTGGATATGAACCATTTATTGATTTCCAAGGAACAACAACAGAAGAATTATATGAACCAGAGTTTAATTTAATTGCAGCAGTTCTATCATCAAATGTAAATTTAGTAGTACCATCTTTTGTTGGGTCTTGCGGTCCACCATATTCCATAATTGTTAACATGGATTGGGGAACACCATAACAAGCCATAGCTGCTTTCATAGCTCTGGATGTACCTTTATGTTTTAATAAATATGGTAGGTTGTTTAGGATTCTTCTCCAAACTTGATTGTTTGCATCTTCCAATGGCATTCCATATTTTTGATTACCTTCTCTATCAGTTCCAAACGCATACTCCCAAAGGAATTGTGAATCAAACGCTCTCTTACCATCCCAACCCATTGATTCCAATAGGTAATATATAAGATTATTTGTAGCTCCTTTAAATTGTTTTTCTTCTAATAATTTGTTTCCAGATAATGCTTTAATATAAACCCAAATAATATCAAAATGTTGCCCAATCATATCTAAGAAAAGTATGAAATCATTATTATCATAATCTTCTTTTATAAATTCAGGTATATTGTTTACTAAATAATTTGGATTGTATTTGTCAAATTCATACGCCAAATTAATTAAAGATTCATACCAAGCAGTAACTTCACTATCGGTAGTTGGTTTTAAAACATAAGTAGTTAAACCAGTAAGACCGTTTGTTGAAGTAGTTTTTGGGTATGATAAACTATCTGAATATATTAAATCCGTATATAACCATTTTTCAAATCCATCAAGTCCTCTAATTAAAACATTTGCTTTTTCTAATATATTTTTAGCTTCGGAAATTTGAGCAGTACCTTTTGGTTGATTAATCTCCCATTGAATTAAATCAAATATAGTATCTTCAGTTATTAAATTTGCATTGTTTTGAGAACTATATGTTGTTAAAAATACATCTGCATTTGTAGCGTCATATTCTGCTAATAAATTTGATTGTAAATCTATGTATGGATTTGTAAATGTATCTGCTATTAATCTTGTATATTTATCTTTATAAGTTTCTATTAATTGTACTTTATAAAAAAAGTTATTTACTCTTTCTTCAGCAGAACTAAAATTTACAAAATTATTAAACAAATAAACAGAACCACTTGCATATGATATATTTAATTTAGATGTATCAATTCCATTACCCTCCAAATATTTGTTTACAATATCGTTTGAAGTATATGAACCACTTGCAGTCAATTCATCAAACACTTTATATCCAATACCAACGGATGTATCTAAACTGAAATTAGGTCCTTTTAATGGAGGGCAAAATTCATCTACTTCGTTTTTTAAAGTTACAGTTTCAACAATTGGATTTGATTGTAATTTTGAAATCCAAACTTGTTGATTTGCTTGTACTGCCGTTGTTAATGGTTCGTATAATTTTAATATTAAACTATTATCACTTCCAACCCACGTAGTAACTACTTTGTTATCACCATCGCCTAAATGTAATAAGTGTGTTAAATATTTTGAAGTTTCATCTGCAAATACATTTGTATTAAATTGTGAAAAGAAACCATCGGCAATTCTATTCATTGCTAATGGTCTTGGGATTATTAAATCACCCTTATCAAATAGAATTGTAATAAATTCTTCTCTACTTATAACAGGTGATAACCCACTTATGTTATATGCAACTAATTTTAAAGTAAATGAAATCTTATCTTCATCTTCCGAAGTAAGAGTATTATCTAAATCTAAAATTTGTTGTACATTTAATTTTATAGTACCAGATGCAGGTCCTTGAATATATTGTGAACTACCCTCTTTTGATATTCTAACAAAATCAGCATTAACTGTTTTATAACTTAAATCAAAATCAACATTAGTTCCAGTATAATCAGGTCCTCTTAATACCGATGGATATACAATATCTCTAATATCAGGAACACCTACCCAAAAATCTGCAAATGCACTTACAAGTCCTTCTATTGGATTCCCATCACCATTTCCATTGGATGGGACCATTATAATTCTATATTGACCAGGTGTTGGGAATGCTGCATCAGGTAAATAAATTATTGTTTCACCATCACTGCCTAAATCACTAAATGTGTATTCTTGATTATTTACAGATACTCTAATTCTGCTTACACCGCCAGATTTTCCGATTGTAAATGCAACACCAGTTTCAGAATTTGTATTATATTCTCTACTATCACCAGCAGTAAAACTAATACCAGGAACTATTTTTGGTCTACTTTCAACCCTTTGTACCGAATTAGTTGTTATGAAAACTTTTACTGATTGTTTTACTCTATAACTTAATTCAAGTGAGGGTGTTGTTGCATTGGCATTTAAATCAAATGCAGTAACATCTCTATCACCTTGTGATTCTATACCAAGTAATCTTGTTACATTATAATCGCTACCATTGGAATATAATTTAAAAGTACTGCCTAATTTAACATTTATTACCGAATATCCAGATTTTACAAGATATTCCACTCCACTATCTAATAAAACTACTGCAGACTCACTTTGACCATCCAATTCAAGTTGTAATTCAACAGAATCATTTGTTGGGGGTGGTAATGCAAATGGTTCATAATCAAATGTTACTGTAATATCTGTTGGGAATGTATCAAAAAATCTATTAATTTCGGAACCAGAATTATCAGAACCATACTTTGTTAGAGTTTCAAAAATAGCTAATGTTCCACTACGTTGTGTATGTATTCTAAACGCGTTTTTTAAATTATATAATTTATTGTTGTAATTTGGTATAATTTCAACTGCATTCTTAAAATCATTTATATCAAACTCATAATTAGTTGCTTCGGAATATTCTTTTCCATTTATTACATATTTTTGAGTACTACCAGCAGCATTTGCACTTATAATTCTAAGATTAAATTTAGTTGCAGATACAGGTGCAGGAGTTCGCCCAATACCATCAATCGGTTCGGTACTTCCACCCGGTGTTGATGGAGTTCCACCAGTTGGATTATCACAGGGACTTAATTGAGTAACATCTAAACCAGGTGGATATGTAAATGTGTCTGGTATAGCACAAACTTCTCTGTTTGAATATGCAAAAACAGTTACATTTTTATAAACAGAATTAGGAGCTTGATAAGAAAATACTACATCATCACCAGTTATGTTTTCAAGACGAAATGTATATGATGTGGACTGGGGAAGAGTAGCAGGTGGTGGAGTGGGTGCGAATGCTGGTGAACCTATTGGATTCCCACCACTACCCTCACCAATAAATAAAGGTGCGCCAGATTCATCCAATAATGGATTTCCATAATCATCATATCCTATTTGTTTTGGTGCAGCCATTTATTATTTTATTATTGTATTGTTATTTTATAAATATTTTATTTTAAATTATCCTATATCATATTTTGTACGGATGGGTCTTCAAAGAATGTAGTATTACCAGTTTCAAATCTATCATTTCTCCCAATCACCCCACCGGTCGTACCCCCACCACCGCTTCCAGCGGCTGCGCCTCCACGAGGTTCATCGGTAGGGATTGCTGGTGATACTCGTTCATAGGCTTTATCACAAGGACCTACATCTTTTACCATCATCCTAACATCAGGGTCTTCAATATTTATACTATTTTGCAAAGCACAAATATCAATTGAATCCCCACCTTGCAATTGTATTTGTTTACCATCTTTAAATTCGTTCTGATATCTAACAACTACCATTTGACCAGCCCCATCTCTTTGTCTTGCCAAATTAGAAACCATATATTTTCTCATTACAATAACTTCAGGTTCTTGTCTTGGTGGTTCGGGTTCTACGACCGGAAAATCAACAGGTGTTGATATTGGAAGTGTTTTATCAATAGGAGTTTCCTTTCTAATTACAATTCGTATTTTTTCTTGAACAGGCGTAAGTACTGGTGGAGATTGCTTTACTAATTCAATAATAGGACTTCTTGTATCAATTCTAGTATCTGAATTTAATCTTTGTAAAACTTTACCCACTTCATCATAACTAGCATCATTACCTGCATCAAATGTAGTTGTTGTTTTAACATCAGGTCTTAACAAATGATAATCTAAAGATGCTATTAATAATCTTTGACAAATTGATACAATGGTACTTTTAGTTAATTCAATTGAAGGTCTACTATTTTTTGGTTTTCCATAGTTTACATTATTTAATTCAGATATTCTATTTGTAAATTCATAGGCAGAAGATTCTACAAATGTATCATATACTCTACTTACAAATGTTTCAAAATCCTGTATTTTAAATTCTGTTTTTAATCTAACTAAAAATTTCTCTGAATATCTATCTCTCATATAAGATGATATTTTTGTAGGAGTTATATTTTCAATAAATTTAAATACAAAATATATAGTATCATCTCTAAAATTACCATCTCTTATCATTAAATTAAATCGTTCTCTTAATTCTGGATTAGTTTCTAATCCTTTTTTTAATGGAACTAATCTAATTTCAGTTCTTGATGGTGATATTTCATTTATCCAAAGTTTATTGTATTTTTGCTCACTACCAACTCTTTTATTTATTAAAGTTATTTGAGTTTTAAAAATACCACTATCGTATCCAGCTTCTTTAATCAATCGTTCAATATCTACAAAATATTCTTTTGGAAACTGATATCTTTGGAATATAGTACCTTCTGGTAATAGTATGTAATCTTTTATGTTTTGGGTTGATAGTGTAACATATGTAACCAAATTTCCATTTTTTTGAGGAAGTTGATTATCATTTGTATCGTACATAATAAACTCAATAGCATCTTGGTCACCTAATCCAAAAAAAGATTGTAGGTTTCCCTGCTCAAAAATTTCTCTATCTCTGGCTTCAATACGATATCCTTTATTATCTATAATCTCTTTAAATGTTCTTATAGCCATCCCAATGATAATTTTTTCTTTTTATATTTTCTTTTTAATTTAACTACATTATAAATAATCAATGAATATTGGCAACCTACAAAGTGCAATCCTTTACCAATTAAATTATCGTTTGGTAATACACCCATTATGTGTGCCATATGTTCTGACCAAGGTTTAACTGCTACATATAGATACTTAGAATATTGTGAGTTTTTAGTAAAATAATCCACAACAGATTGTGCCCACATTAAGTAACCCATAGCAACGTGTCTATTTTCTTTCAACATCATCTCACCAAATGCCTCATCTGCTGCCCATATGTGTTGAGGTATAAATCCTTGCTCATAAAGCATGTTACAAATAATTTTTCCCTTCTTATTGGCGGTAGTACTTCTTATTAAATTTGTTTGAAGTGCGGAGTTATCTCTACTTAATGCATCTATTGCACTATCCTTTTCAAAAATGGTATTATTTTGCAGACGTATTGATTCATTTAATGAAATTATTTGTTTTGTAGATGTACTTACCTGCTCTTCATATTGTGTTACCTGTCCTTTTAAAGATTCATTTCTAGCATATGCCGAAACTCTTTGTACAGATTCAGCAGTTGCTCTTTGGATAGCGTTTTGTAATTCTTGTATTGAACTCTGAACTTTAGTTGTTGATTGTTGTGCATTGTTTTCCGCAACCGCAAGTAACAAATCTTTATTATCCATATCAATTCTCATTGCCTCAAGTTCGGTTTCTAAACCACTTATAGTTCCCTCTAAAGATGATATTTCAGTATTTAGTTCTCTAATATTTTCCGTCAAATCCGCAACTTCCGCAACTTTAGCATCATAGATAAATTTAAGAACAGTTTCTGGTAAATTTGGTACTTCTAATGGTAATAATTCTACAATAGTTGTATCAATTGATTTTATTATTTCTGTTTCATTATATTTTGGTTTTTGTAATTTACCAAATACAATACCATCCGAAGTTTCTTTATCTTCAAACATATAAACTCCAAAATCATTTTTAGTATCAATGATTTGCGAACCACTAACTAAAAGTTCGGATATTATTGCTTCATTTTGTAAACCTGTTTTTATCATCTTAGTACTTAATTACACCAAATATTATATTATCATCAAAATAAGAAATAGAACCATCTCTATCTATTTTAAATTCTATTTTATATTTTCTATCAACCTCCCAATTGGAAAGATTTAAATTTATATAGTTACCAATTGAATCACAACTTACTTTTGAATATTCCGAAAAGGGGATTATTACATCGTTTGAATGTAAATCTTTTATTTGATAATATGTAGTTTCGGGTAAATACTTAACATCATTATATGCAAATGTGCTTGTAAATGTTTTTAATGGATATAATTCTCTACCCAACACTCTTAATTTTGGAATACTATTTAATTTATATTCTTTCTTTAAATTAGATATACTAACTTTTATATCTTCGGTTGTTAATTCGGTTAGTGAACCAGTTACAATTTTTTGGTCATCCCAACCTATTCTAATTTTTGGTTGATAAATTGTATGCGTTTCTTTTGAAAAGAATTTAAGTTGACCGTAATCATTTGTATCTCTTTCTTTGTCAACATCTCTCCTTAAAATAAAACCATCGTTTGGAATAGAACCACTTACCCATCCTCTTAAAATAGATTTAACATCCATTTCAATATCAGCAGTTTGATAACTATATCCTTGAGATGCCTGATAATTAGTCCACCAAGTACCACCAGTTCCATTATTTACACTAGCAGTTGTGTTTGTGTTAAAAGTGTTTTCTAACCATTCAACACTATTATCACCATCTCTATAATTCCAAGTTACACCGGCGGTTTCAATTTCATCAAATCGATTACCTTTACCCATTTCCCAACTGCCAGATAATGCATTTGCAAATATTGTGTAATCTAATGGTATCTCATTACTTTCGGTTTCTCTCAAAATAAGAGTTGCATTACTCATTGATACATCACCACTTACAATTGAAGATGATAGATACCCCATTTCAAATTTAAGTAAAGCATGGGTTATATCTTTTATATTTCCATAATATACTTTATTTATTTCCAATATCTCATCAAGCCCAGTATTTTGATTGGGTTGCTGTAAATACAATGTTGCATCTTTAGATGCTGTTAAAAAATATATCATTATCTTACTCGTCCTTTAATGTCTGAATCCGGAAACTTAATTTCAAAAATAGATGGGTCTAACGATGGATATACAATTTTATCTTTAGTTGCAGCATCTACGTTATATGAATTTGGTGAATAATTTCCACCACATTTATTTGTTATTTTCATCATTGGTACTGATGATACACCTTCAACGTTTGCTATTAGTAATTCTACTTCGCTTAAATTAATTGTTTGATTGAATGTCCAATTATCTATATTAAAATAATCTTTCAATTCAGTAATACATTTAGTAAGTACTTCACTTTTGTTGTAGTTGTTATATATGATAATATCAAACTCAACACCAATATTTATAATATACCCATCACTTATATTAACACCATCTGTCAACATTCGGTATTCGTTCATATAAGTTTTAAGATTTTCTTTTACTGCTTTATTAAGATTTGTAAGATTTCCGTTTAAATCATATCCCAACAAATAGAGGTTAATTGCAAACGGATTATTTTTTTCCTTTAAGTTGGAATCTTTACCAATTAAATATGTTGTAATATCTTGCTTAACGGATTGTATAGTTGGTTCTTCTGAATCAGGCTTATTAACAAAACTCATAACCAAATCCGTAAACTCTTGTAAATGATTTGGTGATGCTAATATAGAAGCAGGTGAATTATTATCCAATGTACCATCTGCAGTTGCAAATGCTTTAGCAACACCACCATATTTTGATGGTAATGATAATGCTCTAACTTGATAATCTTTTGCAGTTACTGCTCTATTTTGTGCACCAAAGTTTGCCAATGCGTTTTGTCTAATCTCTTCAATAGTTTCACCATCTCTACCACCTGTTGCGGGTATTTCGTTATCAACTGCTACTGAATTTTTAATACTATTATATGTTGCTATTTGTGCATTTGTAAATGAATCAATATCATCTTCATATTCTATTCCAACTATTCTAGTCAAATCACCTTTAACTATATTTGAACTAATACCACCACCTACAAAATATTTAACAATAATACTTGTGTTTGATGGAGATGTTCCATACGTTTTTGTTTTTAAAAAATTAGTTGGGTCAAATGATTCTTCCAATCTACTAATTGAGTTTGGTAAACCAAGTCCTACATTTTTAAGATTTGGTATTAATTGTTCATCCGATGCGGATGGGTCACCTGCTCCAAATTGTAATGTAGTTGTACTATTTTGATTTACTTTTGCTACAAATCTTCTTGGTGTTTTTATAGTTTTAAGAATATATGGAACTGTTGTTTTAAATTGATATAATTCAGCATCATTTGATTCTGTTGTTGGTTGTTCAATATACACCATTTCTTGTCCCAAATATGGAACTTCATAATATTTGTTTCCATTCGAATCCCTAACATCATATATTTGAATAATGTTCGTTTCATCTAATGTTATTGATTGAAATGGTTGATATGCTCCAAACGTAAATGTTCTTTCCGATGTGATAGCTGATATTGCTTGTACATATTTTTTAACCAAATAAAAAGTAGGTTCTCCAGTATTTACATCTCTTTCGTAAATTGTAATCTCTCTATTGTTTTCATCATTAAAATCAACTACGTCTGTTGTTCTAAATAAAATATCATTTTCAGTAGATTGTAATCGCATACCTTCTTTTATTCTAAGAAAATATGTTTCATCTGGTTTGTTATTAACACCACTTCCAATTGATGGAATTAATTGATATACCGATACATTTGTTATTGCTGGAGATGTTACTTTTGGTTTATATCCCAAAAATTGAGATAATGCAATTACACTTTGAATATCTTCAGCGTATGGCATTAATGATTCTTTTAAAGTATCATCTACATAATAAGATAATGAATCACCAACATACGATGCTAATTCAATAAACATCATACCAGGTGATGTTTCATTAAAATCAGAATATGTTTTTGGAAAATATGTTTTAGAAAATTCAATTAAGTTTTCTCTAAATGCAGCAAAGTCTTTATTTAGATATTTTATATCTTTTCCTTTGTTTTTAAAATTCTTATTTATTGTAGTTAATGCCATTTTTTTATACTGTAAAGGTTACTGTCTCCATACCTACATTATTTGTTATACTAAATGTTAATGAAATTTCAACACGATTGGTATCCTTAAATTCATCAGTCTGTCTAACATCAATTTCTTCAATAGTAACGTATGGCAACCACTTTTCCATACTGTTTGTAATAACTTCTTCTATTTCATCAGCTAAAAAGTCATCATTAAAATCAAAAAGTAATTCTTGTAAGCCACTACCCAATTCCGGTTGCATTACTCTTTCTTTTCTTTTTGTTAATAAAAGGTTTTTAATATTTGTTTTTACTTGGTCAATTGTTTTAAATGATTGATTAAATGCATTATTTCCTATTTGTAATGGCAATGTAATACCAATAGCATAATCGTTATATGCAATTGTATCTTTAACCATCCTTTGACCTAATAATACTGCCATTATTTTTTATTAAATCGTTTTACTAATTCTGAATAATCTCTGTTCAATGCTTTATCCAATTCAGGCACCCCAGTTTGAACACCTAATCCACTTGGTTGAGGTCCTCTAGCTAAATCACCATATCCCATTTTATCAGCTACTGCAGTTCTACCTACAACAGACCCCATATCACCTTGTCCAAAATTCATTGTTCTAAAACCACCATCACCTTGTGGGATACCACCTCTTGTTTCATTTAAAATTTGATTAATAATTGGGTTTTTACTAAATTGTTTAGTTTCTACTACTTTAGTTTCAACCGATTCCTTAATAGTATCATTCCCCAATATTGCTTTAGCCATTGAAAATCCTTCACTTTCTTTTTTAGGTTGTGGTTTAGTATTTCCTTCCGCTAAAACCTTTTTCATTTCCGCTTTCACTCCTTCTTTAATCAAAGCAGGGAGTTGTTGTTTTAACTCCTCTTTGATAAGAATTTGAATAGCTTTTAATAATTTATCCGTATTCATTTGATTATCTTTCGTTGTTGTTAATATAAATATTTGATTTGTTTATTTTTGGGATTTATGCCCAAAGTGTCGGGTCTCTTTGTAATTCTCTCCAATAAACTGCAAATCTACTTACTCTATCGTTCAATCCATTATAACCACCATTGATTCTTTTAGTTACAACTTTAATAGTATCAATCGATGAATTAACACATTTTGGACCTAAACTATTTGATTTCCAAAATAAACAAGCGGTATCAGCATAATATTGCTGTGCAACTACTCTTGGATTTCCTACAAAATCACCACCAGCAACAGGTCCAAATTTTGTATAGTTTGCTCTACCCGTTAATTGAATATATCCCCTACCTTTATATCGTACACCATCGCCAGGTTGTGTATTACCCAAATCACGTCTACCTTCATATGCAGCTCCACTTGCCAATTCTTCTCTATAAATAAATCCTCCACTTTCGTGAGCACATTGTGCTAAAAAGTGTGCTCTTTCCAAAGGACTTCTACCCACTCCATATTTTCTCATAGCAACAACTATTTCGGGTGGAACTTTTACACTTGTTTTGTAATTAGGTATTTTTTCAACACCATCAACCGGCAATTTATCTGCGGATAAAGATACTACACCGCCAGAATCACTACCACCTCCACCACCTCCACCAGAAGAACCGCCTGTATATTCCACACCAGATAGTGCAGCTGCGGTTGCAGAATTTAAATCAGCTCCCCTTTGTGATGCTCTTTCAGCTATTGCTTCTTGTTCAGGTGTCATTTCTATTGCAGATGTATCAACTTGACCAATAGGTATTGATGGTGCTGCTGGGGGAACTGTATAACCTGTCCAATTTATAATACCCGGTCCGGGTGTACCCAAAGGTGGATATAAAGATGTTGTTGATATAACGCCGGTTACAGTAGTTAAATGTTGAGTTGCATAACGAATGAACTCATCAACTATTACTCCAGTATTATCCGTAGGTCTAACTGCTGACATTTTATTATTTTTTTATTGGTAATACAAATCCAACTGCTTTTGCAATTCTTGCTGATTTACGGAATACACCTACTCCGTTTCTACTAAAACCACCACCAGAAGTATTACCTTCTATTGTAGTTACTCTATCCCCACTTATTGCCTCAACAATTCCTATGTGATGTGCATCTGCCGAACTACCATATAAAATAGCTGCTCCAATTGCAGGTTTGCTACTAAACAATCCATTTCGTTTTGCCCAACTCATCCAAACATCACATGATGCACTATTGGGTGATTTTGCACCAGCACTCTTATACCAAGCAGATACCGCAGCAGCACACCAATATGCGGGTGTATTAAATCCAACACCTTTTAACATTTGTAAAACTCTTGGACCGGAATTTTCAGGTTTTCCCGGTGGTAGTGGATTTTCAGTTACTCCTAAATCTCTTAAAGCATATTGAACTATTTTTAATCCTATTTCCATATCAGGTGGCAAATCTGCTATAATCTCTTGCTTTGGTTCATTTGATACATCCGATGAAGATGCATTCTCACCACTTCCCAATCTTTCCGATTGATATGCTATTTGTTCTCTTGCAGTTTGTGCTTTAGCCTGTCCTTCGGGTGTTGGGTCATTTTGAAATTCTTGCAAATCTTTTTTTGCAACATCCAAATCTTCTTGTGCACCAGCTTTTTCCTCTTCGGATAAAGTATCTCCCTGTCTTGCTCCTACCGATGGTTGTGGTGGTCCCCAAACTCCCGGACTTAAAACCACATTATTTATTACAGCAACATTGGCAGTTGAGCCTGGTGCTGGTATAAGTGGTATTGGAAAGTTTCTCATTATAGCTCCCATATCTTAATAATTATTCATATATAGAAACGTGCATTGGGTCATTATTACTTAACCATGTCATTCCTTTTGATTTAAATATTGCTGCTACTTGTTGGAATCCTTTATCAAATTCATTAAGTTCTCTAAGTTTTTTCTTACCACTATAAATTCCATCTGATTTAAATTTTACACCATATGGGTATATTCCCGTATTCATATCAATCGCAGTTCCCCAACTATGATTTGATAATCTAGTACCACAAGTTACATTTCTAATAGCCAACCCACCTCCGCAATTTTCAATATATCTTTGCAATCCTTTTGCTTTTATTTCTTCTAATGCGGGTTTTATAATTGCTGCCAAATTTTTATGAACTAATATTTTAGAACTACCTTTGGCAGTTGGAAACATTATTTGAGTACAATTTTTTGTTAGATATTCTTGATTTGTTTTGTACCATTTTCTAGGACAATCTGAGTCAGCATTTTCTATACTTCTTATTTCAAAATTTGGAGCAGTTCCCAATGCAGGCCATATTCCATTTCCACATTTATTAAATAATGCAGTATCACCCCTTCCAACTAATTTAGTATCAGCATTACTTTGGGATTTTTCATTATTAAAATCGTTTACAGAATCTAATGCTTCTTTTGGTGAAACATTACTATTATTTGCCATTGCGGCTTCTTTTGATGGAAACTGTCTTTCATACTCTAATTGAGTTTTTGGGTATTCTCTATTAATATCGGTTTGAATTGCTTCAGCCTCCACCGCATCAATACCATCCGCATTATCAGCTATACTAGCAGGCCCACCTGGTGCACTCCAATACGCAATTACACCCTTTCCCATTTCACCAACTAAATCATATGGACCTGTTGATGATAATCCTTTTTGTAAAGCAATTTTAAACAATCTTTCCATTGTTGCAACATCACCTTGCTGAATTGCTATATTATTTAAAGTATCAAATCCTCTTTTAATTGCAGCATCGTATTCAACTGCATAAGCCCTAGCCACAGTATCTATATCAGGTATACTACCTGGTCTATTTGAAATTCTTACAATATTTTGTTTAAATATTTCCCAAGACATAATTTATACTATTGGTGGTTCTCCTTTTGTTGCCGAACTTTTAGCATTTTCGGCGTATTCCCGTTTTGCATCAGCATCCATATATTTAGCATATTGAGGAGGTGCTGGTAAATCTTTTGTTGGTATGGGTTTTAATTTTTTTAATCTGGGTATTTTAAATCCACGTAATTTTGCTATCATATCTTCCGCCTGTTCTTTTGCGGTTAGTGCTTTTTGAAATGCCTCCTTTGCTTCTTTTTTTGCATCTTCAATTGCTTTCTTTGCTTCTTCTTTTTTTCTTTTTAATTCTTCTTCAATCATTTTAGCAGCTGCTAATGCTGCCGCTTCTATTTGTTTTGCAGCAGCTTCTAATTCTGCAGCTTTTCTCTCTGCTTCGGCTTCTATGTTTTCTCCAAATTGGTCTAAAGTACCTTCTATATTAGTACCCAATTGCATAGATTGGTCTTTTATCATAGAACGTAAATTACCACTACCATCAGGTATTTCTTGCAATTCAGGCGCTTTTATTTTATTAGCCAAATCCGCATTTAGTGATGTAGTATCAAATTTTGGTAATGGTGGTTGAATTATCGTTGCCATATATTTAAGCAGTTTGATTTAATTTACTTAACATTGAATTAAGTTTTGACTTTATAGATGCAAATTTTGGTACATTTTCAGGACCTATTTTAGTTGGGCCGGATGGAGTTAGATATTGTTGTGCTACAATTGTATCTATTAACTCACCCAATATATCTACTAAAGTTTGTCCTTTTACCAATGGTTCTAATCCCTGACTACCCAATATAATAGAACCATTTCCTGTATATAAATGAACACTCCTATCGTTAGTTAATACATTTATATCACCACCCACACTAACATCAATCCCCAATGCATTATCAATTGACATGGCACCATCTGATATAAACCCATAATTCTTTTTAGAATAAAATATCATTTCCGCACTTTTTGCAGAAAATATCAATCTTCCAGAATTGATTAGAATTTGGTCACCAATTAATTTAGATGGATATTGTTGAAATGATGTTGGAGCTGTTTGAAAATCAGTTGTACCAGTTTCACTAACAGTACCAGGTAAAAACGATAACTCATATTGGTCAGATGTCATAGCAATGATACTGCCATCTTTATTTATATCTTCTAATATAGATTCTGTTATTGGTTTTTTTCTTGTTATCTGACTTTCGCCATTTCTAATTATTACAGTTGGTGAGAATACATTTTTAGGATTATTGTATCCAGAGAATCTTATAGATTGTCCAAACCGTGTTTCAACCAAACTATCACCTTCGTATAATTTTAATCTGTGTATTCCCCTTTCTGTTTTAAAATATTTTCCAAACCCATCTAATTGCAATGATTCGTTTACATTTGTTTTAACTATACCAGTGGTTTGTACTTTATTATAATCATTACCTTTATTATCTAATTTTGTTTTTTCACCATAATGTTTTGTTATAGCTTTTTGGTCTGAATTTATATTTGGTGTTATATCTTGTCCAACACGCCTATACATAGACACACTACCATTTTGATAAATTTCAACACTTTCGTTTACAACCGGTAAATTTTTAAAATTTTTATCAAATGGAAATGCAATTGGTAAATTTGCATCATCAGATGCTACATTATTTGCAAACCTATATTCAATTGCTCCTATATATGATATTTTTCTATTACCATTACTATCTTTTATAGCAGGATGTGTTTCATCTAATATAACACTATATACAAATCCCATTCCCTTACTTACGCTAGTAGTTATCGGTCCTGTTTGTGTTATTTGCGTAGATACAACACTTGAATTTTGTAATGTCATTTTATTTTACTTTTAGTTTAAGTTCTTCTATTTCGTTTTCCAATTCATCAACTCTTTCTAATTCCAATTGAGTATCTTCAATATCTTTAAGTAGTTGTTCTTTTTCAAATGCTGAAAGGAATCCATCATCACCCTCCGATTTCTTTTCCGATGCTATTAGTTTTTGAGCAAGGTTTGCTAATTTAACTAATTGGTCATCATTCTTAACGGAAGTATCTATAAGGTCTCTAATTAAAGGACCTATAACAGCCATATCCCCAGCATGCCTAACCATTTTTTTTAGTTCAATGATTAGTTCGGATATTTTGGCTTTCTTTTGTGTTTGGTTATTATAGATATCCTCAAAAAGTGAACCTAATGTTTTACCTTTGAATAATTCGAATTCGGTTGACATAGTAATTCTATTTATATATTGTTTGTATATAAATATCTAAACTATAAAAAGTTAGGATTGAATTGGTTTAACCACAATACTAATTTTAGCTTTGTAGTCCTTTGGTAACTTATTAGTTATACCAACAAATTCCTCAACGTTATCAGTAAAATATTCTACTTGTAATATTCTATCAGTAAGGTTAAGTACAGTTTGAGATGATGTGAACATCTCTTTGGCTTTTCTTGCCATATTAAGTTGAGATTGTTTTGGAAAGAATTCTTTTCTCATTGCATTTGCAATCTCTTTCCAATCTTCAACTTTATCAACTGATTTTTCAGCCGATATTTTTCTCATTTTAGATGATAAGTATTTTTCTCCATGTGTGTATCCAGCATTAGTAAACATATGTCCGTGATTTGTACGAACAACTGGATTTTCCATATTATGTAAAATAATATTAGGTTTATGTTTTGATGTTTTCTCAATACTAACCATATACCTTGGGGATGAAACAAATGTATGTCCATTAACACCACCATCGGTTAATACTGCTGCTTTGATTGCTTCTCTTAAAGTTTTTTGTGAAAGTGCAGTTCTAATCTTTTTCCCATCTTTGGATGGTTTACCACTCTTCTTTACTAACTTTGCTTCTGCCTCATCGTGACCCACCATTAGAGCTGAATTCACAATACCAATTCCAAACTCATTCATACCTTCACTCCAATCGGTAATCATATCGTGAATGTATGCAACTTCCACACCATTTATGATAGTGTGGATAATTTCTAATTTTGGTTTGTAAGCTCTATCTCTATTCTTTGCTAAGATAAACTTATCACCAACTTCTTTCGATACAATGATACACTCGTTGAGCATTTTATTTTTTAAGTCTAATTTTCCAACCAACTGAAACTCCTAAGTACTTTTTACCATCACCATCAATTAACATTCCGGCACCATACATATTATCTTTTTTAGTTTTCAATGTAAGTTGTGGACCAACCAATACATTCGAATTTCCAATTATAGTTTGTGCTCCAACGTAAATCTGATTCTTTGGTAACTCTTTTACTATTTTGGTATCAGTTATGGTTCTTTCCCTTATTTGAGCGTTCCACTTTCTACCAATAATTTTATTCATAGATATAGTATCGGTTAATTCAATTGTTCCCAAATCATTATCTAATACTAACTTATCTTTATACAAAACTTTTTGATGATACTCTCTGACAATTCTTTCACTATCAGCTTTAATATAAATTGGTACTTCTACTCTTTTCTCTTTTTCCACAATTGTTTCGTGGTAGATATCCTGTCCTCTTTTATATTTAATTTGAGTATGCTCAACAACAAAAGTATCAATTTTGTGTTTTATCAACTCATATTTTTTACCATCCACATTCACAGTTTCACCCGGTGTATCCGATGAAGAACATTCACGGAATATAAATATCCCAACTGCGATTGCTATAACGATTACACCTAATTTAAGAAACGTGTTCATAATGTATATTTTTTACACCAATAAATATTAAATACTTAATAATCAATAAAATTATAATATTTTTGTATTATATAAAGAACCTTTTTCAACTTATTGGGAAAATCCTATTTTTATTATATTTTTAGTATTTTTCCAATACTTATATTAGAAAAGTGATAAAACAATACAAATAATACAAAAAAATGATAAATTTATTAATTACAATAATTCTAATTTGTGGTTCTTTAGGAGCTACAATTGCTAAAACAACAACTCATTATGGTGTTAGAAAACAAAGACAACATACTGAACCTCTACATATAGATAAAGAAGTTATTTCTTAAAGCATCAATCTAGAACCAATTAAAAAGTTACTTAATATCGGAGCCCCTGCAGCAGTAGACGTATTGATTTTGTAATTAAAACTAAATCCAAAACGTTTACTGATTTTGTAATCAATTGAAGTACCCAATAAAAACCCAACATCAGAACTATAAGTGAATTCTCCGTTAGTTGTATCCCAACTACCACCAGGTAACATTGTAAATATTTGTGGTGAAAGAGTTAGTTTTTTTGTAGTTTGATATGGTTTAGTCCAAAATACAACACCAGAATTACTTACACTATATCCATATCCACCATCTGCTTTTGGTGAGAATAAATTAACTAAACCAACATTATATCCATATACACCAATATTTGGGTTTGGTATAATTACGGTCAATCCAACCAAACTCATATAGGTTCTATTTAGATATGCTCCAGTTACGGAGTATGAGTTCATAGAATTCAATGAGCCATCTTTAAAGTTCATTTTAGTATAACCACCACTTACTGCAAATTGTTTTAAGTTACTCCATATCATAGATGTTGCTGAATAACTTTCATCCCCAGCCATTGATGAACGAGATACACCGGTTGTTAAGATAGCATCAAATTTAGATGGAGATGATTCTACTACACTTAAATCCGATGCTAATAATAATGGATTTATTGGTGCTATTTTTTCTTTTTTCTTTTCTTCTTTTTTCTCCTCTTTCTTTTCCTCCTTTTTAGATTCTTCTTTCTTCTCTTCTTTTTTAGATTCCGATTTAGTTTCTTCTTTCTTTTCCTCACTCTTACTTTCGGATTTTGATTCTGATTTAGATTCACTCTTACTTTCGGATTTAGCTTCTGCTTTTGCTTCAGCTTTAGCTTCTGCTTTTGCTTCTGCTTTTGGTGATGAACTACTACCGCCACTTCCTCCACCAGAAGAACTATTTGATGCCGGTGTGGTTGAACCTCCACCAGACGGAGCCGAAGCAGAAGGAGCAGGTGCGGATGGGGTTGGTGGGGGTGGTGGTACTGCGGCACCAGCTGCCGAAGCTGCTGCTCCACTAACGGCAGAACCAGCTGCCGATGAAGCCGCTCCACTAGCCGCAGAAGAAGCGGCAGATGATGCAGCTGAACTTGCAGCTGAACTTGCTGCAGAAGAAGCGGCAGATGATGCAGCTGAACTTGCGGCTGATTGTGCTGCTGAAGCTGCTGCTGATGAGGCTGCTTGCGAAGCTGCTGCCGAAGCTGCTTGAGATGCAGCCTGTGTTGCTGCTGCCGAAGCTGCTTGTTGAGCCGCTTGAGCTGCTGCCTGCTGAACTGCTTGGTTTACTGTTTGTTGTATAGTTTGTTGTACTACCTGGTTTGTAGCACACCCTTGCGTTGAATATGCAACATATACGGATTGTAACCACATTTGCATTACACCACTTGTAACTTCATCCGGTGTAAATACTCTCATTTGGTCATAGAAAGATACAAATGCTCTTCCGTTGACATAAGTAGTAGTGGCGAGTTTTACTTCTCCAGTACACTTATCTATAAATGTTTGTGTAAATGTTGTTTGTCCGTTAGCTTTGGAAGCTAGACAGAATATGAATAATACACTTAATAAAACTTTTAACTTTTTCAATCATATGCTGTTTTGATTAAAAAGTGTAACTTACAGATTTATACCAGCCCCAACAATACCATTTCTTCGTATAGGGTCATAATCTAATTTAAGAGTAACATATTTGAAGTCGTGTATTATACCAAATTTCATTGTCATAAAGTCCGAATTATATTTTGGGAATGTTATGTATCCTATTTTATCTTTTCCCTGAAATCTTACTTCTTCATTTCCCAAACCCAAAGATATGTGCATTCCGTTTCTACCATACCTCTTACCAATACCTGCGTAGAATACTTTGTTAGATATCCAATCTTCTACTAATGGAAAATCAACAATACCTAAATGTCCAAGTGGGAAATAAGATGCTGAATGTATTTGATTTGTTTGCTGGTATTCTAATAAGACATAGTTTACATGTCCTATTGCCAACCAACCACCAATTTGATTACCTTTTGATGTTTGTAAACCAAATGCCCAACGCATTGGTTTAACACTTATAGTATCCCTCTTACCATCGTTATAGATACGAACTCTACCTCTTTGTCTATATCCAAAATCATCATAGAAATAATATGGATACATATTGTAATATCCAAATCCATTAAACCAAGGGTACATCCCACCTACCCAAACTTCTCTATTACGAAAATATGGTGTGTTTGGATATTGCCTATATTGTGGTGTACTTCTCCATCTACTCACATTATCATTACGATTTGGTTGTGAGTATTCTCTATTGGATGGTACATTTACACTACTCCTTTGTTGTGGTGCGGTTGTTGCACCACTTCTCCAAGAGGATATCTGCCCTAACAATAATGTTGGTAATAACAAAAAAAATAATAATATTTGTTTCATAGCTATAATTATTTTATAACTATAAATATCATTTGAAAAACTTAAACCAAATATGTTTTGTTTTATTTGTATATTTTTCAAGACCCCTTTGATTTAATAATACATTTATTTTTGGATATGCGTAAGTACATAATAGTGAATCTACAATATCATCAGTATTAGTTTGTCTTGCAGTAAATAATGAATTAGCCCAAGGGATTTCAGGTGAAGATACCAAAGGAACTCCTTGTGAAACTATATCAGCTCCTACAATATTAAAAGTTTCATTAAATGATATCTGAATTCCAATATCCATCGTAGAACATAATTGAATAAATTGCTCTCTAACACTCCACTCATGATGAACTAACTTATGACCTTTATGTTCCAAATGATTGAACATACTTATTAAGTTATTTAATATTGGTTCTCCTTTTTGTTCAACTCTATCGCAATTGATATGGAAATGTAATTTTTTACCAATTTCATCTGCAAACTTAATTGCTGCAAATGCTTGTATAAGATGATTTTTTAGAGGTCTAATTGCACCAAAACATCCTATGTGAATCGTATCACCTTTCTTATTGAATGATTTAGTTTTGTATTGTTGTGGATAAAAATTTGGTAAAAAATCTATATGTTTTTTAATACCTAATTTTGTACTCATATAAAACTCAATATCTTTGGTAGTTTGTGGTGAGTTGCAAGAAATAATAATATTATCAAATTTACTATATTCCCCAATCCAATCCATTGCCATTCCTTCATTTGCTAAAAATGGTATTTCGCTATGTAAGCGAATTACCCATTTAACGTTTGGATGTAATTTGCAAAGAACTTCGAATTTAGATGGAACAACCCAAAGAGCTTCAATAATAACGTGGGTTGGTTTGTGTAGAGTTACTTCTCTATCTATATCGTTATTATCATTTACAACTACCATTTGAGAATCAAACCCGCCATCTAATAGCATTTGATTCATAAATTGAGCTGAATTGTACAGGCCGGTACTTAAACCAATACTATAATCGGTTGAAAGATTATAGTTTTGTTTTCTTTTTAATATAAACAGGGTTTTTGAGGATGACATTTATTTGTTTAGTTTGTATATATAAATATCACAATTATATTCTTTCTATTGTTATATTATTGTTATCATTTAATTTCCTTTTGTTGGGAATTTTGTCCAACCATTCGTCCAATTTGGTTTAGATAAAGTTTCTATTTCACTAGCAGTTAAAGTTATTTCAGTATTACCCTCACTCAACGCCTTTGTTTTAACCGCATCAGATGTAATAATAGTAGTTGCTTTACTGATAAAGTTTAATAAATTAAATGAACCAATTTTGTTGTTCTGAAATTTACTTACACCATCTTTGTAGAATTGTGCAGTTTCGTTACTTTCCATTGAGAACCCACCTTTCATATATCCAATGATTGTAGAATTGTAAACCTCAAATTGAGTTGCTCTTCTCCATCTCATTGCTAAATTATGGTTTGGTAAAGATGCTGCATCATTTGGTCCAATTAAAATTACACCATCTAATATAGGATGTGTGAATGGTTCTGCTGATGAACCTGTACCATCATTATCACACTCTACACCATTTCCTGCATCACCATTATCTACAAATTGTGGGTCTCTTTTAGAAACTGAATTAGATACTTTACCTCTATATCCAAAATCAAAATCAAAATCATCATCCGCAGTTCCATATGCGTATAAGTTTTTTGCATTTACAGTTCCACCAAAGAACTCAAATGCATCATCGTTAGCGTAGATAGTTTGAACATTCTCAATGATTGTTCCACTACCAACACCACCCAATGTTAATGCGTTGATTTCAGAGTTTGGCATTGCCGCAATACCAGCGTATTCAATACGAACATATTTTAAGATACCACTATTATCTAAATCGTTTGTTCCACCATATGCTCTACCAATACCACCTTCGATAGTTGGTTCGGATGTTCTATTGGTTTTTGCTCTACCCAATATTACAATACCACCCCAATCACCGGGAGTTCTTTCTCCTGCGGGTCTACCAGATGTAAATATGATTGGTTTTGATGCAGTACCTTCTGCTACAATTTGTGCTCCTCTTTCAATACACAATGCACCTTTCTCACTTATATCAGATTTGATAATTGTGCCAGGTTGAATGATAACTTTAGCACCATCGGTTACATAAACATATCCTTTTAATACCCACTCTTTATCCGATGTAAGAGTTGTAGTTGATGTGATATTACCACTCAAAGTTGTTGAGGTTGGTACATTGATTGGTGTAACTTCTCCACCCAAATCTTTAGAACATCCAAAGATTGTTAAACTTGCGAACAATACTAATAATTTTTTCATAGGTTGTAATTTAGTGTTAGTGAAACTGTTGTTTCGTTGTTTGTTTTAATTAAAGTTCTATTTGGTTTTTGATAATACTCAAATGGTTGTCTGAATATATCCGATACTGCTAATTTAATTTCTCCGTTTTTAATTTTACGAAGAATAACAATATCAACTACATCACGAGAGTTTTCAAATATATCAGGGTATCCTTGAAATCCTACTGCTGATATTCTATCTCCAACTCTATTGTATGATATGTTGAATGTATTGTTGTTTTTATGTAAGTTCAATCCACCATTTACTACATAGTTTGATTGTCCTTGCAATTGTCTTTTTACTGAACCGATTTGTACTTCCGAATTGATAAACGATGTGTTTGAATATAAATCTATCCAATCATTTAATTTCTTACGAAGTTCAATCTCAACTCCATATACCAATGCTTCTTTTGGGTTTTTATATGTTAGTAAAAGGTTTGATGGAACTGAACCATCTGCTACAACTTGCTCAATTGGATTGAAGAACTTTTTACCAAAGAAACCGATTGATATGTTCTCACCTGATTTAGGATACAACTCAAACTTTATATCTGAATTGAATATATCCGTTTTTTGTAAGTTTGGATTTCCTAATAGTTGTGCGTTTCTAACAAAATCATAATATGCAAAATTAGCTACCTCTCTAAACTCTGGTCTTGCTAATGTTTTACTTACGGATAATCTAACCTTTTTTTTTTCCGATGTAGAATAGGTTGCGTTTAATGATGGTAGTAAATCCAAATACTCTCTATCTACTGAAATCCGTTGTCCACCAAAATCAGATGTTTGAACTTTAAATAAATTGTATTCCGTTCTAAAACCTGTGTTTATTTTTAATTTATCAATTTCTTTTTCATACATCACATATGCATTTGCCAAATCAAAATCGGCAGTATATCTATCAGTATTGTTTGTAATCTCATTTAATAAATCAGTTGATTCGTATCTGAATATTCTTGCTTTGAAGTTTCTAAATTTCTTCAAGTAACCCACTCCTAAACGAACATCTCCTATGGATTTGTTCAATCCCCCATTGAATGAGTTTTCATCCATTACACTCCAAAAACGATACGTGTCTCTCCATGCTATTGAGTAAGGAGTTGTTGTATATAAAGATGATATGTAAGGTGTTACTCTATAATCGGGCTGGTCTCTTAACATAAGATTGTATCCTAAATTAAAATCAAATGTTTTAAACTTACCTTCGAATTGTGTATTGAATACTAACTTTTGAATTGAGTTGGATGATTTACTATCTACATACTGAACATTATCGTAGTTCTCACCAACTCTACTTAAAAATGATTTTTCGTTTTGGTAGTTAGCAAGTGTTTTCCAACTATAACGATTCTCACCTAAATAAACTATATTTAATAATCCATTTAATGATTGTACATTTGAATAGTTCTGGTCTTTATAGTTGTATGCTAATTCAGTTGATGATTGGTAATCAATTCTTTTAGTTGTGTTGGCAGAGTATGTGTTTCTTGCAGTTGAACTGAATAAGATGTTCCATTTGTTTTTAACAACACCAAATGATAAGTTACCATTTAAGTTTGGAATAGATGTTGATGTTTCGGTTTGCGGAGAACCTATTAGTTTAGTGTATGCTCTTCTATCACCTAATCCCGCAATTCTATATCCATTTGTTGATGGAAATGATGTTGGGAATTGTATAGCGTCTACCAACCTAAAATCCTGTCCCGTTGATAGTGAACCCCAACTGCCCCCCAATGATATATTAAAGAAATCACCACTAACTTCTTTTGTTGTTATTTGTACTAAACCTCCTGCGAAATCACCGGGTAGGTTTGCAGATGCTCCTTTGTTGATGATGATATTATCTATTAGTGATGTTGGGATAATATCAAATGAGAATGCTCTTCTATCAGGTTCGGTTGATGGTAGGATTGATTTGTTTAGTAGAGCCAAGTTGTATCTATCAGCTAAACCTCTAACTAAAACAAACTTATCGTTTTGGATTGTTACACCACTAACTCTTTTAAGTGCATCTCCAACAGTTCTATCTGGTGTTTTCTTTATTGATTCAATTGATAAACCATCTGCTACAATGTAAGATGCTTTAAGTGTATTGATAAGTGCAGTTGCAGTTTCTTTCTTTGCTACTTGCTTTACCACAACTTCTTGCAATACCTTTGTATCTTCTTCAATTAGGATATCTAAATTGGTATCTCCATTAATTGTAATATCTTTTGTGTATTCTTTATATCCAACAAATGATGCTTTAATTGAATAGTTTCCAACTACTACATTTTGGAATTGATATTTGGATTCAATATCAGATGTACTTCCAACTTTTTTATTTGTATCTTTGTTAGTTAGCCAAATTGTAACTCCAATGAGTTCTTCTTTATTTGATTTTGTTTTACCCGATAAGGTTTGTGAAAAGGATATTGTAGGAATTAGTAACGTTAATAATAAAAGTAGTTTCCTCATATTGATGTTTTAATTTTCATCAATATATAGGAAACTACCTTAATAAAATTATACTTTTAGTATTAACAAATTGTTAAGTTTGTATTATGCACCCAATGCTTTACTAAATCCATTAGGGCAAGTTCTAGTACATACTAAAGATGCAACAACTGGTGCTACTGCAGCTCCGATTGCGATACCAACTCCAGCAGGCGTTGCCCATAATGCAGCTGAATCTAAACTATAATAGATACAATTTGAGCATACATTTCTTAATAATTGTGTATCAACATTTCCACCAACACCGGGTATTGATAAAAATCCATCAGCAACTATTTTTCCCATTTCAGTTGATACTGCCATTTTAGCTGCCATATCTGCCGTATAAAGAACAGGTGTAGCCATTAAAGACAATGTGGTTGAAGTTGCTGCTCCAGCAGGTTGAGCCGGTGTAAATGCTGCAACACAACCCATAGAGATTGCCGCAGTTATTCCAATTGTACAAGCATTTGCATCTGCCCAATTGTATGCAGCTACCGCACCTGCTGCCACAATTTCAACACCCGCTACGATTTGTTGTTCAGCTTGTTTAGATAATTGAACAAATTCGTTTTGAGTCACATCGAACCCCACCTTTGCAAATTCTTCGGTAGTACTTGCAATAGTACAAGCTGCACTTTCTACTCTATGTGCACTATCGGTAGCAAATGCTACTGAATAGTTGTATGCATCTTCTACACTACCAATTGCGGTATTAACACCACCAATCATTGGTTGAATAACAGCATCATTAATTGCGTTACCCGCATCCACCACCGCATTTCCAATTGGTTGAATAACATTATCATTAATTGCATTTCCGGCATCTACAAATGCCTTTTCGATTGCTTTTCCAGCGCTTCCCATAATTTTAGTTGTTTAGTTTATTTCCATTCTCATTAAGTATAACTCATTGTTTTCAAACCAATCTTTGAATCCAAACATTTGTGCTAACTTCTTTGCTTTAATATTTCCTTTTGGGGGTGCTCCGTATATTTCGTTATAACCCTCATTCTTAAAGTTTTGAAGAATACCCTCATAAATATCCATCATCCGTTTAAAAAAAGAATGTGACCATACTTCCTCATTAAAACTTATATGCATAGCAATTTTAGTTTTATTGAAAAGATAATCACATTCCACTAATACTTCCTCATCTTCATATAATGTAACCCTTATTGTTGACATACTATTTTGCTACCCAGTTTTGTAATGCAGTCATATATCCATCACACATATGGTCTTTGATATTTTTACCTGAAAATAATGCTTTTAGGTATAACCACAATGCGTTTAATGATGTATCTCTCTTTAATACATTACCATTATTATCCAATCGTAATTGATAGTTTACGTGGTAAAATCTAATGTATGGTGTATGTGTTACCAAATCATTATTATGTACTACTCTCAAAGTATCAATCTCATACGAATCGTAATTATCTTTGAATACTTTGTTACCAACTCTTGGACTTCCAATTGTTACGGATTTAATGTTGTAATGTGGATAGTGTTTTTTAATTGAGTGTGCATACAATGTTGCCACTGCTCCACCCAAACTATGTCCACAAACTACAATATCCGTAGTTTCTCCTTGTAGGTTTTCTAATGCAATATCAATTGCATCATAGGTATCACCTACTACCGATTCCCAACAACTCTTAAATCCAATGTGAACTTTCTCACCTTCGTTTAAGAATGGTACTTTATCAATTGAAGCATCGTTTTGGAAATCCTTCTTTGATTCACTACCTCTCCATACAACATAGATTGATTTATCTCTTGTTGCTACAAAACCCTGTGTATCTGATTTTTTATTCTCAATCCACTTCACTAACTCTAACCCATAATCACTCCACTTAATTTGTTCTTTTTGGGAATAGGCTAATACTGCCAAACTGGCATTATATACTACTTCTCTTTTTGTCATAATAAATTATTTTGGGAACTTCCCCTTCTTAATCATACGAAGAAGAATTCTACTACAAGCAATATCTAATGCTTTCTTTGTAGATGTTCCGATTGTTGATTGGTTAAATTTAACATCATCAATTGTTGCATCTGATATTAAAGATAACTCTCTGGTTGTAGTTGCTTCACCTAAACCACTTGCTCCAAATACTTCACCAGTTTCGGCATCAGTAAAACGAACTTGCAAACCCAGACGAGTAACCATCTTATTCTTTACTCCATCTTTTAGATTAACTGTCTCATCTTCGGAAACGGAGAAATCATATACTTCGATTGTAACAAAGTAATGCGCTAAACGTATTTTACCTCTACCATCTAATTTGTCTTGAGTGATACCCGATTGAGAAGCTTGGAATTGCTTCACCATTCTGTTTTTCAGCTCTGTCTTATCTTCAGTAAAAGTAAAACGATTGAGATTTTCAAGGTATTCCATAGATATATTAGCAACACCCAAGCCCACCTTCTTCTCTTTAAGTTCCGGATACTGTTCCAAAATTTCATCGCTGATTCCACATTTAAGTATTTGTACTGGAATAGTAGGTCCATCATAATCCATTAACTCACTAATGTCTACTTTGGTTTCAAACGATGCTTTATAGTTTTCCGTTTGAGTTTTACCTACCGTTTGTCCTATTGCAACACTGCTTAACAAACATAAACTTAATAATCCTAATAATTTTTTCATACATAAATTTGTTTTTGTTTATGTATAAATATAAAAAAAAGGGAGAAAAAAACTTTCTCCCTTTTTTACTATCCTAATTCTTCCTCATCGGTTGAACTATCTGCTTCAATTTTAGCTTTATCGTTTTCTGCTTTTTTGTTGATAAACTTATCAACTGAACCGATACCAAATGAACCTAATGTTAGTGTTAGAAATGCGTTAAACACATATTCGTTAATCACTAATTCTTTTCCCAAATATCCAGTCACTAAATCAACAGCGATACATATTACCATTACTGCGAATGATGCGAATCCAACTACTGATTTCTCATTGATTTGGTTATCATCGCTGAATAATTCTTTAAAAAATCCCATAATCTTTTATTTAATTGTTATTTTATATAACCAATTATTAAAACGTATTTGGGTATAACTTATTATTATAAAATTTAACCTAATTCTTCTTCCGATGATTCTGCTGCTCCACCGGTATTTGAAAGAGATACTCCATCTTCTTCATCCATTTTCTGAACTAACATCTTATCTTTATCAGTATCAGAAAACCAGTAATCTATAATTTTACCATAAGAACCAATAAATGCCCCTAATAATAAAAGTAATAATTCTTTCCATTCTTGTCCAACAGCCGTATCTATATGAATAGAAATCATAATTCCAAATGTAGTAAACATAAAAGTAATTAACACAATTAATGTAATTAACCACCTACGTTTCATCATTTGATTTAAGAGTTGCTTAAATCCATCAGGTTGTTGATTCTCCATATTATATTACCATTGAGGTTTTTCTTCTTTGAACTCGTCTCCTTCTTTTTTCTTTGGTTTAGGAGCAGGTGCTGGTTGAGTTTGAGCTGCTGGTTTTTCTATTACTCTCTCAATCACTTTAGTTCCACCGCCTCCGGCTGCTCTCTGTGATTGTTGGTTTGAGTTAGTAATGTTAATTACCGGTGCTGGTGCTGATGTTGCTGCTGCCGGTTCATCTTTTTCACCTGTTAGTTGCTTGGTTACATAACCACCAACTCCCAATGCGATTGTGCTAGCAAGTCCAATTAAAATACTCTTTAATGAACCTCCTCCTGAGTTTTCTGTTTCCTCTGACATTTTATTCTTTATTTATATTTGTTTTAATTATAACTTGTTAAAATCTGCTATCCCAAGTAAGTTTCCTTCTAAATCGAATAGACCAATTCTATATGCTGAAGATGGTAAAGCGTTTGCATAAATCTTTAATAGATTGTTACCAGCTTTTATAGTTACTTCTTCTTTTGATACTGATTTGTTTGCTATGTTTAATATCTTTACTACATATGTTCCAGCAGTTTCAGCTTTTACATTCATAGCAACTTCATTTTTTACAAATGGAGTTTCTACTTTAATACCCATATTGCCAACTATTTGTAATTTTTCAGTTACTTCCGTTGTTGTTGGTACTAACAAATCTTCATTGGTACAACTTGCAACTATGCAAATCATTGCTAATAATCCTAATACTTTTTTCATCTTTATTTTATTGTTATTGTTGTTTTTCCTAACTGATTATCAAAACTATCTTCCAATGTCAAATATAAATATTGACTTGGTATTGTTTTCGTATAAACCTTTATTTTATTTTTACCTATAATACATTTTATTTTTTCTCTACTTAGAACTTGATTGGTATTTTTATCTACCATAGTTACAATGTATATCCCTTCCTTTTGCACATTAAAACTAATTTCACTTTTATTTGATACCATAGATTGCTCTACCTTAAAAATATCAATTATTTGTGGCTCTACCATATCTTCGTTTTGACAAGATATTATAGAAAGTACACAACACCAAATTATAATTTTACTCCACTTCATACCTTAAAATTGAAAGTTTGTTCCAATCATAAACATTATTGGGTTACTCTTTTTATAACCAGCGGATTCGGATAATCTATCCCAAGTCTTATTAAATCTAATGTTAGTATTCAATACGAATCTCTTAGTTATTTTCCAATCCAAAGATGTACCATAATACAAGTCTAAATTGAAATCATTTACATAAGCCAAATCAGATTCAGTACCATCTTTAAAATCTACATAAACATCACTCATACCAAATAGTTGTGGCGATATATCAATCATCTTTGTTTTAAATGTATAAGTGTACATCAACATTCCTTTATAAGTTAATTGAGATGATGCAGGAATAGTTGGATATATTAAATCTAAAAAGTTGCCATCCGAATCTATTGTATATTTTCCTTCCCATTCTCCCTCATAAGAACCCCAAAATGTTTTTGATGCTATTAAACTATATCCAAATGTTCCCCACTTTTTAGTTCTATAAACATCTATGAATGAAAGGTTAATATCTTTTTGAAAATCAAAATCGGTTGAATAAAATGATTGTAAAGTTGTTGTTCTTTTATCCGTATTTTTACTAAATCCATAACCCAACCCATAGTATTTCCATATTGGATTTATTGATGTTGAAAATGAATGCCCATACATACCATTTTTAGACCACTTACTATATCCTAAATTTATAGTAGTTGATACTTGCCTTCCAATTATACCAACTGATAGATTAGATGATGATAGAACATCTTTTGAAAAATCAATATAAGATTCTAATATACCCAAATCATTCCAATCATCACTTTCATCAAATAATTCCTTTGCGGATAGTTGCATAGTATCCGGTATTGATACAGTTTGAGAATATCCCCACATTTGTACTGTAAGTATAAAGATAAGAGTAATTATAAACTTTTTCATTATAAGTTTTTAATTTTAAGAGTTGAACCACTCACATTCACCGCATCAATTCCCTCAATTGATGTTAAACCAATTGTATTAGTTATGACTTCTTTTGGTGTAAATGTTAATTTGTATTCCGTATTATTGTTTAATAAACCATTACTATTATAAATTAAAGAACCAAAACTTATGCAGTTGCCAATATCATTTGAAAAGTTTAAAGGATTACCAGAAGTTGTATATTCGGTATTTTCATATTTTAAAATATCACTATCATAGTTTAACTTTAATTGAATCCCTTTTACCAATTGCCCCAATGTATTAACTTTTATAGTTACTACTACCTTACCATCCACTATTTCGCTTGATACATAGGTTGATACTTCCATAGGCATACTTAAATTCATTGTACGATTTGTACTTTGAGTTGCCGGTCTATTTTGTGCTATTGTATGTGAAAGGTTTACATCCCCCTTTGGTGCAACAACCACATTATAAACATAATCACTTATACCAGCATCAACTGCCAATGGATAGTTTGCTTTGTATGGTACATTTATAGTTGCCCAATTTGCTTTGGTTATCCCATCAAATGTAGTTTTATTTATTAACCTAAATAAATTATCTTCACTCCAAGTTGAAACTATTGGTGTACCACCTATAACGTGTTGTAATATTCTATATGAATCCAATTCGTTAAATATATTATTACCATCCACATCTGCGTTTAAGAATTGTACTCCACTTGTAAAAGTATTACTTTCAGTTCCACTTAATCCTCTATTTGCTAACTCTTGAAATGCTAAATAAGCATCTCCCACAGTTAATACACTTCCATACAAATTAGATAATGTAGTAGATGGTAATTTGGATAGGTACATTACCATATCCGTTTTAGTTTTGTTAAAATCACTAATGTTATTTACACTACCATTTGCTCCCAAAGCTAAACCAGTAGTTGCACTTACAGCAGTTGTACCATTTGCAGTATAGCTTTTTACTGTCCATTGTGCTGGATTTATACCACCACCAAAATAAAAATTAACCTTTGAGGTTGGTACATCTATTGGGTTTATTACGTTTGCCGAAAAGAAGTTTGTAAATGTTTGTGCACTAGGGTTAGTCCAAGTTCCATATTCAATTATGTATGGATTAGTCCAATTATTTGATAAATCGTTCCAAGTTGATTGTCCATTCCAATTTGTTACCGCATAATTTTCGCTACCATTATTTCCATTTGGTTCACCAGGTGCCCAGTTATTATACACATCCGAAACGTTTCCTGTAAATTGTCCATTTGATGTTTTCATTATCGTTCCCTTTTCAGGCCCAGCATCAATTACCCAAGTTCCATCTTTAACTTCATCCGTTGCCGCAAACCATATATTAGCTTGTGGTACATTAGCAAATATAAATGCATTTTCATCGGCAGAAGTAATCGTTACCAAATATCCCGTTTGACCTTTAAATGTAGTTAATAGAGATGCTGCTCTAGCTGCCGTATAAGATGCTCCCGGAGTTACTGGTAAATAAAAGTGTCCATTGATTGGATTATAATAATATCCTGGTGGATTTACAGTTGCCGATACCGATATCTGAACACTACCAGCAGTTGTACCTGTATTTATTCTTAACGTTGCTAATGCTGCATTTATGTTTGCTTGTGTACCTGTAAATACTAATCTAGCTTTATTACCAGTTAAAGTAAATCCAGATGCTGGTGTTAAACCAGTTGTTGTGGTTATGTTAAATGTTGTACCCGCGGGTGGATTGATAAACCCTATTGATGCCAATAAAATATCAGTAGAAGTAAACCCATTCAAAACAAATCCACTACACGCCTGCCCACTTACGTTTAATTCAAACTTTTTAGAGAGCGGTTGTGTAATGGATTGTGCTATGGATATACTACTGGATAATAATATTAATATTACAACAAGTAGTTTTCTCATTACTCTACATTTAATCCAATCTTATTTCCTTTTCCATCAACTGCATCTGCTAATTCAGTATAGAATAAACCAGCGGTATTTGTTAAAGGAACATTAGATGTGAAAGTTAATTTGTATGGTGTACCAGTTTTAATTCTACCAGTTTTAATTTGGTCCATAGAACCAAATGTTAATCTACCATCTTTGTTAGTTGAGAAGTTAGTTACAGTTGAACCAGCATCAAATACAATACCATCCAAAGTTAATTTAGAGTCATCGTATTTCAAAATAACTTCCAAACCTGCCAATCCTTCTTGTGTTAAGTTACCACTTAGGATAACTTTGTTGTTTTCAATTTTAGATGATAAACTTAATGTTGCAGTTTTAGTAACTTGATTTGCGTAGATACCTGTGTTAGCTATCGTTCTATTCATTGTTCCTTGTCCACCTACACTATTTGCCGTTATTGGGTTACCAGGGTTAGATGAGTGAGAGAAATCCAAATCACCACTAAACGCATAAGAGAACAATTCTGTTTGATTTGCCGATGCAATAGTAACAGAATTGTTAGTTGCCGCAGCTGCAAAGTTTGGAAATGCCGATTGTTTTACCGATATAAATTGTAATGGATTTGCCGCTTGTCTTGTTATATTTGCCTTTGAAGCAACATCTTGTCCTAAAATGTGTGCAAATAAATAATAAGCATCATTTGTATTAAAATCACCATCACCAATTGTTACATTACCAATCACCTTTTCAATTGCAGGATACTGGAATACTGATGATGTTCCATTTAATCCAACATCGGTTACTGCTAAGAATGCTCTATAAGCATCCGTAACAGTTACCACATTGTTTAGGTAATCTGCTCCAGTAGTTGGAACAATATATACTCCAAACTTATCACCAATGTTAAATTGTTCAAAATCTGCAATTCCTGCTGAGTTTAATGCTTTCTTTGCTATTTGTGGAGCAGTAAAATTAGTAGTTCCATCTGTATTCAATGGTTGAATTAAAACAGATAATGATGTAGGGTTAAATCCGGATGGATACCCAACTTTTACTCTAAATGCCGCAACGTATTTTACATCTCCAGTAGCAAATGATAATTGAAGAACTTGAGAACCAATTGGTGTGATTGCCGCATCGTTTGTTCCAGTTGCAGTTGCTAAATCCAATTTGTGTATTGCTTGATAAGATGTATTTTCTAATAAGATATACTTTTCAGTTGCCCATAATCCATCAATTACCGCATCCGCTCTTTGGGTTGTAAATTGCTTTGCTATCCAATCATTGTTTGCGGTATAGTTCCAAGGTGTTGAACCATATTGTTTATCCAATTCACCAACTCCGATTGTAGGATTTTGACCAAACATATAATTTGGCCAAGTTGCTTCAAAGTTTTGAGCAGTTTGTCCTTGTGAGAATACAGTTTGACCTAATTTTTGTAAGTGTTTGTTTGAGTATTGATAACGCATCCAAAGGTATCTAGGGTTTGTAGTTCCTTTGATAATGTTATATCTTATAGTTAGTGTATCACCAACTCTATAAGGTTTTGAGTTTACTACCTCTTGGTTAATAATCAATTGACCAAAAGATGTAAGTGATACCAATGAAAGTACCACAGCCAATAAGAAATTTTTCATTTACTGAAATAGTTTAGTAATAAGTTTACCAGAACCTTTCTTCAGCGCATTGCTTAAAGAAGTTTGATTGAACTTACCACCACCGTCTACTATCAGCGTTGACATTGATACTTCCGATGATGATTCCTCCACTATAACATCTTTCACTTTTTTACCATCTTTATATAACATTCCACGTAAACGAATAACTACCTCTTCTTCATTACTATGAAAAACCGATATGTTCTTTTTTGTTGTGAGTACATCTAAATATATTATCTCAACTTTAATTTTTTTACTTGCGTTTTCAGTTAGAGCAAATCCGGTTTCCTGAATATACTCTTCCAATATGTTTTTAACTCCAAATTCTAAATTACGATTTCCGGCTAACTTACCAATTTTAACTTGATTAGTTACACCGTCAACCCACACTTCGTTTTCTTCCATATGATATATTGTATCATCATCATTATAGAATATGTTGCCTGGTGTGTTTTTGTAATACCCATTAAACTTCTCATCAAATTTAGTTGATAAGTTTCTAGCAGTTTCGTTGTTACCAGAAACATTAAGATATATAAAATATGCTTGAGTACATAATCCTATTGCTACAATAGAAGATACGATGAACAATAGAAAGTTAGTACCTAACTCACTAACGTTTAAACCAATTGATGTTACATTATTTTTCATAAAATATAGGGTACAATCCCTGTCTAATTTTTTAACTATGTAACATATTGATAGGACATAAAAAAAGGTGTCCGAATATAAATATCAAACACCTTAATTTTAGTACTTTCTTATTTTTTTATTATCCTAAATAAGTTAGTTTATATTTAGTTGAGTATAAGAGTTTTGCCAAATTATCTAACTCATTTTGAATCCAACTTACTTGTAGTTTTTCATCTTTTCTTTTTGTTTCCAAAAACTTAATCAAATCATCAAAATAATTTAATATGTTTTCTTTAGTAGCATCATTATCAACACCTGCAACTTTTTTGTAAGAAATTAAACCATACATACCCTGATATGCTTCTATAATTCCATCAATCAATGGTACGATTTCTTCGTAATATTTTTTTAATGCCTTATGTCTTGCGTATGAACCTTCACCAGTTGTCAATGTATGAAATTGGTGAGCTTGTGTTCTACTATGAAAAAACATTGATGCTATATCTTCCATTTTTAATCTTCGTCTATTTGTTCCGTTTCATATAAGTATTCCTCTTCCCAAAAATCGTTATTCTCATCCTTTACATATCCGTGGTCTAAGTAATCATTTAACATCTTTGTCTGATGTTTCTTCATTTCGTTTACCACTTTTGTAATGTAGTGTGTCTTACAATCTGTCATTTCTCTAATAAGGAGATATAGATGTTTCTTATTAAAGTTTTCGATGTATTGACTTCTACGGAATAGTTCTAATACCGCATCTGCAATTTGGATATCTCTTTTCTTTGTAAATACTCTTGTTAGATGTTTATCCCAATACGCCAACATTAAATCTCTGAACTCCATAAACTCCGCACCGGTTTGTACTTCTTCAAAATCATTTGGTGGATTCCAAGTTTCCGGCATTTCGGATAGTAGAGCAGTTTTCTTAAACCTCTTATAGTTTCCGTTGTTCTTTAAGATTAAGTGGTTCTTAGCAACAATACTGAAGTAAGAGAATGCTTTACCTCTACCTTCTTTAAACATGTGTATCTTTTCAATTAGAGTAGATACCACCTCTCTCTGAACATCTGCTTTAGGTACATCAAAGTATGTGAACTTAAATGTGTTTAGAATATTTTCTGCTAATTTTTCAAAAGGATACTGAATACTTTCCACATATATCCTATTTCTCTTTACATAATCTTTTGATTTATTATACTCTATAATTGCGTTTTCGGTATCTTGCGAAAAGTATATTTTACTTTTTTTCTTTCTTGGCATTAGTTAGATTAGTTTTTATATTTTTCGATGAGGTTTTTAAGTTCGGTAAAAACCGCTCCTACTTCATCATCTGCTTCGAAAGAACCTTTTATATCTAAGGCTCTCATCTCATCTAACATTTTCTCCAATGTTGTTTGTGATTCTTCAACTACATCATCAGCTTCTAAAATTGCATCAGCTAGTTCTTCGTTTTGTTTCACCAATATCATACCTCTTATAAAAAGAATAATATTAAAAATAATGGAGATTGTTAGGATTGTATATAACAATATCATAATTTATTTGTTTATATCTTACAAAGATACAACATTATTTCGAATAAACCAAATTATTGGGAAAGTTTTTATGCTTCCCCAATTTGATTACCCATAAACATAGTTGTAAGTATCTCCGAATCGGATTGTTTTGTTTTTGTTTTCTTTACTTGCTTCTTTTGTTCCTTCTTTAATTCGGAAGTTAGTGAATCAACTCTTTCTTGACATAACTTTTGAATTTCAACTTGAGTCATAATTCCTTTTTGGATTAGTATATCTGCCAACGATTCTACTAAAATTTGTGATGATAAAATTTGTCTTTCTAATTCGTTCATTATATTGTGTTTATTAGTGAACCGGTGTAAACATTGATTATTTCTAAAAATTCTCTGATTCGTAACTCATCTTCGGTGTGATTGTATTTCTCTTCTCCGAATGCTCTTTTGATAGTTGATTCGGTATATCCCATTGCTGCGGCTAATCGGGTACACATTATTTTGTATTCCCAAATATCCATATCATCGGGCACAATAAGTTCTATGTTAGATGCTTCTCTGAAGTTATCGTTATCTATATTAAATATTAACTTTGCCATAAATTAAATTGCTCTATATCCCATTTGGTAATATGAATCAGCTTGTTTTGCTTTCACAAATGCCATCTCACCTTCCGGTGATTGTAACATAACTCTTTCGTTTCTTCCCAACTTTGTTTTTACACTCACAGTCTCTTTGTATTGACGAGATGGATGTGTTAATTCAATACCATCAATAGCATCAATTAGTTTTTGAATATGAACCGATTCAAATAAACCAGCATCTTCCATAAACTCATCGGCGTTTTTCCAATTTGTTTTATCTGATTTGAATTCCATCTTACCCAAATTATCAGTTTCAATAACTAAATGTGATAATCGAACAGTCTTGCGGATTTTATCTTTGTAGTTATCCTTTTCAAAATAAACAACTGCGTTATCCGAACCTTCTACAATACGAGGATTTACTAATGTAAGTTCGGTATCTTTTGTATCGGGTCTAAAGGTAACAATTCTTTTATTCATTCCAACATCATTAGCAGTATGCATCATACCTTCTCTATGTTGTACCAATTCTTTATACTTTGCAATATCTTCTTTTGTAACAGGCGATTGCTCAATTTTTTTAATTTTCATATTATTATTTTTTAATTTGATAATGGTGCTTTAATTTTTGGATGTGATTCGTAACCTATTAATTCAAAACAATCAGGTCTATAAGATAGTATTATATCTCTAAATGTTTTTGGTCCTAAATTCTCTTTTACTTTTTCGTGCTGATACCAATTCCTTTCGGTGATTTCAACTTTTGGTAAACTATAAGGTTCTCTACTGATTTGTTCTTTGGCTTGTTCGATATGGTTTTTATATAAATGTACATCTCCCAAATTACCAATCAAATCTTCCGGCACCATATTTACTTCTTTCGCAATAATCTCTAATAGTAATGCATAAGATGCTATGTTAAAAGGTAATCCCAAAAATGTATCACAACTACGTTGATTCCACATTAAAGAGATTGCACGTTTAGGAATGTTATGTTTATCTAATACATCATCTAAAAAATGTTCACCTTCTGGTAATCCCATATGTCTACTTCTTTCAAATTTACTCAACTCTCTTGTATAAACTTGGAATCCATAATGACAAGGTGGTAAAACCATTTGGTCTAACTCCGCTACGTTCCAAGCTGATACCATCAATCTTCTACTATCTGGATTTGTTTTTAAGGAATGAACTAATTGTAGGATTTGGTCATACCACAATGAACCAAATCCGTTTGAACCATCATCTCTCTTATATTGCATCCACCCTTGCCATTGCCTCCATTGCTTACCATAGATTGGACCTAAATCTCCCCACTTCTTTGCAAACTCATTATTGGTTTTGATTTGTTTAATGAATTCTTCTTTTGATAATACACTACTCTTTATTTGGTTTCCTACTGAATCCATTACTTCTTGAAATTCGGATATATCATTAGGAACATTTAATGTAGATGTATATTCTTCAACTTTACTTACATAGTTCTTATATGTATCACCATCCCAAATGTGGCAATCGTAATCCAATAGGAATTTGATGTTAGTATCACCTCTTAAAAACCATAGGAGTTCTGTCACAATGGAATTCCAATGCATCTTTTTTGTAGTAAGTAATGGAAACCCCTCACTCATCTTATGTCGTATTTGATGTCCAAACTCTGATATAGTACCTGTTCCGGTTCTATCTTTTTTTTCTACACCAAATTCAATAATATCATTAAGTAATTGTTGATACTTTTTATCTATTGTATTCATTTAATCTTTTTTTGTTTTCAATTTCTGCTTCTCTACTATAATCTTCTCTATATGCTAATATCCTATGGAAATCCTCATATGCTTTTGGATGATAGTTTTCGATTCTATCAATTCCCAATTCATATTCAAATAGGATTTCTTTGTATTTTTTTTCGGTATTATCAAACTTTTGTGCTTGTGAATGTATTTCTATTTCTAAACTATCAACTACTCTAGTCAATGAATCTATTGTATGAGTTTGAATCTGATAGTTTTCTCTACTCATTGCAACAACCGATTTATCTTTATCATTCATACTAAATCCTATTGATACTATTGTCATTGCTATAATTCCAACTATTAGTATTGTACCTAATGTAATTTTTAATGTTGTGTTCGTATCCATAATTTTATTTTTTAATAAATGGTAATATTGCTAATTCCTTTCCTTTTGCTTCAACCATAATGTCCAAATCCAACCCATATGTATTGGGGAGGGTATTAATAAGATAGGAATGTGATTGTGGTTTTTCTTTTGGGTTATTTTCATGTAATGCTTTTGACTCCGAATAATGAACTTCTTGTCTTATATCGTTGGGCCAAGTTGTTGCTGCTAATTTAAGTGCTTCTTCTTCACTCAATCCACCTGTACAAAATTGGTGGTGGTGGTAATCAAATACAATTGGAATGCCTGTATGTTTATGGATGTACATAAGGTCTTTTACGGAATACATAGAAGCCTTATCATCATTCTCCAATGTCAATCGTTTGCGTACGCTTGGAGAGAGTCTTTTGAAGTTTGTAATCAATCTATCCATCGCAGATTGTTTATCACCATAAACACCATTACAATGAATGTTTATATTATTATAGTGAGTTAGTGATAACCCTATAAGGTCAAATATTTTACCATGTAATTCTAAATCAGCAAAAGTCTTTTGAACAACGGATTCGTTTGGAGATGGTAATACATTGAATGGACCAGGATGTGAATTAATTCTAATACCATTTGCTTTAGCGTAATCACCTGCTCTACGAAGTGCGATACTTATCTCATCATAATCTTTTAAGGTTGTTAGGTCCAAACCATCACCCCAAGGAACGAGCGCTGATGATAAACGAAAGAACTTTATATTATTGTTCTTATTCCACACTAATATTTTGAGTACATCTTTGGCGTTTGCTAATGCAAGTTCCGAAACATAATCTAAACCTTTTTGATTGAATGTACGTTTAACCATAGAACGATTTGTAGTTACGTTCTTTCCTAAACTCATATTGATACACGCGTATCCTAAATTCATAGTGTTATTTGAATGTTGAAAACAAATATACAAATTATTTATGAGAAATCCAAATTTTTAATAAGATTTTCCAGAGAAATCTTCAGGATATTGAGATTGTTTAATATGCTTAATCCAATAGTTTACTGCATTTTGGTCATTTATCCAATTCTTTCTATCAGACCAATTAAAATTACCTCTTGCGTAGTATGGTAATTTTGTTTTAACTTCTTCAGCTCTGCTTGGGTGCTCTGCTCTGATAATATTAATTAAACCATCACCATCAGTATCATATCCATCGACACTACCATCACCATCCACATCAATTGCTCGTTTTGAGTAATCGGTTTGTAGATTTAATAGTATTTCATCAGTAATTTCAGGTTCTAATGCTTTTTTATCCTCTTCGGTGAATATTTCTTCATTATCTATTAATGGATTATCAAATGGTGGTTCATACAAACCCATTTGTTGATTATTTTCCACATTAACACTTAAAATCTCATTTATTGATGCAATTTTTCCACTATCTCCGTAAATTTCGTAATTTTTTTCCACTAAAGGTTCATTTTCTTCAGTTTTTGGCTTATTTTCCTTTAAAAGTTTGTTTAATGCTAAAACTAAAGCGATTGCAAGTGGGTCAAACACAAAAACAATCAAAAACATAAACCATTTTACTACTTTATCCAATTCTACATCAAATGCTTGGGCAACAAACTTAAATCCACCCACTTCTTTTTCTAAATCCAAGTTATTTAACCTGATTTTGTTGATTTCTTCGTTATTTTTAGCGTTATCTTCCTGTAATTTGGAAATTTTATCGTTAATTTTACCAATTTGACGGTCTTTGTTGTCAATTGAACGTAAGAGTCGGTTGTTTACCTTACCCTTACCCAATATGGTTGTCTGATTTTTGTTTGATTCGTTAATTTGGGTTGATAATTGCTCTATTTGAGAATTATTTTGGTCAATTTTTGTTTGAAATACCAAAATTTCTCTATCTATTTGTTGTAATTTGATGTTTTGTTGCTGAAAAGCATTAGATAAGTAGCCAAAGATACCAGCCGATGTGATGAGCATTAGTATAAATACGGCTGATGTTAAGTAAACTTTTAGAAATAATGTGGTTTCTTGCCATTTTTGTTCAAGGTATGATGCGGTTACTAATTTAGCGAACTCCAAAGTAGATGCCATAACAATAACAGCGGTAGATGCTCCACTAAATAGAACACCCAATCCAGTCACCGAAAAGTATGCTCCTGTCCCAGCTACTGCAATAGCAGCCATAAATAAAAGCACTTTAAGCCAATTCATATATTATGATAAATCTACTATGTTAGTAGTAAGTTCAACCAATCTTTCAATCTCTCTTGCTAATCTCTTAGCTTCTTCCTCATTAGCCGGTCTCTCACCATGCAACATTTCGGAAATAACTTTTGCTCTCTTTGAAATAGCTTCTAAATTCTCTTGAGCCTTTTGTTTGTATTCGGGTTTCATATAAATTCTTTAGTATAAATATAACAAAAATAAAAAGGGAGTGAATATTGACACCCACTCCCTCATTTTTTTATTATTAACCTATCTTAATAGTTCTCTTTTTTGGTTGTTCAGGTTCCCTCTTTGGTATCTGTAATTCCAATACCCCATCTTCAAATGATGCTTTTACATTATCTAAATCAAAGATTTTAGAATCAGCAGTAAAACTTCTTAGAAACGATGAACGTTTAACTTCTCTACGAAGATATGTACCACCTTCTTTTTCGTTTGCTTTGTTTGCTTTTTCTCCTTTTAATGTAATTACATCACCATCTACATCAATGGTAATTTGTTCTTTGGTTAGACCAGGAACTTCTGCTACAATCTCAATACGGTCATCAAAATTAATGATGTCACATTTTGGATAAGCATTTTGTTGGAATGGATTAATACCTATTTCCTTTGATAATTCAGGAAATGATTCTGAAAATACTTTATCGAATAAAGTATCTAATGGTGAGAAGAACTCATCCCTAAATACGGGGTTAGGGAATCCCCTTTGGATTTGATTTTTCATTTTTTTACCTTGTTTAAGCGTTAAGTTTGTATTTCCTTTTGGATAATACGAGGATGTGCTGGCCAGCTCCATCCTATATAAATATAAGGTTGTCTAAAAATTAAACAACCCCATTCTTATATTCACTATTTTCAATACGGCAACTCATATGGTCTGCCCAATGTAATAGATATGGTAATTCAGTTTTTAATTGGAAGTTTTCATCATATGAAATAAAGTATTTTTCGTTTCCTTTATTATACAAACCATCCGCCAACATAATACCCAACATTTCTTTTTGGGTAAACTTAATCCCATATTCTTGTAATAACCATAGGGCTCTATGTGTTACATCAAAGTAATTAATGTTTGGATTTTGTTTGAATAGGGAACCTTGATTCTTACGATGCCAATCTGATTCTTGTTCTACATAATATGGTTTACCCAAATCTCCTAACTTTCCTAAGTCGTGATGTAATGCTGCAAATAGTAACTCTTCGACTTCAAAATCAATAGTACCACCATTGGCTTTAAATTGATTCATCTGACCGATTGAATTCTTACATACATTCATAACATGGTCAATATAACCACCAACATATGCTGAATGGAAATGAGCCTTACCACTTGCAGGTGCCATTATTAATTCCATACCCAATTGGTCTTCGGAATACATATGTAATAATTTCTCCATTCGTTCCGGTTGGTTAGCGAATGCTTTACGAATGAAGTTTAGGAACTTTTCGTAGTTCTCTTGTAATTGTTGTTCAGTATAATTTCTCATGTTACAAATATAATAAAACTTTTTGATATTTCCAAATTTATTTTGAAGCGTATAGCATATAAAGATTTGTATTCTTATGAACGTGCTCACAAGCTACCTTATATCCGTTCTTACTAAACTTCTCTATAATCTGCATCATCTTTATGTACTCATCTGCTCGGTTATCAAACATCCCCCAAATGTGAACTTCCATTGCCCACTTATCTACTTTCTTAAATAATTCATCAGGTGCATTTAATATGAATGGATACTCATAACCATCCACATCTACCTTCATAAAATCAATATGGTCTACATTACAATCCTTAAAGATTCTTTCCAAATTGTAGTTATCACCATCTGCGTTATCCGAAATCAATCCGTACATTGGTGTAATCTTATCCGTATTTGAAATGTTTTCTTTAATCAATTCAAACCTTTCATCCATACATTCAAAAGCAAATACTTTGGATGCTCCTTTACTAACTGCATATTGCGAAAACAATCCAATACTTGCACCCAAATCTACCACAACATCTCCTTCGGAAATTTCAATACCAAATCTATCGTATTCGTGGTCATCCCATATTTCCGTATAAAAACTATGGAACATATTTTTCATCCAATCTTCCCACTCGGGGTTCATTTTAAATTCTTCAAATTTCATAATTAATCTTCTATTTCTTCTCCTGTTAATGCTCTATATAATACTTCCAACTCTTCTTCGTTTGTACATAATCCTAATCCATCTGAATCGAATATCTCAACAATAAATGAACCATCTTGCAATCCAAACTCTCTAACAACACTTAACTCATCGGTTGCGTTTGATGTTAGTACAACCGCATAAGGGTCTTCCCTTCTACTCTTTGGTAATGGGAGTGTCCAATAATATGCATCATCATCTTCTATTTCTTCTTTATCATCTTCAAACTCTTCGATATCTTCTTCAAATCCCTCATCATCAATATATCTATCGCCAATATAACTCTTTTCCCACCCCTGCCTAATAAATGTTTTTTCAGTTATGGGTGTAGTTGGTAATTTAAATTCTTTACTTCTCATTCTAAAACTACTTTAGTGATTGCGTTTAATTTATTTTCGTAATTTGATGCTTTTATAATAAGTGTATCTCCTTTCATTTGTCCAACCGGTGCGATGATAGTATTTACCGAGCCAGCTTTTCCACTGTAGGATGATGTATTAATAGTTGGAACTATATCATTTTGTTGAGAAATTAATGGTGGTAATTGTACAATTGTATATTGACCTGTATAATAATTAAGATAAGTTTTAGTTACATATGTTACAACATCACCTGCTTTAATATACCAAAATAAATTAGATTGCCAACTTATTTTTTGCGGTGCGATTGGTTCATATCCATCTACTAATACTTTACCAGTTACTCTATATAATTGTTGCTTAGGTGAAGGTATTAGAGTTAGGTGATAAAACCCATTTTTATCTTTTGGCAATGAACGTTTTCCATCTTGCGTTAATACTGAATCTATACTTAATTTATATTTTTTAGATGGTTCTACCATTTGAGTATCATCACAACCAAAGGCAAATAGCGATACCAATACAATTAGCTTTTTCATAATAACAATCTTAAAACTTCATTCCAATCAGTTCCGTTTTGTCCAAAGTGAATATGAGTTCCGTTAAACTCACCTGCACCATTCTTAGTTCTATCATCAATTAGGTAATCCCCAATCAACATATTCTTTAAGTGAGTGATTGCCATTTTCTTTTTGAATAACTCACCAAAGTGTTCTACAATCCACAATCTTTTATCCATAGCAGCGGAGGGGTTTCCCCACGGAGCGGCAGTTGCAATGTACAACTCATACTTTCCACTCTCTTCTAATTTTCTTACTGCTTCAATTGCCCCTTCGATTGGGGGAGCGTGTCTGAATATGTTTGGAATCTCATCTTCTCTTCCTGTATATTCTTCATTTAGATAGGGATTTTCTCTCATTACAGTTTCGATGTGTCCACCGAAATCAACCAACACACCATCCATATCAATCCAAATAACTTTTTTGTTCATAATAAAAGGGGTAAATCATTAGTACTTTCAAATATACGAAATTTATTTGAAATTACCAAATTTTTACCCCTTTATTTTTTACTTTTATTAAAATTTTACTGACAAAATTTATTGTATTTCATCAACAAACTGATACTCTTCTATATCCAATATCTCTACGGCTGGATTATAATCAACATCTATTTCATATGAGTTGTTTTCTCCTAAATAGATTTCCTCTTCCAATTCGTACCTTTCCAATATTCTTTTAACAATACCAGAACGGATACAATCATCTTTAGTAAATTCTATTTGATAAACTCCCTTCAATCCTGCCAATCGTTTCCACACATCGTAGAACCCACTCTTTTGGTAAGCAGGTGTTCCATTGTTTCTATACTTATCACATTGTGAAAGGTCACCCTGAATGATAAGTTTTGAATCATCCGTAATACGAGTTACCAATGTTTTTAGTTGTAGAGGTGATGCGTTTTGTGCTTCATCCAATATAACATAGGATTTTTCCATATTGTTTCCTCTCAAAAAGTTAAGTACTTTAAACTCAATCTTTCCTTGCGCAATCAATCTACGAGTTTCTGCTAATCCTATTATCTTATCTAAAATGTATAGAGCAGATTCGTTGTGTACTTCAATCTTCTCCATCAAATCGCCGGGTAAGAAACCCAACTTATCCTCACCACCCACATCAACCGTTGGGTTCATAATAATAAGTTTTTCAATTGGTGATGATTTGTGGAATAACAACTCCAATCCTTTTTGTATTGCAACGTAGGTCTTACCTGCTCCTGCTAATGCATGAGCCATTACAATATTATTTCCATCATTCTCAATTGCTTTAAAAAACCTCTTTTGATTTTTCGTTTTAAATTTAATCTTCTTTACTACTTTTGGCAAAACATTTATTGCCTCTCTCACTTCATCCAGAGTTTTTGGTTGTCTCTTTCCCATATTGATTACTATTTAGTTCACTAACGTAACCGGATTAGTTTTACCAACCACACCTAGTGCGATTCTAATCTTATTTTTACTTTTTAATAAATCTAATGTTTGATGTATATCTCCACACAACTCATACTTCTCTAACTTAATGCATAAATTTAGAAGATTTTCCAATACTGAAATATAATGTTTACTTTTTACGATGGAAACAATATCGGAATCCTTAAATCGAATGAGAACGATTTCAGGCAATTTTCTTTTATGAGCTTGTTTGATTCGGTGGTGAGTTTGTTTGATGAAGTTATCACCAAATACACTAAGGTATTGATTGATAGTAGGATGTGAACTATCTAAATACTTTTTCCAATGTACCTTAGAATATGCCATAGGCAAAACTTAGTTTATTACTAATAAGTATCTTAAACTAAAGAAAATAACTTTATTTGTTTTATGTATTTAATAAATTTGTTACCAAAATCTACCACCTTAATTATCGTAAACTGCTTCCACCACCAGTATCATATACAACATCTTCAGTTCCACTTCTACCACCTCGTCCACCACGACCATTACCATTAATTACATCATTGATATCTTCTTCCATACGGTTGGTTCTCCCACCACCGCCACCATCACCTTGGCCGCCAGTTGTATCTGGTGGTGCCGTTCCACCACCACCAGCACTACCACCACTTGAACCACCACTTGAACCACCACTTGAACCACCACTTGAACCACCAAATGGTTCATCGTAGTTAATATCAGATGAACTACCACCGCCTCTACCAGCACTACCACCAGATTCTGATTTTGGTAATTCAGGTAATTTTAATTTCTCAATTTCATAATCAGCTTTAGTTAATATATCGGAAACCGGTATTACACCTAAATTAGCAGTATCTAATGGGTTTGGAGTAGATACTATCCAATCTATATATTGAACTAATTTTTTGTAATCCACATTACCATTTTCCAAAAACCAAATATGATTTTTAACAGTAACCATATCTTCAGCTTCTAATTTTGATAAATCCTTTAATGTATTTATATCATCTTCTAATGAATATTCAACTATAAATTCTTTTTTTAAAGCTTGTAAAATAAAATATGGATTTGGTTCATTTATTGATTCTTGTAGTTTTTTAAAAAAATCAGGAGATGTGAAATATTTGAATGGTGTTGTTTCTGATGATTTGTTCTTTACACCCAATACAAATTGAAATTTTGTATTATCAATTGTTTGTATATTATCTAATTTTATATTATTGACTGGAGATATTTTAAAATCAATAAAATTTTTTACAGCATATATTCCATTCAATTTTATACTACCTACCACATTGGCAACGTAGTTTCCAATTGTTGGGTATTTGTTTACTAACTTATTTAATGTAATATATTCCATATAAATAAATATGGATTAATCATAATATTCGATTTGGATTCCAGCTTCCTTAAACATTTGATTTGAACGTTGGGCTGATTCTACCCACTTTGGACTCATTGCACCTTTCCCACTACGGAGTACAATCTTTGAAATTCCTGCATTGATAATAGCTCTAGCACAATCCGCACAACTAATACCACAAGTCATATACATTGTAGTTCCTAAAGTTGATACTCCTATTCTTGCTGCGTTGTAGATTGCGTTTCGTTCGGCATGTTCAAACCAAAAATACTTTTCAGGTTTTTCTTGTCGTTCTTCAACACTATCATCAATACCTCTTGGAAATGAGTTATAGCCGGTAGAAACAATCTCATTATCTTTACCAACTATAACCACTCCTATTTTGGTGTTGTTATCTTTTGATTTTAATTTAACCTGTTCGGCTATATTAATAAAGTATTCACCCCACTCCATTACTTACCCCACTTTTTGTTTTGTACAATTTGAGCGATGATACCATATACTGAAAGGTCTTGATATGTATCCGTTAGAGATTCTCCAACATTATCTTGCGCTCCGATAATAATCATTTGTTTTAAACGATTAATCTTATCATTGATTCTAAACCATAAGCCAGTTAATGATAACTTCACATCAGCATCACTTCTACATTCAGTTCCCACCGAAATGTTTCCCGGTCCATAGTTTGATTGTTTACGGCAGAACAATTCGTATTGTTCATACATAATTCGTTTGTACTCTGCCGTAGTTTCAGGGTAATCCTTTTCGGCTAATTCAACAATTGAAGGGTCTTCAAAATTCGAGTGTAACATATATTTTGTTTTAGTTAATTTACAAAGATAAGAATAAAAATTGATAAATCCAAACAAAACAAACTATATTTTATTTTTTTAATATTTTTTGATTTTTTTCTTTCGTTTGGTAAAAGATGGTCATATATATAAATGTATCGTTCGGATACTACACTTTAATCACCTAAGAAAGTTGGAAGATTATTGGTTCAGGCAAAATTTTTAATTTCAATCTTTTGACAACTTTTCGCAAGCAGACACGTGACACAGTGCAAACCAGGGAAGTGTTACCGCATGTATGTTTATTATTTTTTTAAATATCAGAGAATGTACCATCTTCAGATTGTTCTACAACTTTGTAGATTCTACCAGAAGGGTCTTCATTCATTAATAATCCAACTTTAACTTGTGCCTCATCGATAGTATCAAACTCATCAATGGTATCATTTGGATTTAGGCGTAAAACCCATATCTGTCTTTTTGCCCAATTCGGGTCACCCATATTTGAATCAATAGGTATTAGTTGCTTGTGTACGAAATATTTTCCCATATTATTATTTCTTTTGTTTTATTTCAATAGTAGGACTTATGTTATAAATCTCTTTTGAAATTTTAATACTCTTCATTGAAGGGATGTTTCCAGTTTTAAACATAAATTTAGGAAGGTTTCCAACAATTTTATTTGTAGCTGGATAGTATTTTAATTCATCCATTATCTTTTGTATTTCCGAACTATTGAATTTAAAAATTGAGTTTGGTGTAATTAATTCACTTTTTATTAAAGAAAATAATTCGTTTCTTTTTTTAGAATCAGAAAAACCCCCACCATTTTCATCGGAAATTACAATTTTCAAAAATTGAGGTCCTAATACTCTTGCAAGTGAAGATGGATTATTTGAGCCAATTTTTACAGCACCAGATGAGGTGTCTGTTACATTGTTTAATTCTTTTAATATTTTTTCAAGAGATATCATACCCCTATAAATATAAAATATATTAAATTCCAATATTTTTTAATCGGAGTAATTCAGCTTTGATAGCTTGATTAAATTGATTCCAAGTAATGTTCTCCAACATCCACTTTCTATACCATATAGGTATTTTTCTGATTGGTGTATCTTTGTATTTTCCAAATGTCATAATCACATCAGGACTTTCTTCTGCTAATTCGTGCGGAGATTTCTGTCCTTCTATATGTAATCCAACTTCATGCAACGGAATACCAGTCAACAACTTTTGACCTTCCCCATAGAGTTTCCACATCACACCTTCTTTCTTAAAGTATAAATCCTCAACCTTTCCAAATTTCGGAACACTACCTACAAAATCTATAACCAATCCATTTGGCTTTTCGGAGTGGATACGAGTTACCCTACCCACAAACTGATACCACCAACTTAAAGATGCAGTAGGTCTACCTGTAATGATACAATCTAATTGAGGATGGTCAAATCCTACCGAAAGAATAGTAACTTGAACTACAATTCGTAATCGTAGGTTTTTGAAATCATCAATAATCCTATCTCTATCCTTATCAGGCATTCCGCTATATACTGCTTCGCAAGATGGTAATTGTGTTGATAACAATTTAGCATCATCAATTGAGGGTACGGCAACTAATATAGATTTTCTATCAGGCATATCCGAAATCTTCTTCATAATCTTACCACCAATATCTTGGTTTTTGTAAGCTTTCTGAATTGATTCATCGGTGAACTCTGCGTTGGTTGAATTGTAAACCAAATCCCCAGTATTAAAATCATATGATTCATATTTTAGAGGAGACCAAAATTGTAAATCAACCATCTCTTTAATTTGAGCCACATGAAGTACCTCCTTAAAGAATATACCCTTTTTAGAACGGGATGTCAACATTACCAATTTAGAAAAAGGTCTTCCATCATCCCCCATATTGGTTTGTAACTTTAATGGAGTTGCGGTTAATCCTAATACGTGAGTTGTTTTTGCAGCATCTAAAAATCTTCGCATCATTCCTTTAGGGTCTCTTGGAAATCTATCACACTCATCGATAATGACTTTGGTGATACCCATATCCTTAAACTTGTATGCGATGTTTACAATCGAACCAATGGTTGCATAGGTAACGTGTCCAATCTCTTTCTCCCCCATTGCAGCCGAATAGATAGATGCTTCCCCACCCAACCCTATAAACTTATTATAGTTCTGCTCTAAGAGTTCTTTGGATGGTTGGATAACTAATAACTTCTCTCCAACTTCTTTTGCTATCTGAGCGATAACAATTGATTTACCGAATGCCGTTGGGGCAACAATAATTGAGGGAACGGCTTTCTTTTGCTTAAAGAATTCCACTCCCTTTTTAACAGGTTCTATTTGATTAGGTCTTAACTGCACTCTTTAATTTTTATAGGTATTGAACTCCATACACACCATAACGAGCAGTTCCATCAACGATGTTACCTCTACTATGTTTGGCAGGAGAATCACGAGAAGCGGCTTTCATTAAATCACCTTTCTTAATTGGAACACCTTTGTATTCACCATCATATCGGGAGATAAATCCCCACACACTTCCGTTACTAATTAATTTGATAAACTTAGTACCAACACGCATCTCCATTGGTTTGGGTGTTAGGTTTGATAAGTGAGTTGAATAATACTCTTCGATTTCAGCATTCACTTTTTCAATAAACTTTTCAACGATGGGGTTATTGTAATTTTTCATATCTTATCTTATCATTTATTACATAGTAAAGGTAATAAAAATATTCCACATTTCCAAGCTTTTTAGTAAATATTTTTTAATTATTTTTTAATATTAAGCATACCAATCGTATTGATAAAATACTAAATAAAAAATTAGGATTTCCCATTTTTTCTTCGTATCTTTGTTAAAATTTTATATCTATCAAATAGTTATAAAAGGATAGAAAAAATTGCCTATGTTAGACAAACAAATAAATCTAAAAAAAGTTACATTTACAAACGAGCCGTTTAACGTACAATTATTCTATCTATAAGCAGGTGTGGGATGTCCCTACACCTTTTTTATTTTAATTAAACAAACAAAACAAAAACAAAAAAAGTATGAGAAAGTTAAAAAATCTAATGTTACTTTTGTTGGTATTCGTATCATCATTTGGAGCATTTGCACAAGAAACTACATCAGAAATTCAAGGTAATGTTTTGGCAGGTAAGGAAGCTATCGCAGGTGCAACTGTACAGGCTATCCATCAACCAACCGGTACGAAGTATGGTACAACCACTCGTGCTGATGGAAGATATAACCTACCAAACTTAAAAATTGGAGGACCTTATGTAGTTACAGTATCATTTGTGGGATACAAAAACGAAACACAAAATGATATTACATTATTGTTAGGACAGACACATAGAGCTAACTTTAATTTAGTGGAATCATCTACTACCTTAAACGAAGTCGTTGTTGTATCAGGTCAAAACAAAGTTTTCAACTCAAGCCGTAATGGTTCGCAGGAGATTATCAATAGAAGATTAATCGAATCAGTACCAAACGTAAATCGTAGTTGGAAAGATTTAGTTAAATTAGTACCATCACAAAACAACTTATCGTTTGGTGGTATGAGTTCTCAATTGAATAACGTAACATTAGATGGTGCGAACTTCAATAACTCATTTGGATTGGGTGATGGAACATTGGGAGGACAGACTGGAGCGCAACCAATCTCATTAGATGCGATTGAACAAATCCAAGTAAACGTTTCTCCTTTTGATGTTAAGTATGGTGGTTTCGCAGGTGGCTCGGTGAACACTGTAACTCGTAGTGGTAAGAATCAGGCATTTGGTTCGGTTTACCAATTTTTTAAGAATAAAGATTTGCAAGGGTATAAGGTAGGTGATATCACTTTACCACAACAACCATTCACATATGACCTTAAAGGTTTCACCGCAGGTGGTGCAATTGTTAAGGATAAGTTGTTTTTCTTCTTAAACGGAGAGCAAGAAGAAAGAATGGAGCCGGGTACTCAATGGGTAGCATCAGATGCTAACAATACACCAAATGGTACTAACGTATCACAGGCAAAAACATCTGATTTAGATGCGTTGAGAAAGTTCTTAATTGATACTTACAAATATGACCCCGGTGCATATCAAGGTTATCAGTATGGTTCTAAATCACAAAGATTAACTGCAAAGATAGATTGGAATATTAATGCAAAGAATTCGTTCTCATTGAAATATACAATGTTACGTTCTTCAGCTGATATCCCAGCATCTAATAGTGGTTCAATTAACTCATCAAATGGTAGAAGACCGGGTAACACAGCAATGCCTTTCTTTGGTAGTGGATACATCATCAACAACGATGCGGATATCTTAATTGGTGAGTTGAACACTCGATTCTCTAATTCGGCAAATAACAAATTGCAAATTGGATATACTCAATTGAGAGATTATAGAGCACCTTTAAGTGTTGGTAATTTCCCACAAGTAGATATCTTAGATGGTAATGGCTTACCTTACACAACGTTTGGTTATGAAAGATTTACATATGGTAACGTATTGAATACTGATGTAATTCAACTTAATAACATTTTCAACTTATACAAAGGTAAGCACGAATTTACATTTGGTACACAAAACTCATTCAAAACTTATTCAAATGGTTTTTCACCTTCATTCGCAGGTGCATATCGTTTCAATAGTTTAGCAGATTTCTACGCTTCGGCAGCAGGAACAAAACCAGCAGCGTTCTATGATTTATCATATTCATTGAGTGGTGGTTTCCCATTGGTTGGACCAAAGAATATGGAGTTAAGTTTATTTGCGCAAGATAAGTTTAGAGTAAAAGATAATTTAACTTTAACATATGGTATTAGAGCTGATTATGTTTCGTTTGCTGATAACTTCCTTTTCAATCCAGTAGTTGCTGGTTTAGATAAGTTCTATAATGGTACGAAATTAAACACAGGTTTAGCACCATCTGCTTCACTACAAATATCACCAAGAGTTGGATTTAACTGGGATGTGAATGATGACCAAACTTTACAAATACGAGGTGGTACTGGTTTATTCCAAGGACCTCCACCATTTGTATGGATTTCAAATCAGGCATCTAATAGTGGTATGGCATTATTTGGCTCTATTACAAATGGAACTGGATATGTATTCTCACCTGATATTGATAAATATAGACCAACGCCAACGCCAGGTTTATCCAAATCATATTCTCTTAACGTAACTGACCCTAATTATAAATTCCCACAGGTTTGGAAATCTACATTAGCAGTTGATAAGAAAGTATTAGGTTGGACCGTAACTGCGGAGGGAACTTATATCCAAAACATCAACGCTACTGTTTTCCAAAACGTTGCATTACCATCATCGGGTAACACAACATTAAGTGATGGTAGAACTCGTTTCGTTAAACGTTCGGTATATGATGCGGTTGGTGCGGCTCAAACTGCGGAGAATCCAAACATTGGTAATGCAATCTATATGACGAATGCAAACATCGGTCATACTTTATTTGGAACATTACAAATCCAAAGACAATTTAATAACTTAGGTGTAAACGCTTCTTATACTCGCCAAACGGCAGTAGATGCAACAATCAATGGTTCAACTGCATTTACAATGTGGGGAGCTAGACCGACTGGTACTGACCCTAACAACTTTGAGGCAGGTTTTTCAAACAACTATTTACCTCATAGAATTATTGCTAGTGTGAACTATGGTAAGGAATTTATTAAGAATACAAGAACTTCAATTGGTTTATTGTATGAAGCATCTCCTAACAGCGCACAAACATCTCTTTCATACACATATGGTGGTGATTTGAATAACGATGGTTTCAATGGTAACGATTTAATCTTCGTTCCTAAAGATGCATCTCAAATCAAATTAACTAACGCATCTGCGGTAAGTGGTGTAGCTGATACAAGAACACAAGCTGAACTATGGTCTCAATTAGATGCTTTTATTTCAAACAATCCTTATCTTTCAACTCGTAGAGGTATGATGGCAGAAAGACAAGCATTAGTTCTTCCGTGGGTTCATAGATTAGATTTGAATTTAACGCAAGATGTTTACATTAAAGTTGGAGCTATAAAGCATACATTACGTTTTACTGCTGATGTATATAACTTCACAAACTTTATTAGTAGTAAATTGGGTGTTCAACAATTACCTACAACAATCACTCCACTTAACTTTGTTAAATTGGATACTGATGGTAAAACACCAATCTTCGCATTCCCATATTTGGATGGAAGAAACAAAGTTCCGTTTACTGATTCATTCAGAGATAACGTAGGATTTGGTTCTCGCTACCAAATTCAATTAGGTGTAAGATACCTATTCAACTAATAATTAAGGGGAGGGAATCAAATCCCTCCCTTTTTTATCTATGACAAAAATTATAAATTTATTTGGTGGACCTGGCATTGGGAAATCCACACAAGCCGCCGGTCTATATTATGAAATGAAGAAACTTAATATGAATGTAGAAATGCCATATGAGTTTCCAAAGTTATTAGCATGGGATAAGAGTTATGAAATGGTGAAAGACCAATTGTATGTATTGGCTAATCAACATAGGAACATAGCAAGGTTACATGGGCAGGTTGATTACATTGTAGTTGATTCTCCTATTATGTTAAGTTTGGTATATAAGAATCGATACTCAAATGATTTAGATTATCCAGCCGCATTTTACGGATTTACATTCAATGAGTTTGTAGTTGATTTGCATAAGCAGTACAACTCAATTAACATTGTATTGGAAAGAGATGATTCTATGTTTCAAACCGATGGTAGATTTCAGAGTTTGGAAGAAAGTAAAGAGATTGACGATGATATAACAACAGTATTAAAACAATACGATATAGATTACTATCCAATCAAAGTAAACGAAAAAAGTATAGATACAATTTTATCACTTTTATAAAAGAATATATTATGACTAGTCAAGAATACACACAATGGTTGAAAGGTTTTTTAGATGCGGTAGATGGATACAACATTACCAAAAGACAATTTGATTCAATCAGAGAAAAATTAAAAGAAGTAGAGGATGCTCCTATTGGATTTCCTATTGGTAGTGGTGGGTTTGGAACTCCGGCAGTAGTACCACAATTGGGTGGTGGTTGGATATCAACTGGAACTCCAAATATTATGCCATTGAGTGGAACTATTACAACAGGAGGTTCGGTTACTACAACACAATTTCCCGGTTCAACTTTAACTTATACGGATACAAGTGGAAATAGTAGTACATATACAATACCAAACACAACTAATAATATATTTACAAATCAAAGTAGTAAAGATGATGATAAGTTGTTAATGGATTAAAATAAAAAAGGGAAGTAAATCTTCCCTTTCTTTTTTAACTCTTACCTTGCATTCCGGTGTAATAATATGTACTATCATAATTAGGTTCATCGTATATATCCAATTCCTTTCTTTTCTTATCTTGTTCAGATGATATATCTAATACCTTTGGATTCATTTCAGACTCCTCTTCTTTTATAACACTTTCTTTACATACTTTCCAACCACCACCTTTTGATTTGTAGTTCTTTGCCGCCCAACCATTTGCATAAGCTGATGGATATACATCAAACTTCTTTTTAGCTGCTGCTTTAGATGCTGACCACTTTGCCGAATCGGTTGGACAATTCTTCTCTAAAAATAATTCCATTGCCTCTTCAACCAATTCGTTTTTCTTTCTACCCTGGCAATGTGCTTTTTGTGAGAATCCTTTCGGATTACTACAATTAATTGATTTTTTATATTTTTGAGACCACTTCTCATCCAATCCCTCACTAGCTCCTGTTTTTACAAATGTGGGTTTCTGTCCTTTCTTTTGTTCACCACCTTTTTCAGAATCACCTGCTTTAGATTGTGCAGCTCTTTTTCTTTTTACAAATGATGCAATTCCATCTTTACCTAATTTGGCTGCTTTCTCTTTTGATAAACAAGCTGCATAAGGGTCTCCTTCTTTTGAATCACCACACTTACCAACTTTCTTTCCAGTAGAATCGTATCTATCCCAACCACCACCGGTAGTTGAACCCGTCTTACCTTTACCAAACCAATTACGAAGGTCTTCGGATAATATGGATTTTAACTTAATCATTTTTTAATCTTTTTAGCTCTACGATTAGGCGATTGACTTTTGATTGCCTTTCCTTTTTTAGATTGTAACGATACAATTTTATTTAAGAAATCAAATCGATTACTATACTCCAATGTTTGGTTGTATTCCGTTAAGTTAATTTTCATTGTCTCCATTTATATTGTATTTGAATATAAATATAAAGATATGAATTAAACGATTTGTAAGTGTAATCCTGCTCTATCTAATGCTTCGGCAATAGGAATCAATTCATCCATAGTGCCTGATTTAACTCCACACTTTCCTTTGTAGTGAATTATCATTGCACATTGTTCTGCCTGTTCCATTTCGTGTCCACACATAATCATTAAACACATAATGACATGCTCAAACGTATTTACATTATCATTGTAAACTATAATTTGATGTTGCTTCTCAATTTTTTCCAATACTTCTACTTCACTATTTGTTTGTTCCATTCTTAAAGTATTTGTATTTAAGATATTCAAATGCAGGTAATAATCCAAATCCGCTTGCTATTATTGTGAATAGGTTAGGATGCCAATGTTCACCACATAATCCCAATGCGTGCTTTACAAATTCTATCATTTGTTTAGTTCGTTGTAACGATTTAAATTTTTTGTTTTAAGGTATTGAACTTCAACCCCCTTCCATTTTTTTTCAGGACATGAACCACCCTCATCCATAAACGTTTTAGGGGTGTATATCTTTGCTTTAAGAGCACATCCGCATTGACCACAATGAATGTAAGGTTCTTGAACTTTATGTTCACAGGCATCACAAATCTGAATGCGTTCTGATGCTAATTCAGCTTGGGCATCATTTGGATTAAACGATATTGCCCAAGCTTCAAATATTTCTTTTGTCTTACTTAATAATTTCATTCTACTTTTTTACATTTAATTTCTAAATCACCTTGAACGATGACTGTGTTCCCATAAATATCATCAAACATAACTCCCTTACCATACATACGAAATGTATTTGCGTAATAAGTTTTTCCGTTTTCCGATGTAATAGTGTACTTTGCTTTATCCGATTTGCTGGGTACAAATGCCAATATACTTATTGCAATTACTCCCACAACAAGTCCAATGCACATTGTTATAAATTGCTTATATGCTACCATATTAAAATCTGTCTTTGGGTTTAAAAGTTTTGTAATCGTGAATAATATATGCTGCTCCCAATACTATGATTGAAAGTAAACATACTAAATGAAATCCATGCACAATGTAATCCATTGTTGTAAAAGGTAATCTAGGTACTTCTTGCATAACATTTTATTTTAGTGAAATAATAATTAAGAAATAAATTTAAGGTTTTCAACTAAATACTTTTCAGCTTTTTTGTAAATCTTTTCGGAAACAAGTCCGTTTGCATAAATCACATCATTTTTTGTAATACAATTAATGATGGTTTCTTTTCCTAAAAAGGAAACTCCCAATGTCAAATGTTTAATGTACGAATCTAAATCTTTGAAATGAATTGTCATAATATAAGGGGTTTAAGATTAATATTAAAATTTAATTATTAGGCGTTTAACCATTCTTGGTAAATATAATCGTAAGTATGACCGGTGAGTTCGGAAAACTTTTCAAACAATCTCTCTCGTATCACACTATCAGAAACACCAATGTATTCATAGACCATATCACCACGAATTGCGAGCCATAAAGATTCGAAGTTGGCTTTTGGGTCAATCTCTAAACCTAACTCATCTGATGGGAACTCATTCACATAATAATTTCTAATATTCATAACAAAGGGGGGGGTTAATGGAGGAGGAACGTCCCTCACTCCCATATAATAAAGGTAAGTAAAATTCCTGAATTAAACAAGCCTTTTACGAAATATTTTTTAATAAATTTACAAAATGTTTTTCGGCTCCTCTATAAGTAGTACGGGATACTAATCCATTAGCGTAACCAATAGTGTTAGCCATAATACATTCTATGATACCTTCTTTACGCATTGTACCACCATAGATGATAGTAATGAAGTGAACATACTCATTAAGTTTCTTTGGATAATTCATATCAATGTGGGGTTAAAAGGAAGAGAACTGTCTCTCTCACATATAATAAAGGTAAGTAAAAAAATTGATATAAACAAGCTTTTACCAAAATATTTTTAAATTATTTTTAGACACAAAAAAGGGATAAACTAAAAGTCTACCCCTTTCCATTATTCACAATCAAAATTTAATTCTTACTTTGCAACTGCTGTGTCTGCTGCTACCGAATCAGCTGCTACACTATCAACTGCAATTGTATCAACTGCTAAAGAATCACTTGCAACTTCTTGTTTTGATTCACCACATGCTGCTAATACTAATCCAGATGCGATAAACGCTAATGCTAATAATTTTTTCATTCTACTTTTTGTTTAAGGTTATTAATTATAATTATACAAATATACAAAAAAAATATCAAAAATCCTAATATTCTTTAAGTTTTTTTTAAGGTTTAACACCAAGCGTTCTCTATTGACTCGGTTTCAACCATTGACTGCTTTGCAATCATACGTTCTGCACATATCAAATCTACACTTTTGATAGCGGATTCAATGTTTATGAATTTCTTACCAAAGAATTTCCTAGCATAAGAAGGTCCTCTTAGGATTTCAACCATTTCGGGATACTTTTCAGTTGCCGCTTTCATAATCGAAAAGTTCGAATGACGAATAAATGGTTGAGGATGATTTTTGTTGGGTTTTTTAAATTCGATGTTCATATTGTTTATCTTTTATTACTTAATAAAGGTATGTAAAAAAATTGATAATGTCAAGCTTTTTCTTAATTATTTTTTATAAACTATGTCCTAACTTATTATGGATTGAAATCATATGTTTACAGGGTGTATATTTACGAAAATCTCTAGCTTCGCAGTTACAACCCGTAATCTTCCAATCTTCAACTGTTACTTTATAGTGCTTATACTTCCCAGTCTTCTTATTCACACTACCCATTTCGCTGTAAAACCATTTCATATGTCTATTGTTTAGTATCCTAACATTTTTAACACTCTCAAACCAAACCAAATCGAATCAAAAACTAAAACTTTCATAATGTGTATCTCTTAGTACATAGTAAAGGTAAGTAAAAGATTTGATATACACAAGCTTTTCATCAATTATTTTTCATCTTTTTTGAAAGGTTTTTCATACTTTGGCTTTAACAATTTCCAAATCATTTCATCAAATTGCGGCGAATATGAATCCAACCTTTTGAATAATAAAGACCTATTAGGATTATCTGCAATCTTATCAGCAAACTCTTTCTTATCTATTAACTCTCTGAATTCTATTTCAATTTTATTTTTAATTGTATCAAATTCAGTTTGTAAATCCCTAACAACTTCTTTCACCCAAGCATCAAACTCATCAGGTACTCTATCCAAAAATGGTTCTAACTGTTCGTTATTTCTTAATAGTTCCCATATATCTTTGGTGGAAAAGTTAGTTAAGATTCTATGTAGACGAACATACTCATCACCTTTAATCTTCATTCGCATACCGCCTGAAAAACGAATTACATATCCTTCATTATCTTTGGATATTTCTTTTTTCAAAGTTTCCCAATCTTCTCCCCAAGTCTTATACTTCATTACGATATCCCAACCTTCTTCCACAAGCTCTTCATATGGAAACTCTTCACCTCTTCTATTCATAACGCCCAACAATACCAATCTCTCTTCTTTACCATAATCTACAACGATACGATTTTCAGGATAAATTATTTCAAAAAGATATGTGTAGCCAGGTACGCATATCTTATTGTAGTTGTACTTATTTGCAATCTCCATACCTTTGATTGCTTGTTCGGAAGTAAATGAACCACGAGTTGTCATATGCCATTCACCTTTTATTTTTGGTGTTGGTTCATAGTATGGGTCATCAAAGTTAGGTAAGTTGTTTGGGTCAAAGAACCTTTCCATACCGGTTTCGTAATTATTATTAAACCATATGTTATATCTTCTTTCATCACTCAACTCTTCCTCATAGTAAAAGAATATACCTAACGAACCATCCATCTTTTCATAAACCTCAAAGTATTCATTTGGGATATCCTCTGGTTTGTGCTCTTCGTAGTTAAAGAACTTTGGAAAAGGTTTAGCAACAACATTACCTTCGTTATCCAAAACTAATCCTCTGCAATTCAAAGTAATATCATCCCACATACCATTGTATTGGCATTCACGTGAATAGTTGTATATAGCCAATGGAAGTGTAGGATGATTTTGTTTAATCACCAATCCTTTGGATATGTAATCACCTATTAATGTTAAATCGTATTTCATATTACAATTTTTTATTTATTCTCCCAAACCACCCATTTTTCCATATGTGGAGTTTTGTAGTATTTGATAAGCTATTTTATTTGTATTTGTACCTAAACTTTCAGGGTAATATAATAATGTTGGGTTTTTCTTTTGGATATCGATATCAGCATATTGTTTCTTAAATTCCATAACATCAAATCTTTCAGTAATTAAATGATAGCCTGATTTAGTTGGGATTTTTTTAATCACCTTTGTAACAATATCTAGTGATTTTTCAATAGTACCATCTCCTTTGTATGTATGTACTATTGCTCTAAATTTAATAGGTTTACATTGGTCAATTGTGTTTATTACACCACCAATCAAACTTTCATCCTTTGTGTCAATATCTACAATCCATCTTTTTTCGTGCATCTTAACTTGTCCAACCACCGAATCAAATACGTGCTTTTGATTGATTTGACCCGATTGAATGCGATTGACAATATCAACAATCATTTGCATACCAACATCCTTATGTTTTTGTTTGTTGATATGAATATATGCCCTTGCCTTAAACATCTCACAAAGTTGTTTAATCTCATCGTATCGTTGTTCTAAATGTTCTACACTCTCAATACAATATGATTTGATTGTACGAACCGATTGATGATTAGCTTTATCAGTTGTTTGGTCTTTCTTACGCTTAAAGATATAGAGCATATAGAAATCTCCTTCTTTCTCAAAGTTAAGTAATCCTTTAATTTGCTCTATATTATCTATCATAACTTTACTTCAAAACGATTTTTCATTTGTTCTAACTTTTCAGCAGGTACTCCGTGCTCATTTACACCACCATGTCTATTTTCTACAATAATACTGAATACTTTATATCCGTATTGTTCTGCTAACTTATAGTATGCTTCCATTTCCCACTCTTGCGTAAATGTGTTTGATACTACAATTTCAGGATAAAATTGAGGATTGACTTCGTTATCTTTCATACGAGTCTCAACTTGGTTTCTACACCATTCATGTGCTTGCCTTAATTTAGAACCATCAAAGTTATAGTTACCTTCTTTATCATAGAAGAACTTATCAGCTTCACATATTGCATACTCATTCCAAATCCAATTGGCGAATGTTGATTTGCCACTACCTGGCAATCCTCTTACTAATGTTAATATTTTTGGTATCATTACTTTATTGGTTTATCTTCTACTTTGTAAATACAAAACTCATCTGCTATATTCGTATCGGCTCTACCTTTGATGAACTCTAATTGTTCTTCGGCTTCTTCCATAGTACCATAGAATACTGTATTGTGATATGTGTAGCAGTTTAATTGATTACTATCCTTAAACCACATTCGTGCAATCACATAATTAAACTTTTCCATATTTTATCTATAATTTTCAACCATAGTGTGGTGGTCATTTGGCATCATACTACCTATTGGTTGTTTCTCCATAATCTTTAATATCTCTTCTAAACTAATAGGGTCTAAACCATTTCCATCTACACCCACATCCATAACTTTACCATTACCAACTCTACGATGGTTAGGTAAGTGAACGTGTCCGTGTAAGTGAATAACACCCCTACCTAAATTTTCCCAACTAGCAATTGGAAAGTGCATCAAAACAAATTGTGCTTCCTTTTGATTTAGAGTTCCAACATTCCACTTAACAACCAAATTAACTAAATGGTTTACACTAATGAAACAATCCTGCACCCCATCTTTATTTCTTCCAATGTGATGGTCGTGGTTTCCTAATACTAAATGGATGTTCTTGCAATTCAATCTGCTACGGAACTCTCTAATGGAATCAAACCCACCGAAAGACCAGTCACCTAAATGGATTAGGATATCATTCTCCCCAACTACGGTATTGATACCAGCAACTAACCTATCATTCATCTCACCCAAAGAATCAAAATCTCTAAAGTGATTCGGTTTGCTCTTATCCCATTCGGTAGTGCCTCTACAAATATTTGCGTGATTAAAGTGGGTATCTGAAGTGAACCACAACTTTTGACCTTTATTCAAAATAATCTTCATACTATTGGGGGTTTTAATTATAGGATAAAGGTAAGTAAAAAAATTGATATATCCTAATTATTTAGAAAGTATTTTCCAACCAATATGAAAGATATTGTAAAGTGGCAATCTTATCCTTTAATGTGATATTCCAAATGGTTGTGTACTCACCATCACATACTACTTTGTAAACCTGCTTTTCGTATTCGGATAGCGGTTCTCTATATATGGTTACAATCTTATGGTCTCTACGGGTCTTACCCTTAAACACAATTTCATATAACTTACTCAACTGCCGGACTTGTGTAATTTGGTATTTACCCACTACACAACCTATAATCTTATCGTAGTTCTTTATAGTTAGTTTCATTAGAATGGTAATTTTAGATTTGGATGATTCTCTACATAGTTTTCAATAATAGCACCAACTCTTTCCATAAATTCATATGCGGTTGTTTTCTTTAACCATTTACGTCCCAACCAATGTTCGTATATAACTGAACCATCTTTATGTACGAATTGTAGTTTATACACATCATCCGAATCCCTATCATATGGGAATTCTTTATCCGCCTCCATACCCAATCGTATCTCAACCCAATCAAAATCAGTTGGGACATTCTTTTGTAAGATTATAGAATAGTAATCATTACGCGTTTCTTCCACCTCCATTATGTACCAACCCCTAAAGCTATTAACTTTTGTTTTGAAAGAATTTAGTTGATACTCAAAGTTTAGTATTGTTAGCATTATAATAATTGGATTTCAGCTAATAAAGCAGTTACACCTTCTTCAGTTAGGTATCCCTTAACATCTCCATCGGCAATCGGATTATCGTAATGGATTTCGCCATCTTTGAATACTGCCAACTCATACAAACCCTCACCACCTCCATAGGTATAAGGAGTTCTAACTACGGATGCACCATAACTATTCTCAAACTCTATAAGTGCTTGAACACCACTTCCCATAGGGTGTAGGTTAAACTCTAAATCATTAAATCTTTTCATATCTATTATTTTTTTAATTCGTAATCTATTACACCTACTACCGATTCTATAAATGCCTTTTTATCTTCTAACGCAGTTTTGAATACTCCACCCCCATTAATCATCTTTTGATTTAAGTATATTTTATATCGATACTGTCCTCCTAAAAACTCATCGGTTTCTCTCTCCAATATTAACCTACCCACATTCTTTGGTCCACCCAACCCATCCGCTCGGTAATAATGAAATTGAACCGAATATTGTTTACACCCAATGAGGTTCGAATCAATATCAAATTTGTATGTATCCTCCAACACATCGGTAATCTTCCAACCACCCCACCAACTATTAAGTAATGAGGATTTGAAATTCTTTATCGTTAGCATACCCTTTGTAATTTTTCTAATAACTTCGCCATAGTTGTTGCAAGTAGATATGGTCTTTGTAAATCATCCCACTCAACCAAAATCTTTACTTCGTTTTTCCAAGCCGATACAAACATTTCATATTTACCTGATTCGTTGGGAGTTCTATCTAACCAAATCTCAACATCATCTCCAATTAACCTATACACCTTTTGAACCTTTGGGCTAAACTCACTTACCCTAAAATAAAATATATACCATATCCCATTTAGAATTACTTTGTGTGCAACTTTACCACTACACAACATACTCTTAAACTTATCTATGTTTTCAATCTTCAACATATACTAAAAATTTTGAACTAATCCAATTAAGTAATTGCTTAGGATTTTTTATGTATTGATTATGTATTTTCTTTCGGGTTCCCATCGAATTCATAATTTCAATATCATACTCAAACCCATTCTCATTTAATTGCCGATACAACTTAACGAATTGTGATTTGTGTATGGCGAACACCCCTTTGGTCTCCGGGAGAAATGCAAATTGGTAGTAATCATCCCTTTCGATAATCTCACCCATCAACCACAATGTACCCATACAATTGAATTGATTATCCTTTATCTTTTTGTAGTTCGTTATTGTTAGCATAATATTCAGTATCATCAACTCTCATTCGGGTCGAATTTAAGATTTTTTTGTAAAGGTTTAATTTGATAGTGAATCCACAATCCTATCCACCATCCAATTATAGAACCTTTCCCTATCCTTAAACAAACTACTCATAACGCGTACATCGTGTATTCGTATTCCCATAATCAAATCCTCAATCCAAAGATGGTAGTACACCTCATCTTCCGCCTCTCTCTTCACCACTACCTTAAACCTCCTCTTAGCATCCCCCATAGACCAAAAGAATGTATAGAATGGATTTTCCAAATTGCCGGAAACAGCTCCGTGTAAACCCCCATCTACTAATTTGAATCCACCAATTTGGTATCCATCATCATGTCCTATATCTCTCCGTACATTTTTAATCCTTAGCATGTTATTAATATTTATTAACTATTTTACATAAGGTTGCTAGCATCATATTCATATCCGAAAGGTATTCCGCATCTACACAAAATTCAATTTTTTTATGCTCATAATAAAAGAAGTATCTCCATTCACCATTACCCAATGATTCAAGTGTTCTACTTAAATGAAATTCCTTTCTATTAGCAGTAATTTTATATGCGGGATGTCGTACCCCAATTGTATAGGTGTAATCCCACTCTTCACAATATTCCACTACCCACCCTGCGGTAAACTCTAATAATCTTCCCTCTAACTTATCGTAGTTCTTAATTGTTAGCATGTAAATCTATCTAATGCCTTTAACATATTCCCCATATTCAAAATCCAATCCGGAGTTACTCCGTATTGTGTAAGTTCACCATCTCCGTTCCTAAACATATACGCTACCTTACCATTACTTGTATTTGTGGGTTTCCTTTCCAAATATACCTTTATAGATGATAGGTGTTGGTGTTCTAATTTAATTTCGTACCAATTATCCGTTTCTCTACAAAAAGCAACCTCCCAACCATCTCTTCCAAGGGGTTTACCACACAGTTTATAAAAATTCTTAATTGTTAGCATATTACATATGTTTTACTATTTGATTTATCATCCAAGTATAGAACCCTATTCTATCTTTTAGGTGAGTATTTGTACCCACAGATGTAGCATAAATCAAACCGGCTTTACCATAATGAGTGAAACCTTTTTTCTCATCGTAAATCTCAAAGTTGTATATAGATGTTGTACCCTCTATTGGTTTTCTTTCTAAAAAGCATTTGAACCTACTACGCTCATCATTGTAACTCCAATAGAATGCGTAATAATCGTAGTTATCCGAAATGCCCGTTATTTCATCGGGTCGATTGTACAACCCAGCATTTACCAATTTGAATGAACCTATTACGATTCCAGTATCTGGGTCTGCGCCCTTTGTTGGGTTTCGTATTGTTAGCATATCCTATAAACAAAATCCTTTAAGTGAACGTAATAGGTTAGATGGGTTTTGTATGAAATCAATCGTTACACTCCGTAGAGTAACACTACCATTTCTATCATAGTATTGGTACACCTTCCTACCATCGGGAAGTACTTTAGCAATCCTACTTAGATACACAGTCTCTTGGTGTTCGGGTGAGCGTAGGTTTATAGTGTATTCTTTATTTTGTTCATAGATAGCACTCACATACCATTTACCTACTCCGATGTTATGTAGTTCCAGCTTTTTGTAATTGTGTATTGTTAGCATAGGGGTTTTGATTATGTATTAAAGGTAAGTAAAAAAATCCGTATTTCCAAATTAATATCCAAAATAATCCCACCAATCAGCAACCTTCAAAGATAACCATTCTATGAATAGGGGAAATGTTTTGAAGTATTTAGGATTAAAAGAGTTCCCTTCTGTGGTATGGAAGTTCACCCCATCTCCACTCCTCACTACACACACCTTATAGGTATGGTTACTCCAATCGAAATCTAACATAATCACGTTAGAGCATTCGGATTGAGGATATATCCATACTATGGTATCCCTATGACGGTGTGCATCCAAATGATAGTTATAGAACCCTGAAGCTAGTTTGAATCCCTTAACACGTTCCGTAAAGTTTTGAGGTCCTTTCATATCTTAATTATAAAAATGATTTCCCCACTCATTCAACTTCTCAAATAACCATCCAATGAATGTATCAAAGGATGTGAAGAATTTTGGGTCAAATCGCCAAGGTTTAAGAATGGTGTGAAAGTTTGTACCATCTCCGTTCCCTGCGATACATACCCTATATTCTTCCTCATCCCATCGGAACTCTAACATAATTGAATTGGTAGATTTATCTTTAGTATATATCCATACCTTATCGTCATCCCCTTCGTTATTCCCTAAATAGCAATTACTCCATGAGCCGGGCATTTTATATCCATTAATCCGTTTAGCAAAATTGATTGGTGCTTTCATATCTTAATTAAATAATTCCTTATGGTCTCTGATTAGGGATGTAGTACACTCTATGAACGAATCGAATGTTCTGAACTTATGAGGAGAGAAACCCAAATCCTGCTTTGAACGAGAATAATCCGATTTTCCACTCAAACGGCTAATGGGCACTATATCGTATTCATCCCTCTTCCAATTGAATAGTAGCATGATAGCGCCGGGCGTATTTCTCATAGGAGTTATCCAAAGAGAAGAATCCATACTTGCGATTGTAGTAAGGATATACGATTCCCCATCTACCTCCAATTCGTATCCGTGCAACTTAGTACTAAAATTTATAGGTGCTTTCATCCTTACATCATTTCAACAATCCATAGTAATATACCCAATACCAATAGGGATATAATCACCTTTATGATATCTTTGTTTCTTCCTTTATAATGCATATCTTATTTACGATTTAATTTAGAGATTCTACACCAACGATTAATAAACCAATATAGGTGTACCATCGATACCATAACGTTTACAATGATAGTAGGGTTATTCTGAATTAAGAACCCATACCAAACCCACACTAAACATGCAAAGAAGTTCACTATCCGAACCAGCTTTTGTTTAGAGAACGCAAAGGAGAGTACACTCATACCCATTGCGAAGTAACCAACTATTTCTAATGTATTCATATCTATTTGTTAATCCGTTCTTTTGGCAATGTCCCATACATCAACCACTTCTCATATTGGAGGGATGATAGTATGAGGTATTGTCCATTTACCTTTAATACAAAATCCATTTCTTTGTTCATATCTTTTATCTTCCTATTTGAAAATCAATGTAATCCGATATTGCCATTGAGTTCCTAACGTTAATCCGTTTTTGAATCAACTCCATAGCCTCTTCATATCTATCATACGAAACCACACCTTCATTTATATAGTATTCTGAATTGGCTCGTTTAGGGGTGATACCCAATGCTTTTGCTCTCTCTTCAATAAACTCAACGTAACGTTCTAAGGAAAGACGTTTAATAGTTGATGGTTTCAAATCTAATCCATTTTTCATATCTTATATCTTTTATAGGTCGTAAATCTCTTCTAACTTACCATTGTAGTAGGCAACGAATAGGTTATACTCCATTATCTCAACGTTGTAGTATTCTCTATTATAATCCTCTACACTTACATCCAGCCAACTAGTGTGGATACCATTCTTCTCACATAAGGCTTCGAACTCTGCAGCGTTAATGGTGGGGGCGATAGCAATCAACTCTTTCTTAGTAATCTTTGGGGTTTTCATAATATAGAGTGGAGGGAGGGAAGGTTTGTTGTCTCTCAACCACATATTAAAGGTAAGTAAAATAAATGAGAATTCCAAACATTTAGGTAAATTTATTTTTGTATCAATCCACATAAGTAAGTTAGCTCAAGTAAGCTGGATAGGTACTATCTAAAAACCCTCCCTTTGGGGTAAACCAAGAGTCTACTCTGTCCCACAAAAAGTAAACCCCAGAGAAAAAAACCTGGCTCGGGGCGAAAAGGTATTAGGGCCCCCTTCCAAAAAAAAGTTGCAAGACCTTTTACAAGTAACCAGTCCCCCCCCACCTCGGAGTATAACCACCTACTTATTAGTGCCACTCAACGCCTCCGCATTAGTGCCACAAACCACCACATTCTACCTTTTGAATCCAATCTATTTACGAGCCGCCTCCGCCGGGTACTACAACACACCCACAACGCCTCCGCTCTCCTCACAGTGACGGGCTACAAAATATTCTAACCGCTTTATGTGGTTAGTGATTCGGGTGGTCAGTCCCCCTATGTATTTAGGGTGTCCATACTGAAGTGAAAAAGACAATTCACTTATTCGTTTAGTATGGTATTCGATTTTGGGTAAGTAACCATTAGTGTGTTTCATATATAGGGAGTTTAAATGAATTTATTTTTATTAGTGTCCGATTACAAGCTAGCCACTGCTTTAGCGATTGTAGCTTCGGTGTAGGAATATCCTTTTAATTTCTCAATTGCTTTCTCTAAAGTTAATACACCCCACACATACTTACCATCTAGCATATCTCTTAGGGAACGTTTCGCTTCAGGCCAAGTACCGAAGGGGGCTTTACCATTAAAGGAAACATACTTAGCGTTGAACTCTAATTCAGTTCCGTTATCACTCTTACCATTCTCAGCGTACTCATAACAATCATGCATCCCATCGTAATGTCCACCTTTGAACATATTACAGAAAGAAGCAATATCATAGTACTCTTTAGTACCATATTCTAACTCCGAACCATCAGCGTTACAAGCATACAAGTCAGAAGAAGAACCATTAGCGAAGGTAGAGGATTTACCCCATACCAACATATTAGGATATTTAACTTTCATAAATTGTTTGAACATCAAAGGAACTTCCTTACGTCCAATAGTGATAGTAGGGTTAGTAAGGGGTTCTCCCCAGTAGTTAGTAGTTCTTAAACAAGCAGAGGGTAATTCAAAAGTGATACCCATCAATTTAAATTTCGTAGTGTTCTTAGAAGAAGCCATAATAAGGGGGGTTTAAAGTGGAGAACTGTCTCTCTCACATATAATAAAGGTAAGTAAAAGTTAGCAAATAAACAAGCCTTTTAACAATTATTTTTGCTTTTTTTTCAATTATTTATTTAATGGTATATGCCGGGGCCTCCGCATACAACAAACCCCACCAGCAGTACCAGAGGGGTTTAATCCAAAAACTATGTTTACAAATCACTTAATATCTTACACGTAGTAGTTCTCAACTACCTTACGAATTGTCAATGCCCACTTAGCCTCCTCAAACCTATCCTCACTAATCACACCATACCAAAAACAATAATCAAAGTTCACCTTCGCAGGAGTAGAACCATTCAACACCGCCATACCCTCTAACAGGTCCACATACTCAACCAAACTCAAACCAGCAATTTCTTCGTTATTCATATTATAAGGGGTTAAAACCAATTTCAATTTTTGGGAGGTGTCTTACAGAGATTGCTAACACCCTCAATCGGCAGGGGTGACCCGTTACCATTAAGAACACAATCAAAGCAATCAACCTCTCTCTCATATAATAAAGGTAAGTAAAATTCCTGATATATACAAGCCTTTTAACAAATATTTTTAAAAGAAAAATGCGTTCCATACATACTCCAAAGGTCTCTCATACCTCTCACCAGCTCTATGGTTATTGGAAGCTGAAAAGGAGTGAGCTGGGTAGATGGATTTAACTACCTCCATCGTACACATCCCAGCGTACTCATTAATATGTACTAACTTAGCACGTAAGGTAGGAGAGAAGTTCTCTGGTGTATCCTCGCCTACTACCTTAACTAAATCCGTAATCTTACTATCTGAATATCTCATAATGAATGGGGTTAAGAAATGAATTTTAAAACATAAGAAGGAATACCAGCTTCCAAACCTCTTCCGGCTGCCAAGGCCTCCTCAACAGCGGAAGTCTTATACAATCCGATAAACTCTCTAATCGCTTGACGTTGAGCCTTAGTACGATATGGAATGCGGAATCTTTCAAAACAAATGATTGGTGTTCCAGCCTTAATGGTTCTACCTTTGTTAGCCGGAGTGTTGATGTAAATGGTTTGTTCGTTGTTCATATATAGGGGATTAAAGTTTTACGTTATTAAAGGTTTCAATATGTGATAACAAATCGTAGATGGCATCCTCAATATCTTCACCAACATAGGGTTTGATTTTCATCTCATCACACATAGGTTGGTACATCATATCTTCAAGGATTATCTCATCGTAACGTTCATCAAGCAAAAGGGAAGAAATCATAACAAAGTGGGGTTAAAGGAGGAGAACCATCTCTCTCTCACATATAATAAAGGTATGAAAAAGACATGGAAATTCCTAACAAAATATATGACGATGTGTCAGGTTATGTGTGACTATTTGTCAGGCTAATTTGGGCCGGATTAATTCTTCGAAAGCCATTTCCAAAGCATCTTCATATGGACACCCATCTCCACCGGAGGAAAGCACAGATTGTATTTGTTTGGCATACGATACCAACTCCTCATCTAATCCCATTGAGGCTGCGATAAGCAACATTGATTCCCTTGTGTATTTAATCATCTTTCCATTTTAGAGTTTCTACTTCACAAGCCTGAAGCTTGAGTAATTCTTTATTTGCATTATGTAGTATTCTCTTCTGGTCTTCAATCTTAGCTTTCAGCAACTCAAGTGCTCCTGCTTTCCTCCCCCATCTCTTAGGATAGATTAGTTTGGGCCCGATTGGTAAATAATATTTTCGAATGGATGTGGGCTCATCTGAATGAGGATTCGTAACAACGTAGTACTCCCCCGTCTTATTATTAGTGTATAGTTCAGCCACCAAGTGCATCTGCCTTGTTTTTTCCATCAGTACAAAGATACGAAAACTTCCTGATATATCCAAACGAATTCGGAATTATTTTGCTAACTTGCTCACCGGTCTCACGTTAGGCTGGAATATGGAATATATCACCCGCCCTCCCACACCTTAAAAATACGAAATAAATTCCATAAAGTCAAGTCTTTTTCGATTTATTTTCAGCTTTTTTTTATATTTTTTTGGGATGGGATTGCACCGGTATCGTGGATTCGTGAATATGGAATTGTACTTTTCTAATATGGTGCCGCTCTACTTAACATAATGTAAATTATATAACAAAAAATGATGGTACAAAACTAAGATTGGGCCCGTTTCTTAAAAAAGTACAACGTTTTTTCGCTTGACCCTTGGGAATTCTGCTGTCATCGCTTAGAATAATACAATTGTAAACTAGCTAATCACATATGTAAATTTCGCACAACTTATATGTTATGGGGATTTTTTCAGCTTATCGGAATAAAAAACGTATCCAGCTCATCGGACTTGAATAAAAAACGTATTCAAAATTCCGAGTAAAAAACGTATCCAAAACCGTTGGCTTGAATAAAAAACGTATCCAAAAATAGTGTGGAAGCTCGGGCTTGAAAAAAAAATTTGCTCTCAAAAGGTGTGTGTAGTAGCCTATCGGGTAATGTGATATATTAACTAGCTATCTTTTTGGTGTTATTACCCTATAACTTTAGGTAATTTTAATACTGCTCTATGTGGGTGTGATATGGATACGATTTTTAACCACTCCATATATGATAATTCTTCGATAGTTGAATTCTAAGCGATTTTGGATAAAAAACGTAGATAATTATTAGTGTGTAATAATAGTGCTCTTAGGCGTTGATTAAGAACCACATAAAGAGCAGAGCCGCAATCCCTTTGAGGGTGTAGTATATAAGGATTACCCACCAGTATTTCTTAACAAGTTCCTTGCTAATCTTCCCTATCTTTTTTAACCTTTCTTTCAGGGTTCCCATTGGTTATCATCTTCTTTCTTAGTTGGAAATAGGTAGTGTGATATCGTTATTAGGGTTATAATCGTTATCCCTATCCCTGCTATCATTCCGTATAAAAAGTTTTCCATATTTTAGGTTGATTTAGTGTTGTTAGTTATTCCGTTAGGTAGGGAGTTCTATCTATACTACCTATACCTATACTTAGTTCTTTTATTGTCTTATTATTATTACTAGTATTTTTAGCTGAATTTATTTTATTAGGTGTGTCCGGCTTCGAGTGGATTTCGTCCATACTTTCTAATATCCTGTCTTTGTACTTGTCTAAAAAATCACTACAATTATCATAATGCCATTCATTCAATTGATATCTTAGTATCCTATCATGCAATGCTCCGTTGTCCGAAAAATCCATTGGCATTAGATTCTTATAGTAATTCAATCTATAAATGTCATCTTCGGTTTCTGCGTATGTTTTTGGTATTATATGTTGCAATGCCCACTTACCAATACCATGTCCATGATTATCCCAAGTCATCCAAGGTTCAAACATCCCTTCAATATAATCCCTAAATACATCCCACTCTAGACCCAATATATCTTTTGTACGAAATGATTTTGACTTTCCCTTCAATGCCGAATTAACATATACCTTAACCAATGCATGTAATTTAACCATTGGGTTTGTATGATAGTTTATTCTACCTTGTATGTTACCTGCTTCATAGTATGTATCCCTCCTATATTGTAACGAGCATTGCTTACAAATATTCCTTCTAAAATCATTTTCATGTTTTTCTGTCTCACAGTGTTTACACCAATTATGCCCTTTCTTTTTTGGATATGGACACCTTGCACCAGCTGTTTTATATGTAAAATAACTTATCCTATCCAATTCCAATTTTAATTCGTTTGTTAAATATTCCTTACCAAATCCATTTCGTAACCAATGATACCCATATGATATTGGGGTTTGATTCCAACTATCATAATTTTTATACTCACCACTTTCAATAAAGTCCGAAACCATTTTAACACGCTCCAAACATTCTTTCAGTTTATCAGCTTTTTTTTGATTTTGTTGGGATTCTATCTCTAGTAATTTAACCTTTTTTTTATGTACAGATTTAGTTTGAGTATGGCATATAGAACATTTACCTTCTTTTATAATATACTTATAAGGTCTTTTTATAATATGCCCATTTGTACATTCAAATTGTATTTTCAAAGGATATCCCACCTTATGCTCACTACTTATAATTTGTTTTACATATGATAACTCTCCAATTTCACTAATTCTTTCAGCATCTCTTTCCTCTTTTTCTAATTGAATTCGGTTACTATATTCATCTGCAGATATCATCCAATTGGGTTTACAATACTTAACAAGCCAATTACAACTTCTTTTGTTTGGCATTGTATCTAAATTACGCAATTCTTTGTAGGATGAAACTTTACTTGCTAAATTTATATAGTATTTTATTTCATCTATTTTAGATAATCCATTATACAATAATCTTAAATGCTTATTTGCTTCTCTTTTTAGCTTTTTATTTTTTTTATAATTTATATCATAGCATTTATCCGAACAAAAACTTTTTCCTGCTGGATTGGGATTATTACACTCCTTGCAATTTAAATTTTTCCTTATTTTAGTCATTATAATCTTCCTTCCATTTCTGCCACTCCATCCAGCATATGTGCCAATACCTTCCCCACTCTCATCGCATCATCTAATGGTATTGTGTTAGTGATTTGCTTTCTCATTCCAGTCATCGCTTCACATACCATATCCACATAGTAGTGTGATTTACTATCATCATACATATCCTCTATCACTTTCGTTTTCTTTAGGATATGGATTTGGTATCCATCCCACACTATATTAGGGTCAAACTGCAATCCAAATGTATATGCCTCATCGCATTCTCTCCTATATTTGATAGTCCATATGGTACTGCTTTCAGCAAAATCAATCAGTTTGTTTGGGTTTTCTATCTTAATCTTTTTCATATTATTATAATACTTGTCTAGCTCCAGTATGGATTTGATTAAATACCCTTCTCATATCCTTAAATTCTTCTACTCTTAAAAATTTAGTGCATCCTCTTGCAAGGGGTACGTTTACATTATTACAATAGATTTTTACATATTGATGCCTCAAAAAATCATTCGGGTCATACATTTGTTGTGTCTCCTTATAGATTTGTACTAATATCTTTATGTTAGGGTTTTCTTTATCCGCTAGTACATACTCATATATACCTCCGGTTGGGTTCTCTCCTACATAATGAATTTTCCAACTTGTTAAACTCTTGCTTACAAAATCAATCAGTTTGTTTGGGTTTTGGATGTGTATCTTTTCCATACTATACAATATTTTTGGGTATAACTTTTTCTAACATCAATCCTAATCTCATTACCATTCCCTCTACGGTATTCAATTCTTGCATTGAAAACCACATCTGTTCTGCTTTATCCTCTTCCAAATTCCATGCCCATAACTCATATAAAAATACCCTATCATCGGGATTATATTTGACAGGTTCTCTTTTCAATTGTATCTCCGCATGTGTGAATCTACCATTACTTACTAATTCGAATATGTATTTATCCCCAATATCTTCAACACTTTGAACTGCCCAACCATAAGAATTTTGTATCCACTTCGAATACAACTGTCTACCAAATATCTTATCTATGTTTTTTATCGTTAATTTCATGCCTACGGATTTAATACCCTTTCCATTAAATTACATATTCTCCGTATAACCTCTCCCATATTTCGTAAATCTCCCTTACCCAATGCTTCTACTTTTAGTTGGTTTGGTTTCTCTTCATAAGATAGTTCCCAGCAATCTTTTAAGACTATAGGATAAGGTATTTTCTCTCTATTTAAGTTTAAAGAGAATTGTTTTATCTTACCATCGGGTGTACTGATTTCTACTATAAACTCATACCTATTATCTATCCACTCATACACATCGAATATCCTTCCTATTGTTAGTATGTTCCCTCCTATATGGAATGTCCTTCCTACTATCTTATTTATGTTTTGTATCGTTAGCATATCTGAATTCTTTTTATCATCTCTGTCCCACATTGATTTGTGTAACTCTAAAATTTTTTGTTGGGTATCATAGTTAGCTCGTATCCTATCCATTTCCATTTGCATCTGCAACTTTGCCCACGCTCCCGTTAAACTCATCTCTTATATCTCTTCGATTCGTTTGATAATTGTTCTATTGATTGGATAGGATGCCACAACCTCCAAACTATTTATATTAGGCCGAATATAGAAAGTATAACACCCACTTCCACTATAATCATATGTATCTGCCTCTACTTCGTAATCTACACCAAAATCACTTCCCGTAATTACTTCTAAATGGTATCTTTTCATAACTTATCTATCATATTTCTGCCCTTTGGTGTTGGCTTTTCTTTCTTTCCCTTTTGATTCTTAGATAGTAATTGGGCATCCTTTTGCTCCTTAATCTTATCTATCATCTTATAGGTTTCATCCAATCTCATTTGCTTATCGATTTGGAATTGCTCCGAATTTAGGTATTTATCTACCTCCTTTCGTTTGTTCAGTCCGTTCACATATCGTGTCCAACTTACCAACTCCGCTGCGATTACCAATCCATTTATGGCAATCAATAGTAACATTATTATTTCTGCTCCTGTCATAATTTTATATTAAAAAGGTAATGAGTGCTTTCCATTTAAGCAGGATTCTATGTAATCCAATACAAATTGTGGGTCTTTTACTCTATCTACATCTACCCAATCGCTTCCGTTATTCTCACCACTCCATCTGAACAAAACCTGCTTTGTATTTGTAAATTTATTGTGTTCCATCTCTCTTTCAATTTTCAGAACTCCTTTCTGCCCTAACACATCTTCGGCTCTCCAAGAATATTCCAAAGATTCATCAGTCATTGGTATGTGGAATACTACCATATTAGTTCTTTGAAATTTGGTAAGTTTTTCAGGGTTCTCCAATCCCAATAAAGGTGTTATTGCCGGTCCTTCGTTTATAGCATCTTTAATATACCCCACACCATAACCTCCACTATTCAGATACCTTCCCAATGTGGTAGCCATATCCCAATTATTATCTTTCTGCTCCATTCTCTAATTTGTTTAATAGTTCTCTCAACTCCCCCACTCTCTTTCGTTTTCCGGCATATTCATCATCATCACTTGCCTTATGTCCATTCATATTGGCTAAAGTTACCTCATATTCTAAAGCAACCAACTCCGTTATTATATCATCAAAGTTCATATTATCCTTTTTTACCAAAATCTCGTTCCCAAGCATCATCCAACCTCTCCATAAACTCTTTGTGTGTTTCCTTCTTCTTTTTGGTTTTGGAATACGATGGATATGTATCTTCCCAATATTTGTCCGATGCATCCTTCGCATCCAACTCTTCTTTGATAAAATAAATGATAGCATATACAAATGTTAATAAAATACTAATCGTTGCACCATAACGAAATCCGTTTGGAAACATAGCATACAACTTAAACATTGTATATATCACACCACCAATCCCACCTATAAAACCACCTACCATAAGCGTTGCTCTTAACCAATTTTCTACGTTTCGATTCATACTATTTTCTTTTCTTTTTTATATATTTGTGTCAATTTAGTAAGTTCATCTGCCTCATCTTGCGTATATTCTCCAATTATACTTATCTTTTCTACCATTGCTTTATAGTAGGCAACATCTCTATTCATACCATCGAACATCTCGTAGTTATCGTAACCTGCAACTAACCACGCATACAATTTTGGTATGAATTCCTTTTGTGCTCTTGTAACTTCCTTCGTTCTAATCATAATCCTTCAGTACCATCAATTTCTTCTGGTAGTTCTAATTCAACACTCATAAATTCATTGTGTTCTTCGATACTCCTATCAAACTTATATATTTTGTAATCAGTATCCCCTACCATACCAAACTCTTCCTCAACTGCTAACTCCGATGCTAACAAATCGATATCGGATTGGTCTGGTTCGTTTTCATACACACAAATGTGTTTGATTTTCATTTCATTACCATCCACCACATCGGCGAATACAACTGCGTAGTTTACTTTCATCTTCTTCGTCCGGCTCCTTTATACCGTCTTTTATATTTTGGTTCTTCTAATGTACTAATTTTAACTCCTTCTGCCCTATTTGCTGCGTGAACAAATAGATTATTACCTATGTATGTCCCACAATGCCAACCTGATGGGGATTCTCTGCTCGTAAAGAATAGTAAATCTCCTACTCTTAAACTATCCCTCTTTACTCTTTCCGTTGCATTCCATTGTTTGATACATACGTTTGGGATATTGGTTTGGAATATTTCCTTATATAATCTTGCGTTGAAATTACTACAATCAATACCCCTTTCAGTTTGCCCACCCAATCGGTATGGTTTACCCACCCAATGCCAAATGAACTTATTTAATGTAGTATCTGGCGTTTGAGCACTGCAACAATAGCACATTAACCAAATTAGTAGTGTTGCTATTGTAGCCAATATTTTTGTACTATTTCTTACCATCGATATTATATTTCTCCACCTCTTCAGGTGTTGCAAATGGTTCTGGTGGTTGCTCTGCCCAATATTGCCTTTCCAACTCTTCAGTCCACAAAGCATCTTGCTTATCTCTCAACATATCGTGCTCCAATTTGTTCATCCGTTCCTCAACTCTCATCATTCGGTATATCAAAAATATCCCAATAATTAATAATAAAATTACCTCCATATCTTACCAGCTTTCGTAATCCGTTATATCTTTTGTAATGTTTGCTTTTTCGGAATGTATTTCAATCCCATAACCTAATCCAGATGCAGGTGTAAATATGTACTTAATCGTACCCGTCTCACCATAAATTTGTATTAAGGCCGATTCAAACTCCTTTACTCTAGCTTCCTCTACTTCTGTTAATTTGAACTCCATTATTCTTCTGATTTATATTTGTTATCAAAATCAATATCAAACCCTTCTTCGTGTGCGTTGTGTTGTGCGAATGCCTCATCTAACATCTCTTCGGTGATTCCATTCGTTGTATCACTATCGGTGTTTTCTTCACAATAATTAAATACTGCACGATTCCACATCCTTTCAGTATATCCCATTGCCAATGCTGCACCTTTGAATAGTTCCAACACCTCATCCATTGTGGTATCTGAATTTGGTTTCTCTAATGTAACCTTCGTATCATACTGCTCAAATGTCAGTTTTGTTGTGTAATTTTTGTATAAACTCATTATTGTATAGTTTAATAGTGCAAATCCAAATAAAAACATTCTTTATCATCCCCATATGATACAGGACTCCAAACTGCGGTGTACTCGCTATTGAATTCTGGATATACGTTGTTTGGTTTCTTTAAAGTTTCCCATCCATTGAGCACATCATAATACATATCCTCTACGCGTTGCGCAACTACTAATGCATCATCTGGGTAATCCGCCAATTGTTTTTTCAACTGCCCTACTGTCAAATAATCTTTGTGTCTTTCTTTGTATTGTTTGCTTGTCATTAGAATAAATCCTTAAAGTACTCTCCAAATAATTGTGTTTGAAACTCTTCACTTTTCTTTTGATTTGCAATCTCTAACTCAAATCGTTCGGCAGTTAATTCATCCAACTCTTTGATATTAAAGTGTTGGGTTGGTGTGGTGAATACTCTGTAACCATCCTTAGTTTGGTTGATAGTAATACCTTCGGTTATATATTTTTTGATTGATAACATATACAAATATACGAAAAAAAATCCAATAAAACAAATGTCTATTGGATTTTCTTACTTTTTTTCTTTGGTTTTTCTTTTAATCTATATTTGTACTTCAACTCATTACATTTCCAGCAGGTAGAACTATCTTCAGTAGTATTCCATATGTGTATATCGCATTTCATTATGCAAATAGCCAAAATACAACTACCCCAATAGCTACTAATGTTATAGCTGTAATGTATAAGTAATGAATAAGTTTCTTAACTATCTCCATCTAAATAGGGCTCTAAATTTATCTTTATTCTCTTCACTAACTGGATTGATATTAACCTCAACCGAAACACCCTCACCTTCCCAACTAAATCCAAAGATAATAGTTTCTCCAAATGTATGATAATCAACGTATTGCAAGTGTGGTGTAAATTCTTTAATCTTTTGTTTTATTCCTGCTATGATATCAATCATATCTTTTTTGTGGAATGGATACATAGGACCTTTGGCAAAGTCCCAATCCATAAAGAATTTAGTAATTTCTAATTTGAAATTTTGGCGATTATCATTACGTTCGAGAAGCATGGTGGTGTTTAGTTTAGCATATATTATTTTATATAAATATATGTAGATTTATTATTTCGAACGAGCATTTTCTCAGCTTCCTTTTCCTTAATAATAAACCTCTCTGCTTCAGTTTGTGTACCTAATGGTTGATTTGAAATATCCACCCAATGTTTAACCATAAAATCACGAATATATCGTTTTGTTTGTGGCATATACTTTACAACACCCTCAATTTTTTGTACTTTGATACGATACTTCTCCCTTGCCATAGTTTGAAATGACACGAATAGTGTTAGTAATACTACGGATAATAAAGTAAATTTAAACTTTTTCATTTTTGTTTTTTTAGTTTTTCTTCTTTTTCAACTTGTTTTTTAGCCATATCAGACAGAAATATTTCCGCTTCAACATATAAAACTGCTATTACCATTGCAAGAGCAGGAACAATAATTGGTACAATCACCCACCACCAACTGAAATCCAAATACCATTCCAACTTAATGATAGCTAATACAAAGGATGACATAAACATCAATCCTAACAAACATCCACCAACTTGCTCTTCGTTATTCTCTTTCATCTTCAGGCATCATCCAAATGTGTTCTGGTGTTCCATCTCCTACATACGCAGTTAGGATATTAAAATCTACCCACTCAACTGCTTCCTCAAATGTACAATCTTGCAACTTCATAATTTCCAACTCCATTTTGTGAATATCATAAACTGCTACATTGTCTTGAGTGATACCAATAATACATTCATCTAACCCATCCCACAATACCGCATCAGGGTTTATTTCGTGAATCTTAGCTCTTCTGTCCATTTTTCTTTTTGGTTGTAATTGTTACTGCTTTCTCCTTTGGTGTCCACAATTGCTCAAATGTTTTGGTTTTGTAGTTTCCTAATGCAAACATTTCAAATGCTTTCTTTCTACAAATAGTTTTAACCCACCCATCGTTCCAAGTACCAACCTCAACTTCGGAGCCGGTTTCTTCACAAACTACCATTGATTTATCTTCTGCTTTACGGATTAACTCCCAATTCTTTTTAGATGTGCCTGTAACATAGAATCGTAATCCTCCAAACTTTTCTTTACATTGTGTTACCTTTGTAATCCAATTATTCTTTTCCTTACTATCACCAGCTTTAATACCAATGATTAGTTCTTTAAGAATACCATACCAACCATCACCAACTCCGAATCCAAAATTGTATGGATTGACCTGCTTAATGTAGTTAATCTTACGAGTGAATTTAAACCTTTTATGTATCCAACTCAAACACTTATTGTAGAATTGTTCATATCCAGTTTTCTCTTCAGCTCTATAACTCCAACTGAACATTTCTGGATATAACTCAATAAGTTCTACTCTATGCTCTTCTGTCATCGTATTACCATTAATAAATCCATCTCTCTACACAAATAGTATTCGTTATCTCCTAACTTTACCTTTTGTGCACTCATACCACCTTGTGGCATCATAACCTTATCACCTACCTTAACTTCCATAGGGATTTTTGCTCCGTTGTTTGTGTAAACTCCGTTACCTACCGCAACTACCGTACCAATCTTACCATCCAACGTTTGAGCTGAATCGGTTAGAATAATACCACTTGCTGTTTTTTCTTCTACTTTTAATTCAATTAACACTCTATCCCCTAAAGGTTTAGCCAATTGAAAGTTCTCCTCTGCCATAATTATTTACTTTGTTTTTTACGTTTTAATCTTTTTTCCTCAATAGACAGCTCTTCTCCACCCGCAGTTACTTCCTGCTTTTGTACTGGTTTACGAAGAGCTTTCCATTCTGATTTTGGGACGAATACCCATCCATGTATTAACACTTTCACATCGGCATCGATATCCGATACTCTACGGATTTCTCCGTCTTTACTTTTGATACACTTCATATATAACTTATTTAATTGTTTTACTTAATCTTAAAAAAGAATCCAGCTGCCATCCACGGACGAGGACCAGCTATACCATCTCTCATATTTACCCCACCACCAATTTTGATTATGTGGTTTGATTTGTTCTTAACTAATAGGTTCAAACTATACCAATTGTTGATTGAACGAAAATTAGTACTGAACTCCGGCCCTAAATAGTATTCTCTAATTTTAGGTGCTGGTACTTCTACTACCTCTTTAACTACTCTTGGTGTAATATCCGCTACCCAACTTCTACTTGCCAAACGATTGTGTGAAATAGTATCGGTGATAGTTACTTTACCCTGCTTTTCAGGTAATACTAATACATCTTTAAATGCATTCTTTGGATAATATGCTTGTAGAATTGATACCGTATCCAAAGCCGTTGGTTTTGTTGGAACTTCAACCAATTTGTATTCTATTTTAACAACTGGTACTCTTACAATTTTGGTTTTTGTAATCCGTTTTGGCACATATTTTATTTGAGTTACATTTATTGGTTGAATTATATTGTACAATTTTGTATTTATAACTTTTCCATCTTTGTAAGTTTTAACACGTAGTGCTTTTGGTGTTTGTGCTAATGCTACTACTGAAAGTAACACCAACATAGTGGTTAATAGTTTTTTCATAATTTTATTTTTTTGCGTATAACATACCGGTAGTGTCCCCATCTTTGTATAATAGTTTTGTTTGGAAACCACATCCCTCTATTTTAAGTATTAAATTTTTTACTTTTTCATCGTTTATGTTGTGATGAAACTCCAATGCTATCTTACGAATGTTGTTAGATAGATATTCATTACTCATAGATTCAAAGATAGCATACTCACCACCTTCACAATCTACTTTAAGATAATCAATAGTAATATTTTGGAATAGTTCATTGAATTCCAATACTGAAACATCGTAGGTTCTTAATGTTGTATCGGAATTTACATCCGAATACATAGATGATTTACCAGCAAACTTATTCTCATAAAATGGTGCAGTTCCGTTCTCATTTGAAACTGCGGAATTGTTTACTATAACATTTTCAATATCCCATCTATTAAAATCATCTACTAATTTCTTATTAGGTTCATATCCATACACAACATTTGGTTCATATTTTAATGCATCGATAGCAAATAAACCACAATTAAATCCAATATCAACTACTACATCTCCCTTCTCAACACACACAAAATCGTTATTGTATATGTTTTCGTAGAATATTTCATTTAATATGTACTGCAAATCCTTCTTACCATTTGTATCCAAACCAGATACTAATGATTGTATGTAATCGGTTTGTGGAATAGTATTGTAATCAATCTCCCCATCCAAACCAAACATACCAACTACATCATATGTTTCAGCATCTCTAAACTCTACATACCTATTATTTGAATTTGATGGAACGTATGTCCAATAACCAACATTGGGTGCTAATGTCATTGTGTATTTGTACTCAACCAATTTTAGAAACTGATTGTACACTGTTGCAATAACTTCCTTTGGTTCGTTGGCATTTAAGGAATAGTGAAATTTAGTTTTACCATCCGTCATTCCATTGTAAAGTATAGAGTAATCGTTAATCATAACTTATTTTTTATAATTTGGTTTGTGATACTCATCATCATATTCCATTTCTTCTGGAAATTTGAGTGTTGTGATATCTACCAATTTAACATCAGGTGGTATATTTTTTATAGTTTCTCCTATTTCTATTGCCAATATATAATGGGCAACTAGCAAATAGATGAATGTGATAAATAGTAATACGCCGGATAATATTAGTACAAAAACCATAGTTTTATTTGTGTAAAGATACAACAATTATTTCATATTTCCAAATTTATGGAAACAAATTTCTGATTATAATAGTTAGAGAGATACAAATCCATATCGTATTGAATAGTATTAGTGTTGGTAAACTCTTTCTCATACTTGCCCAAATGAGTGCAGATGATGTGGCGAGAGTTAAGAAATGCATATACCACAACTCAATACCAAATAGTAATCCAGGTACAATGATAATTGCCTTTGCTATCCAACTACAAAACTCAATGGTATTGTAATCTGTCCAATATTCTTTTTTAAGAAACATACCATACCTATTGAGTATTTTATCATACCCAATAAGTAAGTATAGTGTAACTATGTAAGCTACGAAAATAACTATAAATTTTAACATACAGGTTGTAGAGACAGTTCTTTTGCGGGGAATGCCTCAGCGAACTTAAAGTTTCGGTACTGCTCAATGAATTGTCTATTACGTTCATTGGTTGCCTCATCCCATAAGGTAGATGCCTGAATGTATTGTGCCCACTCATTAAATGATAACTGTGTTTGAAAATCGCTGTACTTAACGTTTAATTTACCTTCCATATTACTTTTGAGTTTTAGTTGAATGTTTTTTATCAAATTCCTTTTTTTCTTGCATAGCATTCTCCAACATTTTTACTGCTTTGGCGTTTGCTGTTTCAATTGCATTTTCGTAACCAACTACTTCTAACATATGTGTTGCTGATAAGCAAACAAAAATTATTGTGTTCGCCTGCCAACTAATATCATAGTTTCCTGCTATTAAGTTTGTAACAAGTGAGAATGCCGCTAAACCAGCAGTTGCTCCGTGTAATGCCAATGCAAAACCTCTACCTCTTAAATTCATATCTTATTTTTTTTTAAATGTTTCAGTAATTAAATATTCGATGAACGCTATAACAGCGAATATAATTATCACACAACTCATCGAAAAATCGTATAACAATTGTTTTATCCTTTCCATCATATTATGTTCTAAAGTGTGCTGAGTTTGATGCCCAACCCTTTGAGTGATTACTATAATTAGGACGGGGTGTGTAAGCAAATGAACCTGCTGCCATTCGGGAGAAATTACCAATAGTATCCCATTCAGATTCCCACTTATCAGGCAACACACCATCTTTAATAGAAAACGCAGGAGATTCTCCAATCAATCCAATAGGTGTGATATCATTTGTCTTAACCTTACGGAAAATGTTTTTACGATTTTCCTTATCTACTTCAATAAATAGAACTGAGCGGGCTTTCACCTTACAAACTTTAAGGAATTTAGTAGCAGATTTACCACCTTTGGAAACTACCACGTGAACCATTTGACCAATTAAATTTTCCATATATATCATCTTTTATTACATAGTAAAGATATGTAAAAAATTTGATATTTCCAAATGATTTGTAAAATATTTATTAAAATTTATAGCCAACACCCATGCCAACCGTTGATATTTTGGAAATCTGATATTCCGTTCTGATGATTGCTCTATTGTCCGGTCCAAACGAAAAATCAATACCAAAGCCAGCGTAAGGATTATGAGATTTCTTATTTCCCTTTGTGGTAATATCATCGGCAAATTGTCCACCCATAGAAACAAAGACGGTTGCATCTCTATGACGTGATATATTAAATAGGGGAACGAATACACCTAAATTTCTAAAAGTGCTACTAATTGTATGTGTGTTTGTATTGGTAAGGTTTGTAAAATCTTCATCACCCAAAGTCATACCACGTTTAAACTCAATACCTATTTTTCCAAAATCAACCCATCCACCAAAAATCATTGAGGGATTTTGAGAATTTGTCGTAAATCCACTCACTCCACCAATTGCGTAGATTAGTTTATGGTTATTCTTTTCTTGTCCGTATAATGAAACTGATAGTAATAATGCTGAAATCAATAATAATTTTTTCATATAAATTCTATTTCTTTTGTTTTAAAATTGTAATCAAATGTTACTGGTTTGTTAATGTAGTTATATCCCAATGATAAGTTAGAACCATTTATACAATGTGTTTTACCAAAATGTACATAACCATAGCCTTCGTGAATGTGTCCGCATAAGTGGAAATCTGGCTCTAAATTCATTATGGTTTCTCTTAAATCCTCACATCCAACATTCATATTATTGTTGGTTCTATCTACTACACCAAATAGAGGACCGTGCGTAACTATGATATTAGCATCCGGCGGAATAGTTCCCCACATCTCTCTACTATCCTCTCCCCTACTCACATTGAATGCCCAATCTCTACCAAAGCGTGCTGAATATGGTGAACCCCAAATCTTAACTCCCTCAATATCAACCGATTCATTCTCTAAATAGATAACACCATCGGGTAGATTACCAATCAATTCAGTAACCCATTCCGGCTTACCTTCAACTACTGGTAAATCCCAATCGTTTGTACCATCAAAGTATTGTGCTTTCTTACGATATAGTATTTCGGATTCAAATGAAAGGTCGTGATTTCCAACAATGAACACTTTGTATTTGTATGGTAGATTACCAAACCATTTTACAAATCGTTCGCATTCACTCTTCCTACCCAACGAAGATATATCTCCGCTGTGTATAATGATATCCCCACCCGGCAAATCTGCGGTAAGCTGGTTGTGTTTGTTGTGGGTATCTGAAATGTGTGTTATTCTCATTGTAAAAAATTTACAAAACATTATTTATTGTAACAAATATACAAAACTTTTTTGATATATCCTAATTTAACTTATTAAATATCGTTACCCCACTTCTTGCGTATGTATGCGTAATATCTATCTAACTTTTTGTCATTGTATAGAAAATATACAAAGTATATATCCCACCAAAACTCAATCTTTTTTGTAACTTTTTTTAAGGTTTCCATTTTAGTCAAAGTATAAGGTTGCTATATCATTTTCATCAACAGATGCATATCCTAAATGATTTTCGTTGTTTATAAACGAATCTGGGTCATTGGGGATGCTAGCATCTCTAACTTCACCATCAACAGATACATACTTAATATTTTCATATTGTATAACCTGTAATGTTTCTGGATTTTGTAAACCATGTACAACTGGTTCACCTTCTAATCCTAAATTTACTAATTTAAATAATTGCTTTTCCATAATTTTATTTTAATAATTTTTTAATTAAGTTTACCCAATATCCAAAATAGAATGTTGGTACTATAAATATTGCCTTAATAAATAACAAAAGTTGAAAAGATATTTGAAATCTAGCATCATCATTCCTCTCTAACAATCTATCATTTATCCTCTTTGTTATTGGATATGTGGCAATTATCCATACTATAATAAATATATAGATACCCATAAGTTAGAATCTACTTGAACGAATGAATGAAATAATTTGCTCTTTAATCAATTCCTTATATACATCTTTACCAACTTCTTCTTCGGTAACTTGCATCACATCAAATGCATAATCAACTGCATCGGTAACACTATACTCTGAATAGTTTGGGTTTACCTTATCCAACATTTCATCAAAGTTTTTACTTTGAGGATTTAAATAAGAATACTTACCATTGTTATATTCATCCATTAAATCAAAGTATTCCATTGGGGGAATCTCATAAATTGCGTTATCCATTTCTTCTTTTGTTAGGTTATTTAATTTAGTTTCTTTAATCTTACTCATAGTAGTTTAGGTTTAATCGAACCATTGGGAACGATGTGTTTTTACATTTTTAATTCCTTCATCTTTATACTTAGGGTCTCCCCCTAATTTTTCAGTAGCTTCGGAAATTGCGTTATATTTGGCATCATCTCCAATTCTACCAATTTCTTTTGCGGTTTTTAATTCTTTCGTAGATAATTCACCACCATTTGCTAATGCAGCAAATGTTTTAGCATGATAGGTATCTAATGGACGAGTAAATTGTTTTAGGTAATTTGCTTTCGAATCTAAGTACTCAAAGAAGTCATTTTCATCCAAACAATTCAGTTCGTTTTGTGTTAGTTCGTTTTCTGGATTATATTTCATTGTATTTCTTCAAAAGGTATTTCAGGTGCCTCATTAACTAAATAATAGGTTGTATGGTCTTTGATAATAGTTTCAACACCATAAACTTCTGCTAAGTGTTCTCCCCCAAATTCGTTTACTGCTTTAGTAAACCAACCATCGACTGAAAACATTCTCTTAACCACATATACCCTTCCGTTTGCGTGTAAAAATTTCACTCCTTCCATCTCATTTAACCCAATCATCATATGCTGCTTGGTATGCATCTACTGGTTCGTATCCGTCTCTAATCATTCGTTCTGCCTCATCGACAACTTCCTCTCTCAATCCCCAAGCAGATGCCTCAATACAAATTAATTCTATTTGCTGTAAATCTCCTAAAGTAAGTTCCATCTTAGAAATTGTTTATATTTTCCGAATAAGTTGTTTTACCTGCGGTTTGTACGGAAATGGTTTCACCTTTGGTTGTAAAATAATGGTAGTGTCCGTTATCCCAAAAACGATAAACTTTTACACCATCTTTATCAAAAAGGTATTCTACTTCAAATCCATCATCCTTACCAATTCTTTCTTTTGATATTGGTTCGTTTGTACAAGCTCCAAAAATCATAGCACCTAATCCAATAAGTACTATGTAAATTGCTAATGTTTTTTTCATATATCTAATATAGTAAAAAGTTTTGATATTTCCTAATGTTTACCAAGAAGATGAATAATAAATGTCCTGATTGGGATTTGTTTCACCGATTATCTTATCTAACATTTCAATAGTGTTTTCAACACCATCGTAATACCACTCATCGTAATCGGTATTTCCAAAGAAGAAACCAGATGTAGATGGTAATAATTCCTCCGCTTTACTATGGTCATTCAACACCTCCGTACATATATTTCTAAGTGTTTCTAATTCACTTTTACTAACGGAATACTCCCCACAATTATCTACACCATTCTGAACATTCTCTACGAACCATCGGTGAATTTGGTTTTGCTTTCGCCAATACCCAACTTCCTCTTCGATGTTGGTAACGTTGGATATATCAATACCATCGTATGGTTTACCACCCTTTGTGATAGTAACTTCAAACTGCTCTTCCGGCGCTTGATGTGACCATTGTTTAACGTAGGTCTTACGAGTCAAATACATATCTAATCCCATATCTTTATTATTTTATAAGTAATACTTTTATTGCTTCTGCTTTTTCTTTTGCTTTCTTAGCTGTTATTCCAAACTGCTCCATCAATGCTCTTTCTAACGATATCTCACCACCAATATCTTTGTAACGATTTAGGTTTAATGGTAACAATTGCCCATTTTTTATTGTATCAATTACATTTTGAGATTTTAACTCATCAATACCCATAATAGCACCTTTGAATGGTTTTCGTAATTTATATAATGATTTTAATTTATCATAATATGTTTCTTTAGATTCTGGATATGTCTTAACATCTCTGGTAAAAAATGTATAGAAAGGTAATTTGTCTTTTAACGTTTTAATTACGCTTTTCATTTCACCAACAAGTTTAGGATTTGATGGTGCTGCTATAATTCTTATTATGATTGGATTTCCATCATTTTCAAATTTAAATACTTGAGACCTACCAACTCTGATGCATTCTCCAAAAATAGTTTCCAACAATGGTAAGGTGTTATTAAATTCTTCTTTTGCTGCCAATCCATCCAAATAAGGACTTCTATTTACATTAGTATTCATATTATTATAAGTAACATTGTTTATGTGTGAGTGCCAATAACTTAATAACTCTAATGTTATCACTATCCGCACGAGTAACTGCTCCAACCAAATCGTTAGCACAAACTGCTTCTACGAAACCACCGCCAGGATACGATGTCTTATCACGCGTTGCCATAATCGAAACCATCATTTCAATGTTGTGGTCACTTACATTTGGAAACTCTGATTTCCACTCATTAGCGAATTGAATAGCTCGCTCTCTATATTTCTCTCTGATATCCATATATTTGGGGTTTAATAATTTTCTTCTTCTTCAGCGTACTCCTCTTCATTATACTCATCATCCTCATCTTCATCATCATCGTAGAAGTAACCTTGATGCTCACATCTTTCAGGTCCTTTCATATCGTACACCCAACCTTCTACTTTTTCAGTTAAGTTAGGATAAAACACACCTTCAGCAAAATCACCAGAATGATTATTATTAGCAAATACCAAATCAATAGCAAACAATCTAGCAGCATTATTGTATTCATCACCTTTTAATTCGGAAACAAATCCGTTCATTTCGGCAAGTAATTCATAGAAATCTTTACCACCAAATACACCATAACCTTCGTAATCATTTTCCGTCCAAATGTTTCCGGCATTATCCGTCATATAAACTCTAAACGTATCACGATTAGAGAAAGTACTAGCGATACTCTTATTAGTATCCATTGTGTTCCAACTGAAAAGTCCCATAGTTTTATATTTTAAAGATTAATAACAATATTCTGATTCGTAAAAGGTAACTGACGGATAAACTTTAATCAATGAACAACCGTTGCTTGGTAAGTATTTGGTTAAATACTCATTATATTCCTCTTCACTATGTAAGGGGAAATCCATACTACCACCTTCGGGAGTGGCAACGTGCATTCTAACACATTTGTAATCGGGAATATACCCAGTTATACGAGCCGAAATATATTCAGAAAAAGTTTTAAAGGTAAATTCGAAATTATTCATATTAAAGGGGGTTATGTTGAACTCTTATTACTTAATAAAGGTAAGTAAAATAAATGAGAAAGTCAAGCCTTTTCTCATTTATTTTTTTATAAACCTCTCTCCCTACGGAACATCATATTGTGGTATTCTGCTTCCGAATACTCTACCACTTTAAGGTAAGGAGCAAACTTGGTTTCGTAGTAACCTCTAAGGTTAGCCATATCAATTAATGAATCAATAAATGACTTACGAACATAAGTCATATCAGATGAACCAAACCCCTGGTCTTCCGGCCAATCAGAGTAATCATCGGCAACTTCAGAAAGTGCCTCATAAACTGCATCGCCATATGTGATGATACGTTTTGTAAAACGTCCTTCAACGGGGAAAGCGTTTTTAACAACTTCAAACCCTTCTATTAAAGAAGCGGTTTCTAAAACTGAATTAAGATTGAATGGTAAACTCATAAAAAAGGGGTTTTAGTGAAGTGATACTAACTCCAGTACCACGTAATAAAGGTACGCAATTTTTATGAATTATACAAGCTTTTTGCCAAATATTTTTAAATTATTTTAAAATATTTTCATCATACCATTCAAATATTTCTTCATCTTTTTTTATGTATCTAAGTGCAATTCCCTTGGTTGATATGTTTACATTTTCTTTGTTTGGATATGCCGAATTGCAAAAGCAAAAGGGATTGAACATAAAGTTTAACCCCTCAAACAATCTTATTATTTTAAATCCACACTCACCATTTATAAAATACTTATCTAATAAATTGAGTACTTCGGATGGAATTTTGTTTAATTTTTCATTTGATACCAAATATATTCCAGATTTCAACTGCCATTCTGGAAAAACATTTTCACCCTTTAATATATCTCTTATAGCAAATACACCCACGCCATCTACTTTAGAAGGTCTTATTTCGGTTTTCACATTTTGCGAAAGATGATATATAACTTCTTCTTCAATATCCATTTTTATTTTTTACTAATTTTACCTTTAGTTAGTGCATCAAAGAATTCAGTATTTTTCATAACTTTAATTCCATTTAGCATATTTTTACGATTAACAGAATCAAACTCATCTTTAATACTTTTTGGTGTATATCCATAAGAATCTAAAGTATGTTGTGATACTTCTTTAGTTATATGACCCATCCCCATCATAGTCCAACACCAAACCCCCCAATTACCTGCTCCACGATAAAAATCAAAGTTCAACGTAGATGGGCATCTGTGTTTTGCCACGTCTAATATATGTTTTACTTTATCGGTTCGTTTTAAATCATACTTACAATACTTCCAAAACTCCGTATCTTCTCTATCACTCATATAGTGTAGTTGAATCAAATCTTTAATATCATCAAATAACTTATTTAAAAAAGTATTGTGCTGATTTATATTGGTTTCAAAGTTTACATTTTCTTTTGTAGTGGCAAAATTTAATGAAATAGTTGATAGGTAATCTAATTGTACGATGGTAGTATGTATGGATGTTGCTTCTAATGGTTCAACAAATCCAGCAGATAATCCCACCGCAACCACATTCTTTACCCAAATGTTTTCTAATCTACCACAATCAAATTTAATATTACGGATGGGTTCTACATCTTTACCTAATGATTTCCTTAATTCAGCTAATGCTTTCTCTTCGGTAGTAAACATATCCGAATAAACGTACCCACAACCATATCTTTCTTGCGTTGGTATTTTCCACATCCATCCATTTGATAGAGCGTGTGATAGTGTTTCCAACTTAGGAACTTCGTTTGGTTCGAATTGTTGGATGAATGGCATTGCATTATTTGTTGGTAGGTATTCTGAATAACTTTTCCACCCACCACCCATTGGATTGATTAAAACTCTAGCAAATCCACTACAATCAATCCACAAATCACCTTCGATAGTTCCTTTGGTAGTTTCTACACTGTCTAACTCACCATTTTGTGTATTTTTGTTTAAGGATAGGACTTCACTATCTATTACTCTAACACCATTTTTAAGTGCATATTCTTTCCAATATTTACCCACCGCATGTGCATCAAAGTGATACGAATGGCCCATTATACTTCTACCATCGGTTGAAATATAAGATGATAGATTTTTGTTCATAAGATAACCAGATGGAGATGCGTTTGCATAATCACCTAATATATGAGATACTAATAAATGAGTATCAATAGTATGATGATTTGTTTCGGACTGTTGTATAGGACTTAGGAATTCAGTACCCACACCATTCCAATCTTTAAATCGTATGCCTAACTTTAATGTTGATTTAGTTTTATTTAAGAATTCGGGTTCATTTATACCCCAATTTTTAAAATGATGATTTACTATTTGAGTAAATGTACCAGTTGAACCTTCACCTGCACCAATTATTGGTATTTTGGATGATTCTATAACTGTGATATCATTTATATTATTACCTGATTGATTAAATCTTGCCACATAACACGCAGCCATCCAACCTGCAGTTCCCCCACCTACTATAACAATTTTCATATATTAAATTCCGTCTGACGTTATACTTTGATTTTTCATAAATTTGATATAGTCTACTTTATCAAATCCACCACCGTCATCTGGGAATAGTAGATTAACTCTTCTATCCATACCAATACCAACTCCTATAAACCCAAAACCCTCACAAATAATACTTTTGTAATATCCACAAGGTATTTCGGTTATTATTTCATCTATATCAAAATCCCATCCTAATTGGGGATTATGGAGTTCGCAATATTGCTTACTAAATTCAGCCATCTTTTTATTTTTTTGTAAATATACAAATAAATATTGGAATATCCTAATTATATTCTAACTACCCAACTCCCATCTTTAAATGTAGCGTCTACTTTATCATCAAAAATTTTACCCAAGTTATGTCTAATATTTCCCCAACCATAATCATGCCCACATACAAACCCACCTGGCTTAATTATACTTTTATAATGCGTAATATCATAGTAAACACCATCAACGGTATGCAATCCATCAATGTAAACCATATCCCATTGTTGTTGGTTTAGGATTGGGAACGCATTTTCTGATGTATCTCTTATTGATTTTATGTTTGATAGGGGTAATGTATTCTTTATAAATTCAGCATATACTTTATCAAATGGTGCATATCCGTTTGAAATAAAATCAAAATCAACATCATAATTAACAAAAGGGTCTACCGATACCACTTCTTTAAAGTTTTGGGCAAACATTAAAGTACTTTCACCAACATAACTACCAATTTCAATCATCCTCATTTCAGATGTTGGTGTTACATTATTTACCCAATCAATCATTTGTTGCAAACCCTCTCTATGTTCAGGAAATCGCATTTGATAAAAATTATCTTTCATAATTATTTTTTATAGTTTAACTAAGTAATCAGCTGCATAAGTTGCAATTGGACCTAATGTTTTGTATCTAACTTCATAACCCATACCTTCAACCATACCAACCGCCTGTCTGAACACTTCGTTTGATTTGTATCTTGGGTCTGGGTTCAAGTCCACATCAATCCATCTTGCTTTTGGAATACCAGCAGCTTGTAATGTTTCCGCAGTTTCAATGGCATACCATACTTCATTTAATAATCTAACTGAACGAGCTGGTTCTCTTCCAACTTTCCATCTACGATATAATACGTGAGCACCTTTACCTCTATTATACAGGGCAACCACAACAGCGTATATCGTTTTATCCGAAAAGTTTTGCGAATCGCATCCAATTAAGATATCTACATCGTGGTGTGTTTCTAAGTATTCGGCGATGTAGCTCTCTAAGTGAACTTCTTCTCCACAATACAATTTCCTGTAATCCATAGTTTTATTGTTTAAGTAATCATTTGTTATAACGTTTTAGTTTATGGTAGAGAGTACCGGATTCGAACCGGTGGACAGGTTTAACCCCATCGGCAGTTTAGCAAACTACTGGTATCAGCCACTCACCCAACTCTCTATAAATATATGGCTGTAGTGGGAGGATTCGAACCATCCACAATGCGATTCAGTTAGTAACATCCGCCGGCCGGCTTGGTGGTCTACCCCATATTACTAACCTATTTCGTACTCATCACCCCCGAGACAGGAGGGCTTGTCTGCCAAATTAACACACGTGCTAATCATTTTCCAACACACTACAATTTTAATGGAAGAGGGAGTAGGATTCGAACCCACGGACCTGTTACAGTCTCTTGATTTCAAGTCAAGTGCGATAGACCAACTCTGCCATCCCTCCTTATTTTACTCTTTTTCTGCTTTTCTTTCTTCTACTACTTCTAAATATGCCTGATACAAAGAATCCTTATGCTCCATTAATTCATCAATTACACCCTGTCTATAATCTTCAGCTTCTTCATCATCTTCACTCCAATATTTATCCAAATCCAATTTAATATCCAAATCTTCCATATCATCGTAACCAAATCCAAATACAAATGCTCCCATAGGGTCTAAACATTCATCTTCGTATGTACCATATAGAACTACATCTTTATTAATACCACATAATATATATGTCAACTTTTCTAAAAATTGAGTTGGTACACTCCAAGCTGATGTCATGTAGATTTGGACTTCGGATTCAAAGTCTTCAGTAACGGCTGATTCTACTTCCAACCACTTTGCACCAATGTTATCATACCACCAATCTAACTTGCTGAAATCCACATCTCCATACATTTGTTTGATGATGTGTTCAACATTGGTATAGTACTCATTAGTACCATCGTTAAAGATTTCTTTTAATTTGTCATACGATGGTTGGTCCAAATTCCCAATCGTAAGTGAGGTACTCATATGATTTGCCATAACTTATATTTTGTTTGGTGGGAGTAGAAGGACTCGAACCTCCGAACTCGTAGAGAAGTGATTTACAGTCACCCGCAATTGCCACTATGCGATACTCCCAAATGTGTGGGTA